CAACTTTGACAAATCACATCGAATGGCTATACTGGACTTCGTTACTAAGTGGGCCAACGGCCAAGCATCAGGACTACCTAGTTTAGTACATGAAATGCGTATTGAGTTGAAAGAGACTATGGGTGCTATGTATAAACCAAAGGAGGAATGAAGATGACAGTAACTAGAGAATCACTAAGACAAGAACTGAATGACTTACAGGCTAGAATGAAACGGTATGAGGAGTTCAAGTCAAACCAGTATAGTGAGAGAATCTGTAAGGTTGGTGACCATCAATGGCAAGACAACCAGCCTACCGTATACTCTCACTACGGAGAGATGGTGATGAGTAGGACTTGTGTGGTATGTGGTTTAACAATGAATGATACTTACACAAGAATGGCTGCTTTTGCTGATGACTACTGGGCTGAGTTTAGAGAAGGAGAGGAAGAAGAATGAAATGTATAGCATGTAAAGACGGCGAACTAATACTCGCTAAGTATGAAGTGAATAAGAAAGGGGCTTACTACCCTGCTACTAAGAAAGGCATACTACAATGCAGCAAGTGTGGACATAGGGAGGTTTTCTAATGAATATCTTTTATCTACATACAGACCCTTGGAAAGCAGCACAGATGCACTGCGACAAGCATGTTCCTAAGATGTGTGTCGAAGCAGCACAGATGTTAGCATCAGCCCTACGTACTCACGGTGCTACTGATAAACAAATGCCACTCACTAAGTCAGGGACTCCTTACAAAGGAGGCTACAAGCATCATCCATGTACAGTGTGGGCATCTACTAACTTCGGTAACTTCCACTGGTTGTTAGTACATGGTACTGCTTTGTGTCGTGAATATCAGATGCGGTTCAAAAAAGAGCACGCTTGCCAGCAACCAATCCTAGACATGGTTCGGTTATCAGGACTGATACCTTTCGGACATCTTACTCCACCTGCTCAGGCTATGCCTGACGAATACAAAGACGACAATCCTGTCAAGGCTTACCGAGCCTACTACCACAGCAAGCAGTTCGCCAAGTGGGAGAAGGGCACACCTACTCCCGACTGGTGGCAAGGCGTGGAGGTGACGGCGTGACTGTGAGAGAAGACAACGACGACAACGATAGTACCGTATCTATAGAGAAACATGAGAATAGTATACTTCTTACTGGCAAGATAAATGAGGAGTCACTTACTAAGTTCTTAGACAACTGTGACCTTTCAAATCTATACACTGCTGACTTTCGCAAAGACATAGATAGAATGTTGACTCGTGACATCCATAACTGTCAGGTAGGTGCTTTGTTTACCAAGACTAAGAAGACTAAAGCAACTGACCTATCCAACGATGAGATGATATGGATTGTAGGTGGCTACGGTTACACATGGTCTTACGGACAGAAGACGCAAAGAAGACTCAACAAGTATCGGAAGATGGTAGAGGGTGCTAAACACCCTCCACTAACCCTACGAATGTACGTTCAGGTTTCATCAGACGAGGCTATAGATGATGGGTCATGGGTCAACAAGGTACTAAATTATAATCAAGAAGAGGAGACTGAGTAGTTCACTACTTAAAGCAACATCAGAAAATAGAGACAGCAAAAAACAGAGGAATGACAAATGAAGAAACTAACACTAGAAGAACTGAATGATAAAGATAGACTGGCACAAGTACAGTCTCAGAAGGCAGCAGCCCTGTTTAGATATACTAAGGCGTACAAGTCTTTCAGTATACCACAAGACTGGGATGTACCACAGAGTATACCCTTGTTACTACAAGATGTAGTACTACATGCTGAGTCGGCTGGTGAGATAACAGGCTACCCTGCTTTCTTGAGGACTTGTCCTGAGACACCTAGACATGGTGTACTTGAGTCAATCAGATGTAACAATGTACAGCAACTCAGGGCTGAGTTTGTAAGACTACGTGACATCATGCTGAAGGAAGACCCCAATGGTTGTCTCATGCTGATGCCTTTCGTACCTGCCAACAACAGTGCAGTAGTCGCCTTGAGTCATGACGACTTCATAGGTTATGCTACCTTTGGCCCTGACCATGATGGTGTAACTGCCGGTAGTGGACTACAGTTATCCATGCCTTTACGTAAGGCAAGTCATAGTGACAACATCGCTATGGTTGCTTTGGGACTTGACCCAATGGTGCATGAACTTGAGTTCGTGTTCGACACTGGCGAACTTGAGAGTGAAAGAAGAGTCTTGGATATACACAAGGCTAAAGAGGGCTACCTTACACAAATACGTGGTTGTCCTGAGCACACACAAGTTGCTCCTCCACCTGAAGGTGTTGATGTTATCGGCATGGTTCAGCAAGGTGAAGTAGTTATCAAGGAGTTCATCGTCATGAGTGGACTTGAAGAAGTCGCATGGCTTGAGGAGAACATCACCAAAGAGAAGTGTCCTGATGGGTTCATGGTAGTGGAACCAAATGGCTCTCGCCTCTCTCACATCTATGCTCACTGTCGTGGTGTTGGTGTACCTTATGTTATCACTGAATCAGTCAATGTCGGTGACCGTTGGGTCGAACCCGCTATGGGTTGGGCTGTACTTGACAATGAGCATCAGTTTACTCCTAAGCCATACAAACCATATGCCTTTGCTGATGACTTCAAGCGTGGCTTGAATGATGCTAACATGTACTGGGCTAAGCAACATGGTTGGCTATCCACCTTCTTCCACCAGTATGTCAGTGTACCTTACGGTGATGTCAAGCACACTGCTTATCTTGCTGGTGTGTTTGCTGGCTGGTTACCTAAGTCAATGATGGCTCTAGGTCTTGGTGAAATGAGACACGCTCAGTCACTCAAGACTAATGCCGGCGCTCCTCTCTTTGCTACCATGACTTCATGTGTTGGCTCAGATGTATGGAAGAAAATCAATGACACTCCACACCTAGACTCAACTCGTGCTCACTACTATGCTGCTGTAGGACATATCGCTCCTACCTATAGGCAGATGGCTAAGATGATGTCCTACTTAGCAAAGAACTTCAACAAAGACTGGTCGAAGTCTTTCGGTGGTGTAGCATGGGGTACTTCTATGCAGAAGGGAGCGACCCTTGCCTTAGCAATATCTAACTTCATGGACGACCCTACTCAAGAGGACTTCGACCTAGTAGTTCAAGCAGCAAACACTGCTGAGAATGCAGTACACAACAATGGTCAACTGTTCAACAAGTGGTTGAGTGGGCGTGCTCTTGATGCAGGTACTGCTGGTTTCAATCTACGCTCTGACTTCAAGAACATGTCAGCAGTGTATGCTATGGCTTCAGAAATGATACTTGGTAATGATGAAAGAGAGGCAGCGGACTCCCCTCAGAATGACTGGGATGAGATACTTGACTTCGTAATGAAGAAGACTCCTGCTTGGTGGCGTAAGAATCCTATAGCATACAGTAAGAATGTACCTGATGTAATCAAGGAGGCTGCTCAAACTATGCCCGCTGGTTTCAGACATGGAGAGAAAGGCTCGTTCAACTCACCTAACAACAAGAACTTCATCATGTGTGGTGTAGAAACTTGTGGTACTTGTGCTACCTTCAAGTCATGGGCCGCTAATGCCCCTGCTTCAGAAGTTCCTGAAGAGACACATGCTGGTATCTTTGACGGTGCTGAGACAATCATGCTCACCCCTACCAAGTTAGATGTGTGGTTGGTTGGTGATGTAGTAGAGACTAGAGCATCAGTCAAGCAACAGATAGCACTCATCAAAGCGAAGGAGTTCATGCCTACTCCACTTGAGTTCAAGAAGTTGTACTCAGCACTGGATATGAATGACCTAGACTACTCTGATATGGTTGGTGTACTCAATAAGTATCTCGCTAAACAAGAGGACAAGGAGGGCTTCATCAGTGCTCTCACTGGTAAAGAAACAAAGGAGGGGTCACAATGAACTGGATGAATGGAGCAGTAAGTAAGAGTGGATGTCACACAGGTAACCCTGTTGTGTTTGAAGTAGATGGTATCAGTGTACATGCTGGTGGGCATACTCGTAATGGTGGTTGGCATCTTATGTCACCTGCCCCTGATGTTGCTATGGGCCCTGCTCAAGTTATGGATGGGCGTAATCCTACTGTAGTTCCCAAAGGTTTCCGTTGCGCTGAGCACATAGGTAATGACATACACTTCATCAGTATGGACTGGCCTGACTTTGACATACCTCAAGACGTAGGTCGTCAGTGGTGGCTCACTCTAGTCGATGACTTCAAGCGACTCGGTATCAAGACTGTATCTACACAGTGTGTAGGTGGTCATGGTCGTACTGGTGTTCAGTTGGCTATCCTTGCTCACTTGATGGGTGCTGTTGTCAAACCTGATGCAGCCTCTATCATCAAATGGGTTCGTGCATCATACTGTACTCATGCTGTTGAGACTTATGCACAGCAAGTGTATGTGGCTGAGTGTTGTGACATACCTGTAGGTGAGCGACTGTTCGCTGCCCCTAAGAAGAAGTCAATATCTTTCGATGATGAACCCACTCCCTCTACATACTGGGCTGAAGAAGAAGATACAGTGGATGAGTTGAAGATACCAAAGGACTTCAGACTACTAGGGTGTCATGAATGTGGTGACATATCTTGGGTTCACGATGATGACAAGGGAGACTGTAAGTGTGGCAACCCTGAGAGAGTAGCAGCACTTGAGGTACTCTATGAAGTGAATCAAGAGTGCCCTACTTGTAGTGGGTCGTTTACTAGACTGAGTATAACTGAGAATCGTGAATGCAAGTCGTGTTACATAGATGATGCCAAGACTAACAAGGATGGTAACATACAGTGTAAGAAGTGTAAGCGATACTACATACCTGAGTCAATCAATGCTGACACTTGTAAGTGTATATCTTGTGAGCGTAAGGCTACTCTACCCAAGGGTAAGGACAAGCGCAAAGGTAAGAAGAAGAAGAATGGCAATCCCAAGTACCCTAAGATACCGAAGGGTGGACTAGAAGGTACTACACTAGAGAACTTCATGAGAGGAGACTATGACTGAGAGTTCACTACTTAAAGCAGAATCAGAAAGAGAGGATAACAAAACAAAAGAGATGATGAAATATGACAGAGCAATATGGAAAGGAAAGAATACAAGTGAGATGTGAGTTCGACACTAATCGAATACATGTTCAAGGTATAGGTAGCACACAAGTAAACAGAAAGTATGGGTTGGCACTAGAACTACAAGCGCCACCTAAACTTACTGACTGGTTACTTGAGCAAGAGCCCACAGTAGTGAGCCCTGCTAGTGGTAACTTACTATATGTAGAGGCAGAAGTACGCCACTACTTTGAAGATGAAGATAAGACTCAACTCCTGATACTAGGAGAAGAACTGAACCACCCTGAAGGTGCTATACTAGACATGGACACAATGAATCTAGCAGGTTTACTTACAGGCGATGGGTCACTAGAGGCAGGTGCTTTTGCAGAACACAACCCTGCTATACTTGTCTTACTTGAGTTCGCTAAGCAGAGTGGTTTACTCACACTCACAGCAGGTGAAGCACATACTTTAGAAGAGGAGACTGAGTAGTTCACTACTTAAAGCAGAATCAAAAGAAGAGGACAGTGAAAACAATGGATAAGAAAACAAAAACAATAACAGATGCAGAATGGGTAGACCTAGTTCTACGCTTTGGCTACCAGTCAAAGTGTATAGGTAATAACAATAGCGACAGAAATGGAATGAGAGATACAGAGAACCCTTTCTATGGTGCTCGTTTGCCCGATGGAAGTATACAGGCACTTGTACAGTTTCGTAATGATACTTATGAGTACACTGGGAGCACCTATAGGCACAGAGATGGTACTATGGTACAGCCTTTGACAGCACCACGAGGAGACGTAATGCAATGGGCGAACACCAACTACCCTGATGCTGAGATAGTTGTACTTAGGATGCGCCCTGAGTTCACGGCAGATAAGCGTCAAAAGCAAATATACTTGTCTGACTACTACAGACCAGTCAAGGGTGACTGGTCACTAATAGTAAATGTAGAGGAGGGTGACTTCGGTACTGTAACAGCACCAAAGTGGAGTTACAATAATCTATCAGATACGAAGAGTGCATGGTCGACATGTGATATAACAAAGGAGATGATAGTATGAGTGGAGAATGGAAAGGCTGGCAAAGTTGGAACAGATATGAAAAGGCTGGAGTGGTTGAAAACAACCTAGACTTTAGCGAAGAACCGATAATCGTAGACCATGCGGTTGGGAGAACTAAGAAAGCAATCAAGAAGTGCTGGCCTATGGACGCAGCAGTTGCGTACTCTCTCATGAAAGCAGGGCCTGAAGCAAGGTTGACTTGGTCAGACTTAGTCAACCAACACACTAGAGCAGCAGCAGTTCTGATGACACGGAAGGTAGCGTATGGGACAGTCCCTAAGCCTAACACGCCATCATGTGGACATGATGAAGTAAATGCTACTGAGTTCACCGTAGGCAGTCCAAACTTCAATACAGACACTAGACATCTTACCTTCAATACTTCAACTTGGGGTAGTAACTGTACACTGAGTGAGTGGTTAGATAACAATGAGATAGCGGAAGACCACCCTGCTCGTGCTTGTACTACGTTCAGAGTCAAGAGAGCATGCCACCATCTTAGCGTGAGTATGAATACTGTAATCGACACTCCCTTCTTCAAGCCACTACTCACACTCCTTGATGAGATGTATGATAGTGACTACACTTTCAAACAAGGTGAAAATATAATCCAAAAGAGAAGCAATACAAAAGGTGAATGTAAGTGGAAGGATGACCAAGACAAGACCTGTGCTCACCACGACTCCCCAACAACAACTGGATGGGCTCTTGTTCGTGATGATGATGGTTTTGCTACAGCATACGGTAAGGGTTCTGTTCAAAGTGGTTGGAATAATAACCAATGGAATGGTCACGTCGGAATACACCACTCTAATGTAGTTCTTTGGTCTGAGGTACAGCGTAGTATGTCTGCTGCTATACCTGAGTCTGAAGTAATAGATGCAATCAAACCTAGCCTACTTCGTATGCTCAAACGTAATGACAACATCGTCATGAAGGAAGGTCGTGGTAAGAATGCTACACACTGGTGGTCTGACTGGGGCTGGCTTTCTGAGATGACTGCTCACGTAAAGCAGACTAACAGCAAGAAGCGCAAGGAAGGAGAGATAGCGAATGGTTGGAAGTATACTAAAACCAACTCTCGTATGTCACATGGTCATGAGATAGCGAACTTTGTATGGAAACCAACTAAGGAAATCAAGGACTATGTGTTGGGGCGTAAGGAGAATGACGACTGGAGTGCCAGTACAATCTTGAGAAATCTAAGGTTCTCTACAAAGGCACAAGCAGAAGCGATGGCTGAGTCTATCATGACTGCTCACTTAGAAAACGGTGGACACTTTGCACACAGAGAGCATGAAGGTTTCGACAAGAGTGAAACCAACTCATCGTGGAGTATACGAAGCATCGACTACACACAGCACTTGGTCATGAAAGGCACTGTTGACCCTGAAGACTACATGAGTCCTGAAGACTTCATGCTCATGTATCGTAATGCTGCTCCTGTAGTAATAGCAGAACACAAGGCGAACTTCACTAAACTACCTTCGTTCACTATCAAGGATGCACCTAAGAAGGAGGTTAAGTCCGATGAAGGACAGTGATGAAGACACTGTCACTGAGGACTTGAAGGCAGAAAACATCAGCAAGGATGGAGTATGGACTCTATCGAATGGTCACTCTGTAGACCTGCGACATGTTCAATTACACCTGCCCAGCGGGTATGGACATGAGCAGGTCACAGCAGTGCTATGTGGAACAGATGGGTTCATTGATAAATGCCCCATCTGTTCTGCTGCCCTTGCTGATACTGATTCAATTCTCATCATCATGGAGGAGCACTACTACCTTGTAGGTAAATGCTGTAACACTATGATGTTGTATGAACTAGAAAAAACGGAAGTGATGAACCAATGGATATAAACAACGAAGACTTTACACCTGAACTGAAAGTATGGGCGCTAGAACATTTTAATCAAATGGCTGCTAAGGCAGTGTGGCGACCTGATGGAACTGGCTGTCGCTATCGTAAGGTAGACGACACTACTCTACAATTAGAACATAGAGTAGACCACCCTGACTCCACACACCACCATGACAGAATAGCCAAACTGTTTGCTACTGTGAACATAGATATGATTGATGATGATGTCATGGTTACATCACCAGCGATTACAGCCGAGGATGCTTTCAGGCAGGAGATGCAAGAGCGTCAAGCAGTGGCTGCTTCTTGGACTACTGAGGATGGAACTAGACTAGCAGACCTACCACTTGAGGATGCTAAGCCTACTTACATGGGTGACCGAGAGATACTACTAGACAACGGTGAGACTTCTACTATAGAGGACTGGGGTGTCAAAGCCTACTACGGTGATGATAAAGAACTCATAATGAATCCTGATGACTACAACCTGTTAGCAGGTGATGATTTATTCATGCGCTATTGGACTGGCTCTTACTTCATGGTTGCTCTCACTAGACAGCAGATGTTTGAGATGGCTGACGCTGGTGAACTAGGTGTCCTTGTTGGTAGCACTTGCCCTGAGACTGGTGTCAAAGTACCGCCTTGGATGTGGGGAACTTATTGTAGGGAACAGATAGGTGAAGAGGAATGATAGAAGATATACTAGAGTTCTGTGGGTACAAGTCCGTATCTGATTTACTGACTGACCACATGAGTGCTGAAGAATTGAAACACATGTTTGAGGACTTAGTCAACAGTCCTTATGACGCTAAAGATTTCATCGAAGAGGAAGTCGAGAGAATAGCAAAGGATGTTTTTGAATGGGTAGACCATGAGAAGATGAAGGCTGATGCAGATGATGAAGCCTACCAAAGATATAGAGACGGACATGCTAACTGGCTCGATGGGGATTGAGTATGGGTATCTTTAGTCGAAAGAAGAAGAAGAGTCATGCCACTGAGAGGCATCCCATATTCAAAGACTTACAGCCTAGATGTACTACGTGTCGTAGAGAAGAACCACTACACCCTGTACATAAGTTATGTCATGATTGCTATGTTAGTTTGAAGAGGTGGAAATAATATGAGTGAAGTATCTGTATGGAGGACTGCGAGCATGGAAGGCAAGTGGAAAGATGGTGCTGGTGATGTACGCCTAGCGCACATAGACTACTATGGTAAGACATGGATAGACCTGCGAATCATCAAGACAAAGGATGGAGCCAATCAACACACAAGACATGGTGCTAGACTTACACTACAACAAGCAAAGGAAATGTTACCACGTTTACTAGAGGCTATCGAAGAGTGCGAGGCTATCGAAGAACAGCGCACTAGAAAGGAAGGTGAGTGAATGGCTAAAAGACCGTGGCATTATCCATCAGTGAAGTCTGCTATTCAAATGTTTATTGATGAGCATGAGCCTCAAGCATTCATATCTAAATCTATAGAAGAAGAGGTAGCGAAGAACTATCACATCTTGACAGTTGGAACTGAGTTTGGTAATCCCAATCGTCAGCAAAGACAGAGATACATGACTGGTGTAATAATACAGGTTACACCAGCAGCAGTAAGGAATTGGTATGTTAGAAAGGCAGCGCCTAGGTTAGGTATAGAGAACTGGGATGGCGTGTTAATCACAGAAGGTAGAGACTACTACTGTAGAATAGATACACAGGAGGAGTGAATACAGATGATGGTGTGTCAGATAAATCGCCCACTCTCTCGCTTGCCTATAAAGCAGCATCGTTTTGAAAACAAGGAGACTGCTAGTTCACTACTTAAAGCAGAATTAGAAGAGGGGTATTGATGAAACAAGTAGCAGAGATGGAATGGACTGATGGTACTGCCAAGGCCCTCAAGGTGGTAGCGTCTCAGATAGAGAAGCGTGAGAAGAACTCACACCACAAGGATGAGGACTACTACTCCAACCCACAGGTGATGGTGACAGACATGCTAACTGGCTCTACAGTTATGTTAGTACCTGAGCCTCACACTGGTGGTAAGACACACGGTAATGGTTACCGTAGATGTGCAGCAGTTGAGCAGCGCATCCCACGTAAGTTACCAATGAAGAGAATCATGCGCCGTCTTCTTAGGATGGCTATACGTAACTTCGTACCTACAGATGCTGATGCTGATGTCATGAGCCCTGTAGTAAAGAAGGCACTGAAAGACATCGCTGCTATCATCACTGATGATACAGTAGAAGATGACACTAAACACGAGGCCGCTTTGAATGAAGCACTCGAAGAAATACTAGGACATACAATGTCCACACGAGCAGGAGATACCCTGCTCAAGATGCAAGCCATTCCACTCAGCACTGCCCACATGGACGTGAGCGCAATCAGTGCTGAAGTGAAAGAAAGAATTGAGGTGAATGAATCATGAAGAAAAAGAATATGAAAAAAGGCAAGACACACAAAGGAAAGTGGACTGAACTAGATGAACAGAAACTGATACAGATGAGGCGTGATGGAGTTAGCAACATAGATATTGCTACTCAACTGAAACGCTCTTCGGCTTCAGTTAGTATGAGATGCACTAAACTCCGTAGGAGAGGTGTAGACATAGCCAAGAGACATAGTGGTACTGGCCCTCCCTTTGGTAATGAGTTTAGAAAAGGCACTGGTAACAAAGATGATAGAAGACAACAGCCGGAAGCAAGGTTGACTTGGTCATCCAATTGGGCAAAGGCAACAAGCCCCTACGAAATGATGACGGAAGACAACCCGTACTTCCCGAAGGACCCAAGGGAAGAAGACAACACCTTGGCTAAATTAGGTGTGTGTAAAGATGAGTTAAGCAAAGCACGTATCAAGATATTAGCACTAGAAGAATACAGTGCTCAACTAGAGCGTGAGAATAAGGCACTAATCAAAGCACTAAGAGTTACTAACGGTCTTGTTGATGTCTACACAAAGAGAGATGAGGACTGACTATGAGTGAGAAAGCAGATGCACTAAGGCGTGCTTATGATGCACACGGTAGAGATGATAGGGCTCTTGAGTTAGCGACCAGCATAGGTCTGACTGTAGAGCAGTTCGCTTCAGCGAAGATACTACAGATGAAAGTAGAACGTTCACCTATGTGGACTGCTTCACGTAGCCCACATGGTTTGATGGTTGACTGTATCTACCTAGCAGCAAAGCGCAACGGTATGAAAGTCAGTGCTATCAAAATGAGAAACCTAACACTGGAGTTGTTTGGTGTAGGTACTCAACCAAGACCTAGTGTATGGCAGAATGCTTTCAAAGAACTAATAGAGGAATATGTATGATTAACACAGACAAAGAAGAAAGAAGAAGAGAAGCGGGACTATTCAATAAATTAGGCTATATTGACTTTGATGTAGCAGACAACCTACTTGCAGAAGTTAAGAGGTTACGTGAAGGTATCAAGTCACTTGCAGAAAATATCCATGCTGACATTAGAGGGAAGTATATCATAGATGCACTAATGGAGTTGGTTGAATGATTGACACAGACGAATACGAAGGACACACACCTGTTGAGATTTGGCAAGTGGTAGGACAAGGAGAGCCTGAAGATAATGGTGAATATGGTTGGCATATCCCATACTGGATGGCTTGTAATAAGGCTAAGTTGGGTAATCACAAGGCAGACGCACGACTCATAGAAGACGCACCACTTCTCCTTCAAGCACTCATAGATGAGCGAGCAGAAGTCAAGCGACTGAAAGCAAAACTGTTTGAGGCTGAGTTGTGGGTGAACAATGATTCATACACATTTGAGAATAACATCAAGGAATTGAATAGGTTGGTGAAAGAATGATTGACACAGAGAAATACGAAGGACTAACGATTGACGATTGGTATAAGATGAATCACCATGATTGGAAAGATGTTGTGAATGAACACAATGACCTGCTCGCAGAAGTTAAGCGATTGCGTGAAGCACTAATCACCATGCGTGATGAGTGTGACGACTTCAATGATTTAGGAAAGAGACTACATGACTTCATTAGAAAGGAGGGGATTGAATGAGCGATGTAGAATGGGCTGACTGGGATAAGAGGAAGACTCCTAAGGTAATACACATCTTCATAACTAGCACAGGTAACCTGTGCGACTCAGTGTCAACTAATACCAGTTGGCCTAACAGTAAGATGAATGACAAGGAGTTCATCAAATCACTACCAGTATGCCCTGCTTGTTTGGAGGTGAGAGGATGAGGTTCGCTAAACTAGCAACCATGCACGAGCATCTAAGACTAGGTGACAAACTCACTGGGAACCAACTTAGAGGTTGGCTCACCGATAAGGATGAGGCTTTGTACTTCTATGAGTTCTTCTTCCCTACAAAGGCTAGAGTTGAAAGACACAATGCTGTTAGCAAGATAGCAAAGGAGATGGAACTTTACTTCGACGTGGTTGATAACATGCTACCACATGAGGAGGTATGGTATGCCCTCGCATCCGAGAGTAATAAAGCAGCATCAAAAGACATGACATGTCAGAAGGTACTAGACTTACCGTTTGAAGATATGTCCTTCTCGCAGATAGCACAACAGTTCAATGAGATTGAGGCTAGGTTAGTTTGGCGTTATCTCCTCAGTGGTAAACCACCAATAAGCAAGCGGTCTTTCTTTGGTAAGATGGCTGCCTCCTTTGAGATACCACCGAAGATAGTTAGACAGAACACAAATCAGGAGACACTCGCTAAGATGTATGATGACCCTGAATCTATCCACGTGCTAAAGGAATGGTGGAGACACCCAAGGTTATTCCCTGCTCCTGCTCGATGGAGACGTTGGTCTAAACTAAGTCCACCACAAGGAGAATACTATGCAGTAGTCATCCCTAATGGAGACTTACACTATCACTACGCTGGTAAGGTAAGACATCGTAACGGTGAGTTAGTGACTGATGAATATAGAAAATGTAGGGCTGGCACTGGCGTGATAATAGAGGCGGTAGGAGATGTAGGCATTGATATTTATGAGGGTGTGTACAGAAGTTTCGATGAGCGCCGCCATACGTTTAGTGTTGAGACTGAAGTCATCCCCCTTGAAAAAGAAGGTGCATGGTTTCAGGTGAACGTAAGACTAAACTCTCCTGACGTACAGGCTGTAAGACTGATAGAAGGTAGTAGTATATACGAACCTGATGAAGTAATGGGCTACGTGATGTACCCACACAGGTCACGTGTGAACCTATGCTTGCATGAGATTGATGATAGTCACTGGACTCTCGCTGCTCTTGATGGACTAGATGAGTTAGTAACAGTGGCTAAGATACCCATACCTGAAAAACCACACCGTGAAGATGGTGGTGTATTCGGACGTAAGGGTGAACTGAATGTCATAGAAGTAGCAGCCGTACAAGTAGGTGAGGATGGTTATATCAATCAAGGAATATACATTGGTTACCGACCTAACTTAGGTATAGGTGACATAGTTCAAGTCACTGAGTTAATAGAAAGGGGGATGAGTAATGATACAGAATGATGAGCGAGAGACATGGCTAGGTATAGGTTACATTCTAGGTGGAGTCACATTCAATGTCAGTGTAACAAAAGCCAGCGACAGACCAGCAGGTTTCAGGGTCAAGCCTAGTGTTAGGTGGACTCAGATGCCTTCACTACAAGCACACACCACTGTAGAAGACGCTCTATCAGTAGCAGGTCTTGAAGTGAAAGAGCGATACACTTCCAAGAATGAAGTACAAAGATGGATGGCTTACATTCTGATGTCAGACAATTCAAAGATGTCACTGCGCCCCCTCTTTGCAGACCAAGAAGGACTACACATGTTCTGTTGGGTATATGATAATCCTCCTCCAAAAGACTTTGAAACTTTCACTGAATGGGCTTCAGCATTTGATGCTGAAATCGAGGCATACAGCGCATCACTACTTAAAGCAGGATTAGAAGATAGAGGAGGCGACGATGATGGAGTTTGAACCAATGACATTAGATGACCTAGCAGGTCAGATTCACTTCATTAGTGATGCTCGTTCTTGGGAAGATAAAGAAGAGTGGCCTAACGCTATTCTCTTGTACGGTCCACCGGGTACAGGTAAGACCAGTGCTGCTAGAGTCATAGCACGCTCCGTCTTAGGAGACTTCTATGACCCTATCAACTACGTCATCACAAATGCTAGTGATGACAGGGGTATTGACTTCGTAAGGAATGACTTGAAACAGTGGAGCAGTGTCAAAGCAGTAGGCGCTCCTAGAAGAGTCATTGTGTTAGACGAGGCAGATGGTCTTACCCCTGCTGCTCAAGATGCAGCAAGACAAATCATTGAACTCAATGCAGACAATTGTCTGTTCATTCTCACTGCTAATGACGTGAGCAAGATTCGCCCTGCTATCAAGAGCAGATGCGAATGCTATGAGTTCAAACCCATCACACCTGAAGAAGGCGCTGAGAGATTACTGCAACTCAGAGACTTAGGTGAAGATGCAGCCATGTATCTCATTTACCATACAGGCGGCGACATGCGCTCAGCAGTCAGTAAATGGATGCAAGCAGAATCTTCTGAGGCTATAACCGAATTGAAGACAGAAGAGAACAACGCATCAGCAGCAGCACTGGCTGCTATGGGAAGTCAATGGCTTGACATGCGTTCATCCCTCTATAGAATGCTAGACCGAGGACATACTATTACTCAGGTCATGCGTTCATTCCACAACAACTTAACATCTTTTATTGAGATGGATTCAGATACAACCTTCACGGTAATGGCCGTGTTAGGTGAGATGGTTCCACACATGTACGAGTGGCCTATCGGTTCCTATTCCTTCGTCGACTGCCTAGTGGCTCGACTGAAGAAGGAGGTTGAACACAATGAGTGAAGAATATGAAAGTATGGAAGATACAGTAGAAGCAAGCACAATAGGACTACCAGCAGGTGTGGTTGAAAGACTAACCAAGTACGCTGAGAGAACTAAGAAAGATTTAGTAGAAGTAGAGAAGCAATTCTTAGCCTACATAGGGAAGGAGTATCTATGTGAGAACCCTGCCAATGAGGATGAAGACTTACTTACAGACTGGGCCGAGCAAATGCTCATCGAAACCCGTAACGAAAGTTCAGGTAGCGGTAACTACGGTGGCATTCCATTCGTAGGTATGTTCGTAGGAGTAGAGCCTAACTCACGTGACCGTCGTACTAACCTAGTGAAGAGAGCAAAGCGTGACTTTACTCTTGATTCCGGCGCAGCAGTTGGAAGTGGTTTTGTAGGTCACTATACCAAAGGTGAAGGCGTGTGGATGCTAAACACTTCTAACGGTGAGAAGCGCAGTGAGTTCTCTACAGATGAAGTCCCTGACCACTCTTTCATATCAGACGGTGAGCGTATTGTATTACTCACTAAGGCCGGTAGACCAAAGGCCATGAGTATGATGGGTCGTAACTATTTCTTCTTGGGTGCTCCCGAAGAAGAGTTCACTAATGACAATGCTATTCAACTATGGAGATTAGACTGTCAAGGTGAGAGTGCTAACATGGAAGTACGCATTGGTAAATCTTGCAGACTAGAAGCAAGACCGCCTAATGATAAGGCTCCTGAAGGATTCAAAGATGTACTTGGTACATCACTCGGTATAAAAGATAGTATCGAATACACTGAGGACTTCGTATCTGAGGAGGTTCGCCCTCTTCTAAACCCAATGAGAATGTGGGTAGACACAGAACTTCATGGTTACTATACCCCACTTGAAGACTTAACTGAGGCTTTTGAATCAGGTAGTCGCTCTTTCACTATCAATGGTGAACAGGGTAAATCGGGGCCGGTAGTATTTACCAAGGGTACAATCAACAGGTTGTCATCTGAAGCACGTGATAGTGATTACGATGAGAATGGCCGTACCTACTCTTTGAGCCTAACATCTACTGAACTTCAAAGCCTTCATGGTAACAGTGACGGGCGTGAAGTGATGGGGTGGATTGGAAGCGCATGTAATGACTTAACTAGTCCCTTTGTTGCTTACCAAGGAGACGAAGAAGTCCCGTATGCTGAGCGTTCTACCGTACTTGTGTGTGGTCGTATTGCAGTCAAGCGTAAAGATGGTAGAGACATTCCTAACTTGAAAATCATGGGTGTGTATGCTGATTCAAGGCGTATTCGCAGAAGAGCAACAGGCGGAGAAACTGGTAGAGGCCAGTTTGAATGAGGTGGTTATGAATGGCAGGATTTGGTAAGACAAAAGAGGCTGAGGAGAAAGAAGAAGAAGAGGTTGTTGTTGCAGAAACTCCTGCTAACAAGAGCACTTCTAGTGACCCTTTCGCTATGCTACAGAAGGAACTACAGATGATGGACAATGCACCACAGACTCACCTATTCATGGGTATCGCTGGTCACGATAACACTAGCAAGACTGCTATTGTTACTGACGCTTACAGGAAGTGGAAGGCTATGCCTGAACGTACTGAGAAGGACTTAGAGATGGAACTATGGATTATGGATTTTGAAGGTGGAGGCGCTGCTAACAAGTCAGCATTCCACCGTGAAGAAGATGGTATCAAATGTTGGGAACCTTGGGTTATGTCCAAAGGTGACCGTACAGCATACGACTACCCGGCTACTCATGACAGAGTAATGTCGATTACACAGTTCGCTAATGACATCGCTCATAAACAACGTGACCCTGAGTATGAGGGTACTAGACTATGGGGATTCTTAGTGACAGGCGTAGACTTATGGGACAGCGTATGTGTAAACTGTATGCGTATCGTGGACTTGAACATCGCTAAGGATGGCATCGAGGCTGCTGACTGGAACAAGAAGGTAGGTCATCAATGGGACTGGGCTATTCGTAAGACTCGTTTCCATCAGTTGACTGGTCTATGTAGAGGACTAGTCAAATCAGGTGTACGTGTCTTTTGGGAGACTCACCTGAGGTTGACTAACTATTCGTGGGGTAAGTCTGAGGACTCTAACCCTACGTGGCGACCTGACTGGGAAAAGGCTAGTAACAACTTTGTCTATCAGATACTAATCTGTGACCGTAAGGACACTTTAGATGACGACACTGGTGAAGTGATAAGAAGTGAGTACCAAGTTACATTTGAAAAGAGTAAGACCAATGCTAGACTACAAGGTCAGAAAAGAACTACTCTAATTACGGAGGCAGGACAGGAGCCACAATGGTTTGGATTACCCGAACTATATGATGGCACACTCTGATTTATTCACATGGGAGTTTGCACAAATAAAAACGGTTATGCTTGGTGTGTTTCCTCAGTAGATAGACCCCCGTCCAACTACTGTAGTTTTCCGTGTAAAGGGGTTTTTTGTTGCCTCTAACCGTTCTCCCTCCTTGTGTTAGGTGATTATTATGAAATGGAAGTTTTGGAAGAAAGTTATGGAGCATAAGCCTCCTGTTCAGTCGAACAGATTATGCCCTCATTGTGGTAAGCATGTGCTACGTCAGTCTACTCTTGGTGAGTTTGGTGACATCACTACGCCTTCACAAAGTAAGTTACCAATCGACTTTGATGAGGACATACATGAAGTTACAGAGAAGATAGGTATGGGCTCTAAGCCTAGAAAATACAGGGGTATGATTTGATGTCCGAAGTTGTAATGAAACGCAAGCAAGCGTTATCTTTCCTATCTTCATTCGGTAAGAATGTAGGTGACCTGAAGGTTACCTTTGCTCTCGATGGTAAGATGTCCTCTACTGTTGCTTTCATGTCTCACTACTTTCACAAAGTAGAGCAGGTAGAAGGTGAAGTCAAGAAGTCGGGTACTATAGACTTCACTGAATTAGAAAAGATATGCAAGTTCCTCAAGTCTGCTAAGGGTGACAATGTCACCATCAAGCAGTTAGGTACTGGTAAGACCCTTTACATCAATGCAGGTACTACTAAGGTTCAATTCCCTACTAGCACAGCAGTAGTTAGTTACAGTAAAGTTCCTTTGATTGAGAAGATAATAGAAACATCAATAGATTCTCAGTGGACTAAGTGGCATACATTTGATTTAGAAGCAGGTGGTACTGTAAACGTCACCGACTTACTAACAGTTTCAAAGATGAGGGGTATTCTAAATGCCAGCCCTGTCTTTAGAGTGATAGTGAATGCTGGTGAGTCTGAACTTTGTATTACAGCAGGTAAGAAACATGAGGCTAGGCTATTCAATACGGTGACCCTAACTGACCCTGTTGGGCCTAATGCACCTATAGAATCTACTTACGGTGCTTGGTTGATGGAGAGTATAGGTTTGTTGAAGGAAGGCCCTGCTGAAGTTCACATGGGTAGTAACACAGTCTTTGTAGTCGAGCAAGGTGAAGACCTGCTTGTAGTAGTAGACCAGCGTGCGTGAGCGTATGATAGTAGACTGGTATTACCCTGAATGGTCAGACTCTTTTGGAGCGCCCTCACTATACCTTAGAACTAGAGATAAGGATGGTAAGTTAGATGTCACTACCATACACCCTGACGATGAGGGTTATGTTCGCCCCTTCTGCTGGATTCCTTCTAATCTCCCTCAGTGGAAACTCGATAGGTTGAGTAACCGTCATCCGGCAGCCACACTCCATCCTAAGTGTAAGGCTAGAGGCCGTGATGGAATAGCACTAATCAAGTTAGAGGTAGACAAACCTAATGAGTTATGGGAAGTTAAAGCAATCCTCCCTACTTATGAAGCAGACTTACATTACCTTGACCAAATCCTATTAGATAAGTACCCCGATAAGTTACCAGTGTTTCACCCTAGAGTATGGTACTTTGACCTTGAATGGAATACCGATAAGAATAATCCATTCACTACTGTTATGGCGGTAGTAGATTCACATGCTGATGTACCTATGGTATTCGCTTGGAAGCCTGAAGTGAAGACGATGAGTGTTAACTTCATTGAGCGAGAGGGAGGCTACATGCTACATGAGTATGGTAGCGAAGCGGCTATGCACGAAGGATTCCTTCAGCACATGGAAGCATGTGACCCTGATATTCTAGTAGCGCACGCTCTCATGTGGGCTGATTTACCACACTTAATGAAGAGACTCAAAGACCCTAACAGGCTATCACCAATCAATACAGCGATAAAACCCTTCAAAGAGAACGGTTACAAAGAAACTCAACAACCGATTAGAGGTAGGATATGTTGGGACTCAGCCGCTAGATGGGAAAGCGGTAGTGGCTTTGAAACTCTATGGCAGAAGTCAGGCCGTGGACAACTACCTAATCGTAAACTAAACACGATTGCCGGTTTACTGGAACTAGGTTCCAAACTAACTGATGAAGTAGAAGGTATGACTGTCTTCAATGGGTGGGAAGAATACTATGATGATTTCGTGGATTACTGTCTACGGGACACCACCTTATTAAGCAGCATCAGTGAGCGACTAAATGCTATTGATTTCTTCGTGGCTATGCAGCAATTAGCAGGTGTATCGTGGGGGAGCACTCACAAGGTTACACGTTACTTCCGTGGTCTAGTAGGTAGGCGCACAGAAGAGAAGGCCCCTAGTTCTCGTAAAACTTCGAGAGAAGACTTAGAGGCTGCTTACATTCCTGACCCAATTATGGGTCGTCATAGAGGCGTGGCTCTAGTAGACTACGCCTCGCTATATCCTAACATCATTCTCTCCGACAATCTCTCTTACGAATCTAAGCGTGATGGGCCGGGGCCGGGTATTAAGAGCCTAGGTAACGGTACACACTGGGACCAAACAAAGAAGGGTTTACTACCGTCTATCGTAGAAGAAATGCTAGAGTTACGTAAGGAGTACAAACGCCTCATGCGTGAGTCTAAGACAGAGGAGGAGCGCCTTGGTTACAACATGCTTCAAATGGCAGCGAAGGTTGCTGTGAACGCTCTTTACGGTATGACTGGTATGAAAGAGATACAGGGTATGTGGATTGATAATGACATAGCATCTGCTATCACTTTCAGGGCTCGTGAGTCTATCAGGCATCTATTGTCTGAAAGCGAAGAGATGGGTTACAAGTCACTATTCGGTCACACAGATTCAGCATTCATTCAAGTTCCATTCGATGAGGCTAAGGCTCTCGCTGAACATCTTACCGAGACAGCCCGAACTAAACTAGACCTTTCGCATATGGATGTAGAGTTAGAAACATATTTCGATTACTGGACTACTGCGTCTGTCAAGAATAGATACTTTGGTTACAAGACTTGGCCTCCTAGTGAAGCGGGGCAATTGAAAGTTTCAGGTTATGAGATGAAAGCATCTAGTTCAGCGCCTATTACTAAACAGATTCAAGAGACAGCCATGAAACTAATAGGACATGGCGCAGAAGAGGAAGAGGTTACTGAAACCCTGAGAACCATATCGCTCTCTGTTAAGAGTGGTGATATACCTATGAGTCATGTAGTGTCCTCTAACAGATTAACAAAAGCACCTGATAAGTATTCTAAGCCTACCAATGGCGCAAGGGCTGCTTTGTATTACAATCAACACTGCGATGGTGAGAAGTGGAGAGAAGGAGACAGCGTGACATGGACTTACGTCAAGGGAGTCAAAGAAGGCACTCCTGACTATTACAAACTAAATGGTGAGAGTCTCCCTGTAAAATATGTAGCGTTTAGAGACATAGAAGAATTAGATAATTTCATAGTCGACTGGGATAAGATACTAGATACCTTCGTGAAGCGTAAACTAATGCGCTTATACGAAAGTGTAGGGTGGTCTATAGAAGCGGCAGCGGGGGATATAGTCCCTAAAACATATTGGTGATAACATGAGTAAAATAGAAGATAATGTATGCAAGAAAATTAAGGCTAGGTCTGATGTAGGAAAGAAAAAGTATGGCGTGACTATGGAGGAAGAGATTCTATCCATGCGTGAATGGCTTGTACATCTACAAGAAGAGTTGATGGATGCGGCGGTATACACCGAGAAATTACTGGAGATGGTAGAATGAGTAGAGATTTCTTTTTAGATTGTGCTTACTGTAGTGAAACTATTTTCTTCTACGGTGAACTAGAACACGGAGAATATAGAAGTATAGATACAGATAGAGGGAACCTACTCGTATGTAAAAAACACACTCCCTCATCAGTAAAGAAAAAGTTCTCAAGAGTCCCTTGTAGACATGGAAACAAGGATGGGTCTGATTGCAGACTTGAGGCTAATAATGTTAAGCCCTATTACTGCGCAAGACACGGCGGTGGTCAAGCATGAGAGATGGAGATGATTTAGTTATGTATTACGATATATGGAGTGATGAATAATGAAATACAGATTACACATAGGCCCACACAAGCACATAGACATAGAAAAGATACCAACTAGTATGATATGGTATCAAGCGATAGACGTTCATGGAGTAGCGGGTGTAGTAAGTGGTGACTTACTTAGGAATGTTACTAGGGGATGGGACGTGTTCTACAGTATAGATTCACCTACTCCTAAAGCGGTATTCCCTCGCAGAAGTAGACTAGAGAAATTAGGAGATGAGGAAGAATGAGGTACAATCCTAACCCTGAAGGTGGTAACAATGAGCGTGATGCTTACGAGCACAAAGTTCTACTCAAATCTTATGACAAGAGCACCTATGCTTGGGACCCTGATATGATGGATAAGATTCTAAGAGTTACCAAGTCATCATCAGGTACGTTCAACACCTGCCCTCAACAGTATTACTTTTCAAGCATTCTTGGTTTACGTGGTGAGGAGCAAGACTATCATATCCGAGGGTCTAATGTTCACGACGCTGTTGAGTATTGGTGGAAGGCTATGGCTGATGTGGTTAATGATGTCTATGACTTGATAGAAGCAGGGCAGAAAGATAAAGCACACAGTCTATGTGTTGATACATTACCACGCCCTCCTGAACCTTACATTTACGGTGAGCCTGAGCAACTTAGACTCTACGTGAAATGGCAGTTTGAAAGGTTGTGTAACTGCGAGCGTGATGAGATTAAAGACTGGTTCCCAGTAGGTAATGAGGCTGAGATTCACGCCACTCGTATAGTTACTGCTACCGATGGTACAGAAGTTCCTATACACATGAAGGGATTCATTGACCGTATGTTCTTGGATGATGATAAACAAGGCATCATCCTAATGGAATTAAAGACTGGTAAGTGGACTAAATACAAACCATCACAGATGCGAGCAGAAATGCAATTCTATCGTATGATGCTAGAGCATAGCCCTCATATGGAATACCTACCAGTGGTAGGATGGGGATGGCAATTCCCCGGTGGTGGTATCAATGGAGGAGATGGACCTGTATGGGATTACGAACCAGTCAACGGCCCCGGTGGTCGCTATGCACCTAAGACCATTGAGAAACGTCTTACGGCTATTGTGGATGCTCATTTAACAAGAGACTTCCCCGCTAAAAAAGGCGTGCTATGCGGTTGGTGTGATTTTATGGAGAAGTGCCCCGCATGGATGGGCGACTATGTTATGGAGTGAGTAATATGAAAAGAGAAGATTTACGAATTAAGTTAGATGAAGTAGAGCAGACAGTAAAGTGGACTAGACCTGATGATACTATGAGATTTAGATATGGGTTACCCGAAGATGACATAGTGGTACATGCTATATCGGCCAAACAAATGACACTAGATGAGTGGTTTGATTTGGAAAAGAGTGTTCCATCAAAGAATGTTTGGGACTTAGAAGTTACCATCCATACATCACTCTTAGTCGATAACACAGTTGATGAAATAGTGAAACTAGTGCTCAAAGAATTACCAGCGTGATAGTATGTCATTCGTGCGCCTAGACTTCCCACGTGAAGTGTTAGAAATAGGCTCCAATGGGGCACAGGGTGGTCGCTTCATAGTAAGAAGTTGGACTGAGTTAGAGCGTTACTGGAAGGGTAAGAACGGGAGTGGTAACGCTTACTTCACAGCCTATGGTTATCGTGCTACTAAGCCCCCTAGAAATCACCGTGTTGATTATGATACACCAGTCATACATCACTTCATCATGGACTTCGACTGTAAGGATTTCAAGCAACGTGGTGCTGATGTAGAGTTCTCATATATGCACGAGCAGGTTAAAAGGCTACATCGGTATCTATTAAGTGAAGACATTAGACACTTCATTTGGTTTAGTGGTGGTGGATTCCATTTTTGGATTCCTCTATCAGAATCATACATGCCCTCTACCCCTCAAGAAGTTCGGCGTATCAAAGAGGGTGGTCGTAACTTGATGACTCAATGGCACAAGAAGTTAGACCTTGGTTGTAATGACCCTGCTGTAGCATTCGATACTAGCGGTATGATTCGTATTCCTAATTCCTACAATGCTAGAAGAGGATGCTGGAGCATACCATTGATGAGTAAAGAAGTCTTAGAATTAACACACGATGGACTAATGGAATTATCACAAGAAGCAAGAACTGGTTACATAGAACATGGTTCAGTGGCTGCGTCTATAGAACTCCCTAAGCGAAGAAACTCATTCAAACGTAAAGTGGAGAAGGTAGACTACCTACCTGATGTTACTCTTGATGACATAGTTGTCCTACCATGCCTAGCGCAGTCAGCGTTAGGTCATGGTAATCCTATTCACAAAGCACGCTTCCACTTAGCGGCATACTTAGCAGCCCGTTTCAGATGGTTCTTTTCACCTGAAGCGGTAGATGCAGAAACTAAGATTGAACATGTCAATCGCATATGTGATATTATAGAAAAGCAGAACTGGGTTGACTACAATGCAGATATTACGAAGGGACATGTTGAAAGCATAGTAATAGGTAGTGGGTCTAACAAGGGGTACTCAGCCTCCTCATGTGGTAAGTTAGAGTACGATGGACTATGTACTGGACGCTGTAGATATTACGATGGTAGTATACAGGAGATGGAATAGTGCCTAGACTAAAATGTCATTTCTGCGAGGCACTGATAGTTGTTAGACCGAGTAATCTTAAAATTGAGGGCTTTCTTCCTAAATGCTACAAGTGCTCTACAGCGCATCCTCCTCCTGAATGGCAGTGTGAAGGTATAAGTAAATCAAGCCGTGGAAATCGAATGAAGGGTAATAGATGCGCTAGATGGAGGGTGGTAGGACATAAGTTCTGTATCGCCCACAAACCAAAGGAGGAAAAATGATGAAACCTGACCTAATAATAGACAGTAACGAACGTGGACCCTTATGCGAATCTATCCTAAGAAAGGCACAGAAGTCAGGACTCTCTGTTGCTAGACAGGCTCTAGTAGTAGGTGACTACTTACTTGGGGCTGCATGTGTAGAAGCCAAGAGTATTAGCGACCTATTCCAATCAAGCCATAGCGGTCATCTTTGGAGACAGTTAGAGAACATGGATGCTAACTATGAAAGATTCTTCCTGCTCGTACATGGGAGCGTAGCGAAGCACGTAGCCGTTGCTAAGAATAACGGCAAGCGTCTAACTCACACTAGAGTACAGAGTGAACTTACTGGTACTATCGCTCGCATCATGGCTGACTTCGACTGTCAGGTATTCTATACTCCTAACGTCAGTGAGGCTGCGCTGTTCGTAACTAAACTACATGACAAGTTACACAAGCCAGCCAGTAGCCACGGTGCTAAGGCTGTAAGGAGAGTGTCTACTAACGATGTTCGTAAGGATGTCCTACTGGCTATACCCGGTATAGGCCCTGACTTAGTAGACCGCCTACTAGAGAAGTGTGGTAACATAGAGGAGATGATGTTCCCTGATTCATTGAAGCAAGTCAAGGGATTAGGAGAACAACGAAGGCAGATGATAGTCAATGTTCTCACCAGTGAAGAGGCTGTTCATATCCAAAGAACGGTGAAACGGTAAATAATTACACAAAATCTCCTACTGGAAAAGTAGTACCCTCGGAGACTACTTAAAGCAGCATCGGTGTTGTATGATGTATAGGTTGTATAGCCTTTAGTTTAGTTTAAGTATAGGTAGCCAGTCAGGTAGAATATGCGCAAAGCAACAGAATACCAAGTGGTCAACAAGTTCGACTTCTTCAAGGGTTACGTGGAGGAGTTCGGTAGAGTAAGTATAGACAATGACATACCAGCGATGCTATCATTCTTCTTTATACAAGGACAGGTAGCAGCGCCCTATGTGCGTATACCGTGGGATTCAACTCACCTTGACCCACGTGTACATTGTTTTTGGATTCAACCTTCTAGGACTGGTAAGTCAATTGCTTGGGAGTTCGTAGGTGACGTACTGAAGGATTGCGGTTTAGATAGTGACGCATATACTACTGGGTCAGATGCTGGTCTAGTGGGTGGTGTAACTTCCGAAGTCCGTGTTAATGAAGACGGTAAGAAGGAACAGGTACAGGTACAGACAGACGGTATGCTAGGTGGGCAGAAAGCGCTGAACTTCGATGAAGGCTCTATCATTCTCAATCCGGGTAAGCACAGTCAAGAGACTGTACTCTATCTACAGTCAGCCTGTAACCCAATTGGCAGTAATAGCAACGTGCTAGTAAAGCACTTGAGTGGTAGGAGGATAGAGACTGAGTCACTAGCCTCGTTATGGATTACTACCTACCCACCGAAGGGGGTTAAGGAGTACGTTCTAACTAAGGGTATCTTCCAGCGTGTCCTGCTATACTGGTCGCACTGGGACATGGACAGAAGACAAGAGGTTTCTCAGATACGTATGAACCGGGCGTTCACTAAAGGTACTGGTGGTGACGTATCATACGATGACATCGTCGCTTACTTTACTGGATTAGAGAAGCGCCTACGTGACCGTGTTCTGAATCTAACTGAAACTACTTTTACTGAATGGGGTGAGTATTCTCGCTCTGAGCAAGAAAAATTAGTACAATCAATCAAGCATGAAATGTTCACTGTCGATGAATCATTCTACGCCGCTACATACGACGTGGTAGAAGACTTCTATGGGTTACTGAAAGACCTTAACTTCGCTATCGCTGATGTTGTTGCATCGTTCGTACCTGCTATGGAGAACTACTCAGTTATCCTCGCTACACACATAGCGATGATGGATGACACGTGGGTAGTTACTGGTGAGCATCTTGACATGGCTAAGGATATTCTATACGACTTATTCAAGAATCTAATCCAATGGTTAGAAGGAGAAGTAGAAGTCGGTGCTAAGAAGATGGAGAAGGAAGTACACAGGAAGGACTGGTTGGCAGCGTTCAACTCAGTGTCATCTGTAGAACTAGACAAGCGTGGTGACGGCTGGCGTAAGAAGGCGGCAGTCATCCAACAGTATTGTCAGAATCATCACATCACCAAAGCCACAGGGTTCAAGAAGTTTAACGATTGGGCGGCATATATGTTCAACGCAGCAAAGGACGGTGCTGTTGTTTACATCAGACTAAAGGAGGCTGAAGCATGAGTAAAGTAATGGCATTGGATATTGAGACTGGTAACTATTCGTATGAGATAGGAGGGTGGGATAAACACTCTCTCTTTGAACCTACAGTGGTAGCAACATGGGATGGTGAAAACGGTCATGTGTTTAGTAAAGAAGACATCGAGATGGTTGGGGCTGAAGTCCATGACTTACACCCACGTATACTAGGTGACCACTTACAGAAGCACATAGACGGAGGTGGTGTCATCCTAGGTCACAACATCAAGAAGTTCGACCTTCCTGTTCTTAATGCAGCACTAGACTGCTGGACTGCTGGAGACTTAATGAATAAAGCAGAAAATGTAATTGATACTAAATTACTTGTAAACAAAGCCGGTGGTAAAAACATCGCTACGAGCCTAGAACTACTGGCCCGTAATACACTGGATGTCGGTAAGAGCATGTCAAGCCACGATGCCCCTGAAGCATGGAGAGCAGGGCGCTACTTAGAGGTAGCAGAATACTGTCTGAAAGATTCACAATTGACCTACGACCTATACGAATATGGCCGTGAAAATGGAGTGATTAAGAGTCGCTCCTTGGAAGATGGGGCAGTTGTAGAAATAGAGGTGAACTGGAAATGAGTGAAAATAAAAACCACAATGCACAAAGGATGAACATAGAAGCAGTGAAGCGGATTGTGAGTACAGTTCGTACTACACTAGGGCCTATGGGTATGGACAAGATGATGGTCGACGGTGGTGGTAACGTCATAGTAACAAACGATGGCGCTACTATCCTACGTGAGTTAGATAGTGCCCACCCTGCTGCTAAGATGATAGTAGAAGTGTCTAAGGTTCAGGAGACTAACTGTTACGACGGTACTACAAGTAGCGTAGTCATAGCAGGTCAGTTACTAAGTAACGCTGAGACATTGTTTGACAAGGGTCTTCATCCTAATGTAGTAAACAAAGGCTACAGTAAAGCAAGAGACATGGTACAGGCATTCCTACCTAGTCTTGCAGTTGAAGGTGAGAGACAGTTACAATCTATCGCTAAGACCGCTATCACTGGTAAGTCTTTAGAAACTTCAGACCAAAAGGTCGCTCAACTATGTGTCGATACAATCAATGCAGTAGGTGACGCTTCAGACGTTCGTGTTCTAGCAGCACCCGGTGGTGCATTGGCTGACTCTTATCTATTCAACGGTGTAGTTCTAAACAAAGATGTAACTACAAACGATGGAGATTTCAAAGGCGATAGCACTTGTGTTCTTCTAATCAATAACGGTCTTGAGGAGCAGAAGCAAGATGGTAATGTTCAGGTTCAAGTTGATGCTGCCTCATATAGTACACTGAAAAATGTTGGTCGTGAGCAATTGCTTGACTCAGCAAAACACATCGTAGACAGCGGTGCTAATGTCGTGATAGTGCGTGATGGTGTACATGATACAGTAGTACAGTATCTACGAAAGCGCAATATCTTCGTAGTGAGAAGAGTACCTGAAAGCACTATGAAGAGGCTAGGTAATGAGTTTGGTGTAAAGCCATACCATATACCTGAATCAGATATGGAAGTAAGCGCAGCAGTAATAGAGCGTCGTCGTTACAATGACGTAGACTATCTATTCGTGAGCAGTGACCTAGCATCTAGTGAGGCTACTCTAGTTCTATTCGGTGCTACACAGTCTACACTCGATGAAGTTCAACGTGGGTTCGATGACGCTTTGGGTGTCGTCTCACTAGTGGCTAACGGTGACGCTATCTGCTACGGTGGAGGCGCTACATATGTCGCTCTAGCATCTCATCTGCGTGCTAACGCTAATGAAGTAGGTGGACGTGCTCAAATGGCTATAGAGGCATTCGCTGATGCGCTTGAATCTATTCCGGGTACTATCGCTGAAAACGCAGGTCACGATGCACTAGACACTGTTCTAGCCATGAGGCACTCAGGTCTACCATTCGGTCCTGATATAGAGACAGGCGGGATTAAAGACATGGATGACGCTCAAGTCTATGAGCCAATGTCATTGATTCAAAGTGCTATCACTAGTGCAACCGAAGTCACTACTGCTATACTCAGAATAGATGACATCATCGGTAGACGTGGTGAGTGATGGGTAGACTACTAGACAAGATGAAAGTCAAGTGTCGCAGATGCGGTCACGAGCATATACCTAGGCGGCTACAGGCACGCTTCCTTGATGGTGACAAGGAGCGCCTGAGCCTATGGTGCTGCAAAGAGTGCGGTCATATGTGGCAGGATAGCGTGTTCACTCAATCATAGTGGGATAGCAACTACCGCACATTGGATAGTTGCTTGTGCGGTATCAACGCCGTCATCTACCGTACATGTAAGTTCGTAAAGAGCGTCATTTGGTGGGTCTGAAGCACTTCCCGGAATTGTTCCAGCAATAGCCAAAGTATTGTATCTAGCCGCATTTGTTGTTCCAGCAGAACCAACGCTGAATGAATTAGTAACATCACGAACTTCTGCATGTTGCCAAGTATAGGTATAACTACCAGTACCGCCCGTAGCGACTACTGAAACATCCCATATTGGGATTCCACCAGCACCCGTAGTAAAAACCCCACTACCCGCAACATCGGCATGTTCTACTAAATCAATTAAAGGCGCAGAGCCGTCTTCAATGATTGAAGCCGCCAAAGGCGTTCCTCTTGATGGATGTGAACCAAATCCACAAACAACATAACCAAAACTCATTCATCATTCCCCGCATCAATTGTATAGAATATCTTCATTCCTAATAATCTAGCATCGGTGTTATAACTATCAGCAGAAATATCTCTATTAAGTTGGAAAAAGGTAATTGAATCCGTAGTAGCATTCTTTACCGTACAAGCAGAAGCACTTACAGACCTGTTAATATCATTAGTAGTCCCACTATGAGCCTTTGCTGTAGTATTTGCAGGACTTCCAAATGTAGTATCAACGGGGTCGCTATCGTCAAAACAAACTCCCTTTAATTGCCAAACAACATCACCAGTATGTGTATTTCCACCCATCCAATAAACTTCATAAGTTAATGTTCCTTCATTCCAAGACTTAGGGAATGAAATAGTAAATTGGCAGAACTCATCAGAAGCAGTATCAAAATCTAATACTTTTATTTCAGGCCCATTAGACAATTCAACTTGAGTTAATGCTGAACATCCATTTGTTGTATTAGGGTACATGGCAGAAGCAGGGATGTAAATAGAATGTAGTCCTGTTTTTAAGAACTTATAGTCAGTTCCATTACCCGCAATCATATGTAATTCATTATCTGCATTAGTGTATAATTGTCCTCTATTAGCAGTATTTGTCGGCGCACTTATTTCATCTAATGATATTGCACCTTCAACTGTCAATAGCGCATTAGCATCTACTGTACCAGTACCAATACTAACTTTATCTTCAGAAGCGTCAGTAAATAATAAGTTAGCATTATTGCTACCTTCAACTCTAAAATCAATATCGTCTGATATATCATTAACTACTACATCTCTTGTAGCGGCTCTAAGTCTCATAAACTCTGTAAGATTTCCTGCTTCAATTAAATTAAAGGTTATATGACCATCTTCACTACCATCTGATGTATCATCCATACCTCCTTCAATTGTAGCATAATCTACTTCTTGGGGTGTACTAGCATCATTTTCGCCTCTAAAAACAATTTGACCTATTAAATCATTATCGTCAATATCTGCGGCTGCATCATCACCATTTCTAAACAATACCATATTAGGCGCAGAAGTAGCAGCACTACCTAAAGTTCCTTCTAAAATAAGATGGTCGCCCGAACCAGCACCAACTACATGTAAATTAGCATCGGGGCTATCTGTACCAATTCCAACAAAACCTGTATGGTCAATTGTCATTTTTACAACAGGGACATTAGTCGCCCCTTGTGCATTATCAGTTATTGCGAAGTCTAATGCCATTCCACCATCTATATCATGGTCATAGGTTTCTGTTGCTCTTGGAATTAATGCCGCTAAAAACTTAGGATTCTCGGTTGTAAGTTGAGGGTCAGTGGATAGAAACTTAACTGCGCTTCCAAACTTAGAAGAGCCTGCATTCATACCTGCGCTTACTACATTTATTCCCGACATTGCATTAGTAAGTGCCGCAATGCCTATTGATGTGTCCTCAATAGTTAAAACCGCATCTGTACCTTTAACATGTAATTTAGCAGTTGGGGTATCAGTACCAATACCAACATTCCCTTCATCATCAATTCTCATTCTTTCTGCTAATGTTCCAGCATTAGCAGTAGATAATACTAAACTCCCATCATCAACTCCATCTGCATCATTAACTGCACTAATTCTTGCACCGACATAAGTAGCCGGACTACCGGAATTAGAATCATAATTTTCTAAATCAATTCTTGCATAATCCGTACCCGTAGCGTTTCTTGCTCCTTCAATACTTAATGTTCTTGTTTGTCCTAAATCAGCACTTCTTGATATTGTCGTATCTCCGCTAACTTCCAATGCAGTAGTTGGTGAAGCAGTTCCAATACCTACTCTTGAAGTAGAACCATCAATTCTCATTATTTCTTGACCTGCACCGCCACCATCTGAATCATTTGCTTTGAAAATAATATCTTTATCGCTGGTTACATTCTCTATAATAGCATCATCAGAAGATGTGGATAATTTTAAATCAGTACCGACTGTAACTCCTGATTGTAACACCAGTGTAGACTCACCTTCAACGGCGGCTATTGCTGCTGCGTCATTATAGGCAGTAGCACCATCAGCAACATTCAGCATAGTGCGTACATTAGCAGGGGTGATTTCTTCAATAACACCAGCACTTGCAGAATCTCTACCGAGTATGCGGTCTGTCGCTGATACATCCTGTATCTTAGCATAGGTTATTTGGTCATCACCAACATGTGCTGTATCAATTGAACCATCAACATAGTGCTGACTGTCAATCTTATCGTTACCTATGGTTACAGCACCAGCACTTATGGTAACATCACCACTTACAGTAGTCCAAGAAGGGTCACCGTTTGCATCAGCGACGAGTAGTTTACCGTTAGCACCAGCCGCAAGATATGAAGGGTCACCGCTTGCATCTCCGACTATGATTTTACCTCTTACTATACCAGCCATCTTATCGAGTGTGACAGCGTTAGCGGCTAGTTGAGGGGTGTCTATGGTATCATCCATCAATAGACTAAAGGTTGGGTAATCAGCATGGCTCACAGTACATACAAAACTAGCACAAGTAGCAGCCGCTATTTCATAATAAGTAACCATTGTACTACTCGAAGAAGATGTAAGAGCGAACCTTACATAATTTGAAGTGTGTAGATTTCTAATATGTATTACATAACCAGCAGGGAATGTACCATTTGTTATGATATTAGCATTACCTCCGGGTGTGAGTATGAGTATGTTAGCATCTGTTGATGTGAGCGTAAGACTGGTCGCTGTACTTGTTAATACACGGTCAAATAATGAGCGAGTGAAACGAGCGGCGTGTGTACCACTATAGTAGACTACATCTTTATCGTTATCACCAGCAGTAGTGCTACCGAGTTGACTTCCATAGGACTGCCATATAACACCGTTAGCGCCTAAAGCACCATGTTGACCAGTGCCATGAATCTGAGCCAAAGCAGTGTGGTCATCAAGTTCAGCAGTAGCACCTACAGCACCAGTAGTGACTGGGGATAAGTAAAGAGGAGAAGGTCTGACGAACACACGCTTATCATTGTACTCAGATAACGCTTGAATGTTAAGGTTACCAGCAGTAGTACCCCCGCTATTAGTAGCACGTATTGTACCTAATACTATTGATTGACGATTTGCCCCAGCACCACCACCAGTCTTTAGATAAGAAGTAGCACCACCAGCGATTGTAGGATATGCCCCCGATGCTGTAGTAATTGGTGTTGTTTGAGTAACCTTCAGTCCTTCAGCAGTAGCGACAACTACGAAAATACACTCTTTACCACTATCTATCTCTACGAAAGTACCTATCTTCTCAGTAGTAGTTTTTGTTAAAGTAACGGTGATATTACTCCCACCACCTATAGCATAAACAACTCCGTCTAGTATGACATTACAAGCCTTGACTATGAACTGATTAGCCGCTGAACCTGCACTTATAGCACCGGGTAAATCAGGCGGGTCGTTTCTATCGCTATCACCGTAGGCTGTATCATTGGGTAACAATATACCATTTCCATGTACACCTTCGTATAAGTTAGTCAGAGATGGAGAGAGAATATGGTCGCCATCTTTTAGTCCGTCGTTAGTGCCATCTGTATGTCCTGATAATGGATTATTTGTACTCATTACTTCACCTCAATTAAAACTTGGATTCTCACTTCATTTTTAGTGGTTTTGTTGATTGGTAGTATAGTGTGTCTAGCCACTGGTGTGAATGACGATGTGCCCCTGAACTGTATGTAGACCTCTTTAATTGTATCAGTAAACGACTCAGTCGCAGGTATGAACCCTTCGACTAAGATAGTGCTATCGTCTATTATTCTCACTGTAGGATTGATAGTCAAGGCTGGTCTACCAGCAGAACCATCCGAACCTGTAGACGGTGTTCCATCGAAACCAATTACCATTTCATTGATATTACTAACAATTGTATCTAATAGAGTTCTTTTTATGTGGTCACTTATCGGCATTCTACTCACTCCTAACTGGGGTATTTTTACTTCCACCTATGGTTTCTTGGCTACTAGTAGCACCGAGAGTACCCCTACTCATGGCCCTTCCTATAACAAAGCCTGAATCTCCATGTCCCTGAATTGTAATAATTGGAATTGTAACAATTTTAATCTCCCCAAATAATGAAAAGTTAGTTTCAGTTATCTGCTCAACTGTGTTTGGATTACTACCTATGCTTTGAACGCCTTCGGATATACCTAGTAATACGCCCTCAATACCTGTATCTAAAGTCAAGAAGACAAGGTCAGCAGTGTTATTCACTAGATTATGTTTAACCTCAACCAAAATGCGCCTTACTCCATCGTATTCAATAATTTTACCGGGCCTTAAATCCCACGAAGAAGGATGACCGTTACTATTTTGACTACCTTTCAATAGGTTATTTGCTTTTAGTATACTATTACCCACCATTCTAGCCTGTTGATTACTACCTACAGTAAAATCTTCAACTACTAGCGGCTCTTGTATAACCTCAGCACCAAGACCACTTTGACGCTCACCGTCATTAACTTCAGCACGTGCTTTTTCATTGACGGCTAATGCCTTACCCTGCACTATAATTCGATTACTAGTGTTATCTACAGGGTTAGAAGATGCTGTACCTGTTCGCATTGAACTATTTACAAAACGACCTGCTTCAGCAAAATTAAACGGTACATAGAGCAGACTACCAAACCTCTCAAAGTAAGTTATGTAATTATCGTGCCTTCCTAAGAATCTTAAAGCAGTAATTAAGTTAACACCATAGAAATCTGCGGCTACGAACTTTGTGGTAAAACTTCTACGGTCATTACTAGAATTAGATGGTGAGATTGGTAAAGCAGTATTAATTGAAGTTAAGTCACCTGCTACTTCATTACCTAATCTAATAGCCATGTCGGTAGTACGTAGACCAACATCAATAGGTTGAGCAGCGTATGCCCGCTTAGAATCGAATCCTAACTCTTCAAGAGTGCTACCCTTCATGTTACGTACAGCGAAAACTGTACCTTTACTTCCACTGGAAGTAGAACCTAGCGCTAGTCTTTCAGTTTGCCTATCTATAGCATACAATAAAGGCGGAGTATTTGAAGCAGCATCGTTTCCTTCTAATTTAGAGTTCATGTAATATATCGCAGAAGTAGAATCGTGCCCTGCTGTAGGTGTGTGAGTCAAAACAATACTATCTTCACGCTCGTCAATATCATAAGAGTGAGTAGATGCGATTGCGTAAGATGTTGTGTTGCGCTTCCTTAGTGTAACTTTAGACTTACTAGAACCCTGTTTAGTTATTTCACCTAAGTGAAGTGCGTTATCGACAAATACTGGTTTACGTGCTTGCTTCATGACAACATTGGTGTCACCCGTCGTACGTTGCTGTGCTAAGTAAGGCATCAAGCATCACCACTGTGGTCTGATGTACTATAGGTTACATCCTTTTTATGTCCTTTTGAGTGTAAAGATTGACTGAATCGGGGCTTTATCGAGAAATCTTTACCGCTTCCAGTACGTCGAAGAGCATCACTTCTATAATGTTGTAGTGTATTTTCAGTTATTATAAGTCTAGTTACAGTGGACTTTAATGTATCTTTATCGAATGTAGCCATTCCTGCACCGGGTAATTTAGGCCCCTTAGATACAGGTACTGTATCGCTACTACTCTCCATGAGATACACTGGTTGGTAAGGGGCATTTGCATTAGGTAAACTAGCACGCATGTAAGAAGTAGCAGCAGCGCCAGTAGACTCGTAAACAAATAACCCATACTTACCACCTGATGTGGCTGAGTAGTACGTATTACCGTCTTGAGGAGTGCTACCTGCTACATTTCTATCTGACCTAAAGACTTCAATGTGTTTATTATCAAGTAACCTTACAGGTCTTACCATAAAGCGTACCGTTGAATCCACTAAATTATGTGGATTAGAGACGCTTCCACTAGTTTGGTAAGGATTGCTAGTAGTTGATGTACTACCCCTACCCCATCCAGTATCATCGAATGGGTTAACGAAAGAGTGAGACTCAAGAATGTAAGTACCGCCTAGTGCCTTGATATTACTAGTGTGACTGAAACGCATTACACCACCATGAGGTTGAGCAGCAAATGATAGAGAGGTTAAATCATAATCTGCTAATGTCTGAGAGCCGGACTGCATACCACCTTGGAGTACAACTCTTTGTCCTACACCTGTATCTGAGTGTAGACTATGAGCCTCAGTATTGATTGCTACCATGTCGTTGCTTACACCTGTGGAGCGAGACTCTATGTTTTCACCATCAATACCTATCCTTGGGCTTGAGCGTGAAATAGGTTCTGTGTAAACAGATGTCCCACTAATACTCTCAACACGTTCACTAACCGCTGCTTCGGGTTTCAATAAACCATCCTCTGCTACATCTAATCTAGCACTTATCCCACGTTCTAATTCATCGGATTGTAAGGTGTCATTCCTTGGGCGCATGTAACCTTGACTAAATGTAGGCTCAGCAGTATGATGAGATAATACAACCCCTGAACCCTCATAGACATCGCTTAATTCAACTAGTATATCCTCATTGAATTGAGTTGGGTATCTAATACCACGTCCTCCACCCATGTCACCTACTCGCATAGCGTTTGTAGGAGCAAATACATCAACCAAGATGTCGCTGTTACCACTGTTAGTGTTATTCAATCTACCACCGAAACGTGGTATTACTGCTGAAGGAGAGCCTAGAACATCACCACTACTGTCAATTATACCTTTGAGGTTGACAATAGGTGAGCCATTGTTGTACAGTCTAGCGTAAGGTGTACGATTGTTAGTACGGTCATATTCGTAAGCGTCGCCAGCGTCCCAAGCAGGTTTGATACCAAAGCCTCGTACTGGCGCTCTCCTTACATCTTCACCACGAGTGTTACCCCACCAATCTACTAAGTAATATCCAACAGCCCCTTCCACTGTACTAACTCCTAAACCAGCATGGTCGCCCCACCAATCACGAGGAGCGGTTGAAGCGTTACGAATGATACGAACGGGGCAACCAAAGGAGCGAGTCATACGTTGACCATCACTGTAACGCACTTGCCATTCTGCTTTGTCAGGACCAAGCATACCGCTGAAATTAGTTTGTCTCTCCATAATACCAACATAGGTTGTTGGTAATGTGACACTACTAAGACTTGAATCGCTGGAAGCCCAAGTTTGTGACTCATACTCGGTCAAAGGACCTGCTTTGTAACCAACTGTGAAGTTACTAGCACCACTATGTGTTGCGGCTTCCGTGAATGCACGCATACCATAATGACCCCATTGGGGTCTGTTCCACGGTTGGCGTAGACCAAAGCGATAGCCAAACGGATAAGAGCGTGTAGATACAAGACTAGAAGCAATAGCAAGACCGCTACTTACAGAGTAATTACCGTCATCATCAGCATCTTTCCAGTGCTTACCACCGGCTGCACTTAGGTTACGTGGTATATGCCAAGCGGCAGACCAAGCACTATAGCCTTCTAAGTTGCTTACTAGAGGCCCACCCCTACTACCACAAGGCCAGTAATGACTCAGCATGACTGTAGCGCTACCTTGTGCCTCGTAGCCCGTCATAGCGTGTATATTAGCAGCGGTATCTACACTACCGTCTGCATCTTTGAATACAGTTGAGCCAGTTGCTGGTGTATAGAATAGATTCTCTGAGAAGGTAATAGTGGTTGTTGGATTAGAGAATGCCTCACTAGCAACTTTACCTATAACCTTACCATCAGCAAAGATATAGTCACCAGCGTCAAACTGAGCCCGAATATCCGTGTTAAATGTTAGAGTGTTAGTAGTAGCACCAGTAGTAACTTGACTAATTTTAGTAGGGGGCTTAGGTGTCTTGAAGTCAAGATTGAAAGGACCTAAACTAGCAGCATAGTTTACACTATGATAGTGTATGGTTTCAAAGTGCTCAGGCATACTATTGTATGCTGCTTTATTGACTGCTCTATCAGAAGTAGCATTACCCCATGTTCTACTACCATCGGAGTAGAATGTATGAGGTCTACCCAAATTAGGATGCCACATAGATAGGAAAGCGTCAGGCGTGTAAAGAGCGTTAGTGTCTCTAGTTCCTTTTCGTAATTGGTCTAGGTTTTGCATTAAGACACTAGATTTATTGTCTTTAAATAGTTCAGAAGCAAACTTAGTAGAGTAAGGTAATGATAATCTAAGTATAGCATTAATTGGAGGCATGGTGGTTTCTGCTGTTATGAATCGAGTAGGTCTATTCATAGTAGCACTAGAGTAAGTATGACCTGAGCGTTTAGTGTATGATAATGTTTGAACTATTCCATTAGCGTCAGTGTATATCAGTTTCTGATTATAGTAAGGTACTTCGGGGAAGAATGAAGCATCATCAACATCTACATAGTTACCTGAACTAATTCCTGTGACTCTAGCGACTGCTACTAAAGATATGTTTTCAAAAGTTTGTGAGTATATATCAGGACTAATAGAAGGATAACCAGCAAGTGTTAATTGAGCACCTATACATCCATGAGAGGGCCTACAGAACTCGTAATAGTTATCTAAGCGATATAACGCTAGATGCGTAAAACCATTAGAAGTGCTATCATCAGGTCCTACTTTGTGAATTATACTCCACCAAGGTATGTTGGATGTATACCCCGGTGTAGCATTAGCGAACATACCCACAGTATATGGTAAACTTCTGCGAGTAAACGTAGGGGATTCGCTACCCTGTACACCAAGTGCATTATAAAGCAGCATTGGTGGTGTATTGGTAAACTGACTTCCGTGGTCAGGGTCATAGTCTAACATTATTTCATTAATGAAAATCTCACAGCCCCTTACGTCAGCAAGAGTGGCTTCAGCGAGGATAAGAGTCACCCCACCAATAGGAGAGCCACCTCTCTCACTATCATATTTTATACCGACTACAAGATTAACCTGCTGACCTGTCAGTTCACGTGCAGTACCATTAGGTAAAGCAGTTGCAGTGCTATGATTATGATGGAAACCTGTAATTTGATGCTTTCTCAGGTTAGGCTGTATAACAATCTGATAAGCGCCTACTTCAGCAGGGTCAGGGAAGTGACCATCTTGGGTGTAGTTAGCACCTGCTTCAAGTATTATAGAATGCCCTCCTAGTTTATTCATATCACCAGCAGTTCCTTTGGATGCTAGTATACCATAGCCGTCATAACGCACTTTAGTTTCAAACATTAATGTGAATGCTCCACCATGTATGTCACTAGGTCCACTAGGTGTAGGGGTTAAACTACTAATTCTTAGTTGCGGACTAAGTGGATGTAAGTAATCTGTAATTGATGTTCCTAGTGTAGTAGTTGTAGGGTTCACATTATCTAAAAGTTTTATTAAATCAGGATTTTGTAAACTAGCCCTTGTTTCAATTTCGTGCTTACTGTATAGACCTTGATAAGCGGGATGAGCCCAATGTCCCGGTAGCATTGGCATGGAAGCATTTACGAAATGATGCCCCATGCGAGGCATTGGCATAGGTGTTAACTGTGGTTTATTGTATCTGTTGATAATTAAAGTATTTTGATTACCACTAATATATTCAGTATGAGCCATATCAGGACTGTTACCGCTAACTTCAGCGTGGTCACGAAGTCTACGTGCTGCGAAGAAACGAGTGCTACCTGCTGGTATGTAGTAAGATGGTGATATGGTGATAGTTGATGTACCTAGGTTATCTGCTATGAACTGGTCAAAGTCAATATCCCCAACTACTCCTGTGAACGTAGCACCGCTAATACCAGTGTAAGATAACACTACACTATCTGTAGTAGTAGCAAGGCGTAAGAAGCGCCTATTGTCACTACGCTCTTTTGTAGCAAAATCAGCATCAAAGATAGTCGCCGTTATAGTAGCCGATGCAGTTAATGTACCGCTTGCATAATTTGAAACTGTAAGCGATTGATTTTGTATACCGTTAGCGTGAGTGTAAGAATTAGGGAATCTTTCTGTATGGCTATGTCCCATTTTAGTAACATGGAAAAAGAGCGTACGGTCATGTAATTCATAAGAAGATGCTAATGTGTTATCATTAGTTGCTGAGCGCCATGACTCCTTAGTGCTATCAGGATAAGTGAAATCTCTATCTACGAAGTCAGCATCTTCACGAGGGGGAGGCTTACCTTCACTTACGTGTTCCCAACCTGACTCATTCATCGTAGGGGCTAATCTAGGTCCCTTTACTACGTTATCAAACAAATGACCTATGTGTGAGTGCCCGAGGTCAGGATGTATCATACCACCGTCACCCATAGTTTCATTTTGATATGCTTGTAATTTATCAAATCCACTACGTACTAGTATATTTCCGGGTATAGAATCAGGGTCAGGTAATTGAATGATTAAGTTAGGAGATAATGATGAGTTAGCAGTTGCTGGTGCAAGACCACTAACAAGCCTCTCTCCAGTCGGTCTAAACGCACGGATAATTACACCGAGAGGAGAGCCGCCGCTCAACACGTGTGTTTGACCTGTATCATCAACTACATTCATATCTTCAAACTGTAATTCTTCATTAGGAATATCTAGCACATTTTGAAGCGCTATAGGGTGTTTACTAGCCAGTTGAGGATGTGATAGTTCTTGTGCTTGTAATATAGGTAACATGGCGCTGTTTGTAGTCTCAAACGAGAATCTAACGTTACCATATATTTTTTCTCCTATAGTGCGTTCAGTACCAGCAGCACGAGTATCTGCTAATTCACCAGTACCTCCTATGTTAATGCCGCTAACACGATTGATAAAAGGAATAGCACCGAGTCCACGAGCATTAACGGCTGGCATGGATAGACTACCACCGTCCATTCTCTTCCAAACTATATGTTCAATGTTAAAGTTGTCAGCGGGAGAGCGGTCATACATAGCGTAGCCATTAACATCACCAATCCAAAATGTATTTTTCTGTTTAGTCCCACCGAATAAAGAAGAAGGAGCGACTGAAGCAGAATTGTAAAAACCATCAGATACATTTCTTTGAGCACCAGCACTTGCTGAAAAGTGCGAGCCTATGCTTTTATCAACATCTAAGAATAAGTCACCAGTTTTACTTAGGCAAGGTTCAGCATTTTCTAATTGGGTATCAGCAGTAAGAGTCGAATGTAAAGTTATAGCAGCATTGAATGGACTACCATCTAAAGCATTAGATGCTGTATAGTCTGCTATAGTAGGGAAGACCGTACCATCTCTAATCAAAGCCTCAACGTTAGGTCCAGCATTTGCAGGGGCGTAGAACCTATCCTGTCCATGTATTCGGTCATCCCATCTAGTTGTACCTGCTTTAGTAAAATCCGCAGCCCTACCTAAAAATATCCAGTCTCCGCAACTTTTGTGACCGTTACGGTCTGTCTTGGCTATCAGTGCTAATTCTGATTCATGTGCTACGACTAATAGAGCACGTGAATAAATACCTTGTTTATGTGTCAACTCCTTTTGTAAGTCAAGTTGATTTGTAAGTATAGGAGTGTTATGATAAACACTAGTTTCAACATTTTGGAATGTGTAACTACCAGTAACGGCAGAATCCATTTGTGCTTCATCATGAGGTCCATCAGGATTGTCTTCATTAGGGAAATTAGCAAGAGCACTACTACCGTCGTTAGGTGGGCTACTTTCAGGACTATTTGGCATAGGTGCTATGACTGGTATATGACCGAAAGCATTAGCGCAACCTATGCTGTTACCATAAGGTGAGAAGCCTAATGAAGAATGCCAAGCACCAAGACCCGCTGCAATTCCATTTCCTACTGATAAAGTATTGAGATAAGAATAACGATTGCCGGACCAGCCTACAGCACCAATCGGTTTAGTTCTGTCAATTGCATCTACTAAACCGCTAAAGTGTACTCTGTTGTACGCTAAACGTTCAGTGGTACTTTCGTCTAGACCTACAGTGTGTACACCCGCCTTAGTCCATACATATATTTTATCAACGTTAGCAGTGTTGATAGTAGGATAAGTTAGAGTAGCGCTGTCTAATTTGTTATCCCAAGTTGCTGATGTTTCAAATCTAAGATTACCAGTTATTCTATTACGCCCTATGAAGAACTTAACATAGTAGTCTGAGCCGTTTAGGTATACAATCCTAGAGTGATAAGGAGCAAATGCTGGAGTATTTTGCGCTACTAAACCTGTAGCAAAACTGTTGCTGGTACGCAACCAACCCGTTTCAGGTATGTTTCTTGCATCGCTTTCAGTAGTACCCATGTTCAAGACTATAAAGCAATCATGTAAGTCATTGTTTGAGTTTTGATAAGACACAATCTTAGAGTCATCTATCTCTCTCCAACCATAACGGTCTTGACGCATAGCATTACCCATACTCGGCATGAATGTACCACCCATAGATTTGAGTGCTCCACCCCCGGGGAACGTGTTTATAGCAGCACCTAATACACAGGCTAACTCTTCACCATTTTGACATCTAGTGCCATCTACTACTATGTATTCCATGTTAACATCTGATGTCGTTAAAGTTTGAGCCTCAAAAGCACCGCCTGAAGCACCGTAGAGAACTTTAGTCGTTAAAGGACCAGCGACACGGAATGCAGTAGGGTGTAATTCATTCCCGGAGAGTTTGGCGACCCTGCTATTATTACTAGGATGAGGTGGGTTGAAAGTAATCTGATTATCTAACCAAGTACCACCGGGATGATACCCACCATCCATATGGAAACACCACTCTGAGTTGCTCGCCATAGAGCCTCCCATAAACACAGCATGTCTCATAGGGTGAGCCTTTCTATATTCGTGAACTTCAGTATCGGTTAAGTTAGTTACACCTAAGTTAAACATTTCACCATACATACGACCTGATTCAGGTCTTTGCTTTAGAATTGCTACATTTGGCCTACCTTGAGGCGGTTCCCAGTTTAGGGTTTGCCGCCAATGGAAGCGATGTTTTCCTAATTGATAGGTTGAACTTTCAGGGAAATAAAAACCATCATGATTAGCGATATGGTTAGGCATAAAGGAAGCATTACCACTAGTGTAAGGCACAGCAGACCATCCATTTCCTACTGTTATTGCTCTACCCGGATGAGGCTCAAACGTATTTACAGGAGTAGAAACTTCTTGAGTATATGGGAATGCTTGACCGGGTCCATAAATTAAGTAGGTGGTTTTGTTTTCAGTGGCCGTTACATGGTCGCTGTAACGAGCAGTTGGATGAGCGAAACGTAGAACTAATGGAGAAGGAACTTGAAGATGAACACCACTACTATACACAGTACCAGTGGGATGTTTATCATTTACTCCCTGACTCCCTGCTTTCAAATCAGGGCTAAGCACGTTGTCTTTGTTAAAGAAGGGTGGATTGAGACTACCTCGATGCTGGTTTAATAAAGCAGTACCGGGGAAGAAGGCCAAGATAGCGTTACAGTCTAGTAAAGAAAACGATGACAGTGTCTCATTTGCGTTTTGTATACCAGCAACACCGTTGGGGCCATTTGCATATGCGTGTGTATATTTATCACTGTAGTCATTCTTGGTCCCGTCATTAACGTCAATGGTAACCCCACTAAAACCACCACCAAAGAATAGTGGAACCCAATGGTCACTACTATCTCTACCACCACGGAAGAATACTTGCGGTGTTGAGTGTAGGCTACCTAGCACACGAACACCCGCAGTAGTAAAGCATCTATGGTCAGCAAAGCGTTGAGCAACATCTGCTGCTCCTGACCCTACTGTACCAAAATCATCACTCTTAGTAATAATATCCAATTTAGTCTGCGAGTTTGCACCATTTTCACTAGTAACAAATGCTGTATCTTGTCTATAAGAAAATAATGATTTACTACCAAATGAGGCTAATTTAGTTATAGAGGCTCCACCGCCATCTGTAACAGCAGCACCTTCAGCACCAGCAGGGCGCACGAAGTGCCATAGTTCATTACCGCTATCAAGGATTACATCAGTAGCAGTAATTTCATTAATCTCAAGAGTTGGGTTATTAACCATAGGAAGTATATGGTCACCGGAATAAGCAGTAAACCTAGCACCGTTAAGATTCTTACTCCAAGTATCAGTATTTACTGCTTCGTTACTAGAATCTACTAATATAGGAGTAGTAGTGTTTGCGTTAGAACCTCTACCTTTACTGATAATTTGAATAATTGTATGTGGTATGTAGCCGCATTCCGCTCTTAAACCAGCATCAATTTGTGCGTCAGTAGCAGAGCGGTTGCTACTACCTAAAGTCCCATCATGTTCTACTTTCTCAATGTCACCATGCTCGATATGTGCTGCTTGAATAGACATGTCTCTATGAATACTTGCTGTAAAGAAATTAGAAATAGGCCGTATATTTCTATTGGTGTTAAATGCACGAATACGTATAGCATCTGACTCTACCCCCCATTCGCCCAATGTTCTACCATCAGCGGCAAAGAACTCTCTACAGTCAAATGGTGTACCCTCCTGAACGTTTGGATTAGACAAGTTGATAGTTGCTGTGATAGCAGCAGCGAGAACTTCATCAGTCAGTAGAGTAGTCCAGTTCAAACAAGATGAAATTAAACCTCTAATGTAAACGCTAGTAGCACTATTACCAAAATCAGTTGGAGTGGTAACTACAGTAGAAACACCAGCAGCCTGACCTTGTGATGCGTTAAAATCATCTCCTTGTACTCCATAGAAATAGTGTATACCTGATACCACGTCACGATGCGTATAGGAATACACATGACCGAAAGTACCCTTAGCGTCAGCATGATTAAACGGGTCAGAGATTTGTATAAGCCCGTTTTTCAATGGGAATCCCATATAACCTAGAACATCAGGATGAGGGCATGAGTCGTAAGGTGCTCTCATTTGAACTCTAATAGTATTACTAGAATAGTGAACATCAACATCATAAGCAGCGTTAACAGATGGAATGCCATTCCACCTATTACCACGCCAACCTATCAAATCAGCATTTGAGGGGTTAGGGTCAAATCGACCAGTAGCGTCGCCTAATCCGTGCATATGGTGACCTATTGTGAATCCACCCTGCCCTACATCACGGTCATCTATGTAAATTATAATCTCATCTTCTAAGGTGTCAGGAAGTTGAGTCTCATCAAGAGTAAATGCCTCATCTATTGAACGGTACACTATACGAATACCATGTCTATTCCCTAAATGGTCTTTAAACTCAAATCCATACAAAGGTGTGTTACCTATAGAGTCGTGAGTCACTTGATTAGATGGTATGTAGTTACTATATCTAGTAGGTAATGTAGCCGATGATTGTGTCTTAGCAATATCGCCGTATTTTTTTGTGAATCTTTTATCACTCTTGCGCCCGAATCCCCAAGTACCAGCATCAGGAGCGAAACCGGGTACACCAGCAGCGACTAATCCTCCTAAGTTTACTCTAGCAACTGCTTGTGTGCCTACTCTTAGCCCTTCTGTAAAACTAGTAGCGTAGCCTTCTACTTCAAGTGATTCAGTGTTAACCGTATTATGGGATTGACCTGAGCCCGTTGTCATAGAAATGGCCCTGTTTATAGGGTCTGATTCTTCATCACCACGCTGAGCAAAGTCATTAGAAGATTTTATCTGTGTTCCTGTTTCATCGGGTAAAGTATACTGACGTAAACTTGTAATAGGAGCAAATGGTCTTCCGTGCTTATTTAGCGGCATCGGAGCGGGGTGCATGTTTTCACCACTAATCTCTTCAGGTTGACACCAAAATGTTCTGAATCTCCCTCCATGTCCAATAAGGAACTCAGGTTGATATGTACTTTGACCACGAGCGTTGTCCAACCACACGCAGAAATTACGACCAGTAGCACCCGGTACAGTGCTATGTATAATTATAGAATAACCCTGATTACCATTAATATCTTGCACTACCCTACCTAAATGTGCTCTAAGATAACCCATGTGGCTACCACTATCTTGTGTATCGAGTGCCTTATCTACATCCCACCAAACTGCGGGGTCGTGAGCAGACCCTGTTTCATCATTTACGCTATTAGTTCTAGCATTCTTAGCACCTGCTTGGTTAATAATTCTAACAACTTCACGAGCAGCAGCCTCTACGTCAGTAACACCGTCACGTGTTCCTACTTGACCACAGTCTATTGTTAACCTTCTAGTGAAGTCCATGTCAGTCCAATGCTTTAGATGTTGAAGTCTATTCTCACGCATGTTTGACAAGTCGAGACTACTAGAGCGTATACCACGTAAGGCTAAGAATGCTGGAATGACTCTTGTACCATCAGGAGTATCAAACAATGTAGAAGGGTCACGTATAGATGCTCCTGTTTTCGCCTCACGATGAATTGTCAATTTAGTAACAAAGTCATCTAGGCTAGACCTCGTTTTGCGACTGTATTTATGTAATTCATTAGCCCAATAAGGTAATACAACTGCATCTTGAGTTCTAGGTAAAATACTGTCCCCTATAGCCCTTTCAGAAAATGAGCCACCTGTATGATAACCTGTGTGTACAAAGTGACCATGTCCTTTTCCATATTGAGTTAATCTGTTAGAAGCGGTGAGATTTGTTGGAATCCCTGCGGGGGATATTCTCACACGATACTTACCACCCGATGCTCCTGATTGAGTAACTGTAATTACATCATCATGAGCGTAACCTGTTCCAGCGGCATTGATAACAGGAATCTGTAAAATACCTTGGTTAGTACCGCCGCCTCCAGCCGATGTGATATTAACAGTCAATCCTGAACCACTTCCAGTAGTAGTGGTCGCTAAACCTGATGCTGGTGAATAACCAGTACCTCCTTCTTTACCGTTTGCTCCAGCGCCGTTTGGATAAAAGGTAACTAAAGAAGTAACTATTCCTGAAACAGGTGACTGCATACTCGATGCTGAATAATTATTAGCAATATCATGAGCGTAAGCGCTCTCCATAAATCTTGAACGCATAGTGGGTCTAACATACTTATTTTGACTTGGGAAACCATTAGCGACATCAATTTGAGTCATAAAGGCGTTTTGACTACCACCGTTATACTTTATGTTGTGAGTAACCAAATCAATTTGGTCACCACCTGTAGCAAGATTGTAACCAGTAGTATGTCTTTGGAAGCCAATTTCTGCTACCTTTGGGCTAGTTTGAACTTGCATCTGTAAGTCTTGGAATGCAATAAACTCACGGTCATGAGCGCAATCATAAAGCAAAACACGAGCATGATTATCACCTTTCAAAGTAGGGTCGAGATAAGCAACAATAGGAGCATTTGGATTATCTCCCAGTAGATTTATGTAATTTTCTTCTATGGTCTTGTTTACGTGCTGGAGATAATTTTCAGCAGTTTCTCTACATGTATTACCAATCAAGAAGTTCTCAAGTGGAATACTATCACGAGCCTCATCTTGCATTGTACCTAATCCACCATTGAAACCCTTCCAAACTAATGCTTCATTGAACACACCACGACTCTTAGCAAATAATCCCTCTACTGCGTGAGGATTATTATACGTCATGTTAGCCCATATAGTGTCTCCTTTACGGAAGCCACCGGGAGCATACGGGAATACCCATGTTCTATTCAGGATAGCCTCATCATCATTCCTCATGATGTCATGACAACCAACTCTAAGATACACCTTTTTAGCAGCATCTCCTAGAGCGCTGTTCACCGCAGTCGCTACTGCGCTAGTCATACTACCATCTAAAGTTAGGACTGTATCAGACGAAGGTGTACCTTGAGCATGACCATCAGCAATAACAGTGACTTTACCTAGAAACTTAACGCTGTCAATAGTAGAGCCTGATATGGTTTCTATTTCAGCATACACATAGTCATCTTTCTGAACATTTAGGCTATTGGTATCTGCTTGTAGTAATCGCTCACTAGTAGTGTTTGTAGTAGTCAAAGCAGTAGTAGTGACAGTAGGTGATGCTTTAATAGTCCAAGGATGGCGTGCAGTAGGAGGTCTGAAAGTGTCACTGATATTGAGTGTTTTTTCTAGTGCTGAACTATCCTTATCATGGTCAAAGCCAAACATAAAACCTCTTTTCACTAACAAAGCCTCTTGGTCTAATATGTAACTAGCATGAGTTTTATTATAATAATCAGGTAGTGTACTACCTTTGTTGAAAATATCCTCAACTATAATCGAACTTCTAAAGTCATTAGGACTAGTAGGCGTGCTGCTTAAATGTGCAAACGTAGCAGTAGCATCACCCCAATAAATAAATCTTCTAGTGTCACCATTAGGTGACTTTATTTCTAATAGATAATGATAATCTCCAGTTTCGTAAACTATGTTACCATTACTATCAATGTTAGGTTGAATGTTAGGGAATGAAACAATATCTTCGTCTGATAGACTTAACACTACTAGACCAGTGAAAGTGGTCCCATTCATAATAGGCTCTACACCTATGATTTGACCTCGGGCTCTACCCGACTGTATGCGAGCAGCATGGGGGTTAGTAGTAGGTCCCGCCTTAAACTCAACAGCACTTACATATTGACGTAGACCATAGTCTACATTCCCACCTTGAGTTTTAACACTAGCAGAGTCATGATAGTATTCACTTCTTCTTTCTATAGAAGAAGACGGGTTCAAGAAACTACCAACTAGAGGAATTAAACTTTCACTTTGATAACCTCCTCCTACTAGTAGTTGCATACCTGCCTCATGTGTCTCCAAGAACTTCTCAGAATGAGCATAAAGAGCATCTTCAAACTGTATGAAACCATCACTAGAAGGGTCATTATTGTAAATAATCCACTCACCATTCGGTAAGAATGCCCTTTGATGTCGCTGTACTTCATCCACGTAGAAGTAAGACTTACCTGAACTACCTATGTCAGCAGCGGGGAATATCTCAGGATTACTAACATAGAGTTTGTAAACATCAGGAGTTGGACTAGTATCGAGAAGTGCCTCTCCTTGAATACTTGCACTACGAGTATGATTATTCTGTGATAGAGAATAAGCATAAGCGGAATGTGCGCTACGGTCACCGGGTGAAACTTCCTGATAGCGCCTTCCTACAGGTGAAGGATTCCAAGTATGTGCTGTCATTGTAGGGTCAAGATGTAACTTCAAAGAGTTATCAGGTCCCGGTAATATCCCATTAGGTATATCTTTGAAGAATTGCTGATTAAATAGAGGTATTTCTACTAGAGCACGTGTACTTGCGAACTGAGTACCTAACTGATAATCGTGAGTAACGGTGTCCATTGACTGAAACATTCTATCGTTAACAGTAGAGCCATCGGCAGTAGCGTTCTCTACATAAAAATTACCATCACCGAGTATTACTTCACCAATAGAAGCATTAACTATACTATTACTACTAACGGCCCCTGCTGTTGAACTGAGTCCTGTACTCCCAACCCACTCATAGAAATTAGCGACCTCTGACCCGTCACTTAGTACGAATCTACCACTACCAACATCAGAATCTTCAAAGAAGAATGCCACGCCGTTCTTATTACTATACTCAGCACTAGCCCCACTTCTCAAAAATAAGCGCCCTTTCTTAGGGAACGGATATGTACCCCATGATTTCAAATCATCAGCGCCGTTGTTTAGAGCACGCACTTCAATGAACTGAATACGGTCAGCGGCGGTAGTGTCACGGTCTGTACGGACAGATACAGCGTGACAAGAAAATCCAAACCTTGTGTTATAAGGCAACCTCGATAGTGTGCTTGGGTCGAATGATGGGTTTGTATCATACGCTCCTTGCCCTACTCCTCCTAGTGTGACAGTCACTACTGGGGCGTTAGGGTCTATCTCCTTGACTACGTGTGAATCAGGGCTCCCTGAACCTATTTCGTCTACGTTTCTGTTGATAATTGCTGCATTTATACCGACACATTTTACCGTAGTAAACCTCTCTGCGCCATCTTCTCCTTCTTCTTCAATAACGCTACGTAGTTTTCCTCTAGTCATTAAGTACATTATACTAGCAAAGTGAGAATCATTTCCGTTATCTGCTACTGCTTTTACATGTCTCAATTGAGCAGTTCTACTACGGTCAGATGGTTGCACGTAAATGCGTTGTTGTACACCCGGAGTCGTAGTAGCGTGATTGTCTATTATGTCGAACATTTCATGTACAGGTCCAGCAGATGCTGCTACCGCTATATCAAACTCACCAGCAGCACCCGAACTAGTTGATGCTGAAGGTCTTGGTGATGTGCTAAACTTACCTGCGTTATTAGCCTCTATAATCAAATGATGGAAAACAGATTCGTGACTTTCTTTAGAGGTATGTGATGCTGCTATATTTTGAGGAGGTCTTCTTGGTTCAGTAGTCATCGTTGTATAGTTTTGAGGAGTGTATCTTTCATCTAGTTCTGAGTCACTTTCAAAACCTTCACTGTTATCCCCAACCAAAGAATGAGTGAATGACGCTGTTGCTAAATCACCTTGAACAGGAGCAGAAATCTCAATGATACCACCCGGTGCATGTAGAGTCTTACCACTAGCCAAAGATGCTTCAATGGCATCTATTACGTATGTAGTCCCTGTAAGTAAGTGGTTAGAGGCAGGAACAGTTTTTTCGACCATTAACATTGGTGTGGTTTTACCCATGCTGACACCAGTAAAATCAATCGCATTGTAATGTATTTCAACATATGATGCTAAATTGTATGATGATAAATCAACTTCTAAAATAGCAACTCTACTAGTCTTAGATGGTCTAAGATGATGTTTACGTATGTTATCATCTGCATCATCTATACTTAGTGGTAAGGGGCCTTTCAAAGCGAATGGCATTGGGTTAAAACTTTCACCACCGATTGCTATCAATTTCCTAGAAGGGTCTGCTAATCCATTGTCTACCGAATCTGAGACAGTGCTAGATGAAGTAATATCTACTATTCTACTTTGAGCAATATCTCGATAATAATCTATTTTACTATTGATAGGAAACTGCTTCTCTATACCCTGCGCCGCTCCGTCATATATCAACTCAACAATATCAGCATTTCCAAATTGCTGGTCTAAGTTTTCTTCACTCGCTCTCGGCATATTCCTGAGATAATGATGACCTGTAACATGATTGAGTATGTGTCTACCTGAGTGTCCTATCTGAAATGATTCGTCTAATGTAGTAGGCCATGTAACAGCAAAGGGGTTATTGGTATCGTTAGTAGTCGTAGCCATTCTACTAGAGAAAACAATACCGTGTTGCTCAAAGTGACCTTCGTCAAGCACCATTTGACCTGTTCTATCAATAAGTTGAGATGCTAAGTGAGGTGGTTGATATGGCTTACCTGACCCATTGTCTAGTAAAAGGTCGGCGCTAACCACTACAAAGTAATCATCACCAGTACCACTACTACGAGAATGTAATACTGGTCTAAGCCCGTCTCCATTAGTAGAGCCGTCAAAATCTAAGTGAATACTACTTACTAGTATAGCCCCAGTGCTGACATTTATATTGTGTAAACGTACACGCTCAGGTGGAGATTGATTTGGCTTTTGAGTGTCACGATTTATAGAGCCGGGATTGATTAGAAGATTGTATGGGACATGAGGTATAGCACGGATGTTTTTTGTACCGGGTACAGTTTTGTAATCAACTACACTGTAGTTACCTGAAGAGTAAGGAGTGGCTGTAAAATCTATTGTACCACTGGTTATAGTTTTACCAGTTAGTTTAGACGCTAATAAAGCAGCATCACTTGTACTAACATTTATCGCTGATAAATTACTAGCAGAAGAGATAGAAGAGATGTCGTATATTCCTTCTATTGGCTCTATTGGCTCTTCAAATCTAAACAACGCTAGAGTATTGTTGTTAACTAAGGCTGCGTTACGAGTTGTCATTTCATTTGAAAATACAGAACTTATGTGAACGCTCTCAATAACTCCACGAAACTCACCGCCTGTTCCACCTATGTAGACGTGGTCATCAGACTCAGGTAAAAAGCATCTACCTACTGTCTCTTCAGCCATTAACTCACCATTGATGTGAAGACTAACTACACCTTTACTCATACTAGCAACAATATGAATTAGTGGTCTTTGGTTGATATTTAGATTAGTAGCATCATCCTTAGAGCCTACGAAGCGGTTGAAAGAGTCTTCAAACCCATTGTTAGTTGTACTAGGATATACAGTACCATTATAACCGTTTGAGATTTCTCTTGCTGTGGAAATTATGACTTTTCTAAAACCATTATCAGTTTGAAGATTAACCTCAAAAGATGCCGGTCCGGGTGTATCTACATTACCTAGTTTCAAACAAAATTGAGATGACTTCTGAAGTATCACACCACCGCAGTCAGGAGTAACCCATGCTTCTATTGCTATTTCTTTACCTAATGCGTCACTAATTACGCTGTTTACTCTAGCGCCTTGAGAAGATTCACTTATTATGTCAGAGGCGTTTCTTTCACCATCTGAGTTATCTCTACCTAGTTTACTAAATACACCTTGAGGGATAATGACACCGTCGCTTACACCATCAAAGAAAAGTGCGTGGTTGGATTGTAACATTATTGGCATTATTTCACCTCAACCTAGGAAGTCTATTGGTACAAAGACCATCTGATAAGTGTAGTGCTCTTCAGCAGCACTGTAAGAAACATCAAACTTTTGCACAGCGCCCTTAATTCCAGTTGTTTTATCAGACTCTTTAAAATCTACACCAGCCGCATTATCGTTAGTGTGTGACATCTTATCATTAATACCCACAGTTCCAGTAGGAACTAAGAAGTTTCTAGCAGCGTATTTATTACCATCGGGTGCTGTTATCATAGAGTTATATGGAATCTGAATACCTATAGGATAATCACCTAAAATATCCTCCCTTAACGCTGAACTTAACATACCTTGCTCTAATGCAGCCCCCGCAGTTGCTATGACTGCTAAAGTGTTAGAAACTGCACCAACAACACCCCTCATAATACCTGACGCAACGCCGCCTCTACCTGTATTGTGAAGTATACCATACAAGTCCTGCACTTTGTCACCGGCAGACTTACCTCCAGTATTAGAAGCATTTCTACCACCTTTGAAAAGTTCATTATAAGGTTCTATATTACCATTGTTTTCAAACTTAACAGAAGACTCCGCTATCATAGAGCCGGAAGTGCTTTGCGTAATTGTAAGTTTAGCATCTCCACCATTAGGAGCATCTGAAGCAGATACAGAAGTTGTAAAGGGGCTACCACTGATAGCCGCTATAGCACTCGCTACAGCAGTAGCCAATTGAGCAGGGGTAATGTATGTGCCAGCGCCAGTGAGATTTTTAACTCTAACAGTTTGAGCACTTACGTACCCTACTGAACCCCCGGTATCTCTTTGAAATGATATAGTGTGTGTAGTCCCATCTTGTCCTTTTAATTTCAAAAATCCGTGTTGGGCTGAAGCGTTACCATCGCCATTTGCTAAAGCACTTAAGTGTCCTTGGGATATATTTGGAATAGTACCTACTACTCTAGCATCTTGCATCCTGAACCCAAAATCTATTACTGCTGATGCAGACTTAGCAGATATTCCTCTTCTACCTAAGCCATCATCTGTAAAAATCCCTTCAATGATGATAGTAGAGTTAGAGCGATTCATATCTATCCCTAGACGTTGACCTCCAAAATAAGGTAGACTCATACCACCTACCTTTCTTTCTACAGACAGGGCTATACTCAAAGCCTGTAATTCCATACCATCTTCGTAACCGGCTTCCGCCATTCTTTCAGGGTCTTCAAAGTGCAACCTAATCGGAGAGCCATATCCATCACCCATGATTACATCCTCCCTCTCATAGTAGTGCCACCTATAGCACGTGATATTTCTTGTTGAATCATGTTACCCATAGTGCGAGCGAGTTCACGCTTGTCAGTGCGGTCTGTAATACCACTTGGATTGATAGTGATATTGAAGGTGTTACCTTTCCCACCGCCGCCTTTCATTTCCACAGGGATAGAGCGACCACCTGATAGAGGCACTACTGCTTCAGTACCGTGTAACACAGCAGGGTAACCACTCATAGGCCCACTAGCAATTCCACCTTCAGCAAGTTGAGGTATTTTATCTACACCAGTCATACTCCTAAGACTTTCACCTATAACGGGTAATTCATATCCTGTTACGTCATTGATAGTGTCAATAATATAATCATTTATAGCATTAACAATTGGCTCTACTACTGCGTCAAACGTAGATGCAAGACTGTCAAAAACATTACTTAGATTATCTAGTGAAAAGAAATCGCTTAAAGCGCCCGGAATAATATCACTCCAACTCCAATCAGGTAAAAGGTCCTTCCAAGTGAAGTCGAAGACTCCCATTACTAAGTCCCATCCTGACATCATAAGGTCTACTAAGAAATCCCATGCAGTCCCAATAGCGTCTAATCCAATTAAGAATGGGGTTATAAAATAGTCAACAAGGGGTACAACACCATCATTCCAATAGTCTTTAGCAGCATCAATAAACCCTGCCCAATCTCCAGTAGCAAGAGCAATAACTCCGCTAAAGAGTGCAGAAAACATTTCAAAAATAGGCATTACAAAGCCATCCCACATAAATGACATAGCCGAGGTTAAACCTCCCCATGCTAATTCAGCACCCGCTACTAGTAGGTCGAATGCCCCTACTACTAAGTCAATAGCACCTGTCCCCAAAGCACTAAACGACTCCCATATTGCCATTATCGTGGGACCTACATACTCCCAAAACTCATCGAAAATAGGCTGTATATTGTCATTCCACCAGTCCTTTATTGCTTGGAACTTCTCTTTTAGAAAATCCATCGCAGTACCAAAAGCACTCATTATAGCACTTCCAATGCTACTGAGTAGACCGCCTAGACTACTAAAGATACCACTGAGCCCACTAGCAGCAGAACTTAATCCGCTCATAGCCGTAGTTAAACCTGCTAGTGCTACCATCAAAAGTCCTCCAAATCGAGCCAGTCGTAATCTAATGACACTGTTTCACGACCCCCGCTTTTTGACTCTTGGCGCTGCCGCTTCTTTTGCTTTTCCTGTTGATTCCTACCAGCAAGCGCCCATGAGAGAGATTGTTGGAATGTCGCTGGAGTCATTTCATGTACCTCTTTTAGTGATATGCTGTAATGTGTTGCTACTACGTAAGCCCATAATTCTAATTGCATTTCTATGTCTTCAGGTGTGGCGACTAACTTACGAGTGAGAAAACTCTCAATCTCTAAGCGTCGCCTTTCGTAAAATCTCCCTGTAACATTTTACCTACTGTCTCAGGGCTAGGTAGAATAGCGGCTATGCGCTGACCAATGTGACCTTTTAAGTCTAGTAATTCAGAAGTAGAAAGTTCAGGTTCAGTACGGACTATCCAATTAGTAAAAGCGTACTTCCAATATGATTCTAGGTCGAGAGACATTCCGCCATCTTTACCGATTGTGAGTAATTCTTGAGCAGATTTCTGAACATCAAAGAAGGAAATATCCCTAACGTAGACAACCATGATTTCATCATCGTCTACAGGTATTTCGTGTCTTTGCTCATTCTTCTGTCTCAGTAATAGATTCTTGTTCGATATTGTCGGCATTTGTCTCACCTATGGTCACAGCCGCTTCTTCAGCGGGGGTGTCCGACTCAACTTCAGCAGCCGATTCCTCGGGGGCTTCAGTTTCAGTCAGGGACTCGGATATACCTTCATCGTCACGCTTCAAGCGTAGGCTCAACTGAGCCTTTGTACCGGAAACAGGTAATTCACGGTTTTTACACTCCTCTCGGAGTTCATTTAACGACATAGCATCGTATGATAAATCAGAAGGGAAGTCTTGTGAATTAGGGATGTCTTCTACAGATTCAACCTCTACTACAGGAGCAGGTACTAAAGCATCTATCGCTATCTGAATGCTCTTACGTGTACGATGCTGCGCTAAAAGAGCGCTGACTTCTGCATCCACTCCTAAAGTATTCCCATACCAAATAGCAAAGTCTTCGTTAGATAAACGACGGTATTTAGTTACACATTCTGATGGACTTGGCATTTTTATTCACCTCAACAATGGAATAGCGTGTCTCTTGAAATCACACGGATGGCTTTAGGCATAATCTTCAAAGGGGCACGGATAGGGCCTTTATCTTCAGGAATAGGAAGTGGGGCTTCTATAATAACGTAATCATCGAGTAGAATGTCAATGCGTTCACGTGTACTAGCAGTACCTGCTTTAGTAAATGATAGTCTAATCATGTTAGCACTAGTGGCATCGTGGTCTACTCCTCTACGCATTTTATGGTAAAAGATAGGGTCGTCTACTATAATTTCCATATCCATACTGTATTCAGTCTTACCTTCAACTGCAATAGAAGCGTTACGAGCACCTGCGAATGGTACTTGGTCAGTAGCAGCATCTGTAGTAGGAGCACCGTTGATTGTGTAAAACTGTTGTACTCCAGTAGAGCCGTTCAAAGTGAAAGATACTACTTGACCTACTCTTACTCCAGCAACATCAATTGTACCGTTGTAGAACATGTATGGTTTTTGTGTGCCCTTTTCAATACCGGACTCTTTACGCTTAGCGTCTGTATTAGCGGTGTCTTCAAACATACGGTGAGCATTGTATCTGTCACCTTTAGTTGAGACATCTTCAAGACGACCTGTGTCAGTATAACATAGAGCAGAATCAAAGTTTACTGTTAGTCTTAATGCAGCATCGGTATCAGCAGTTAGGCTGAAGTCCTTTACCTTACATCCACGGAATACACGTGTTAGTTGCTTTGTATCTGTAGCACCACCGTCAGCCACATTGTCTACAGAGCCGTCACTATCACGACGACGAATGCTAACTTCCATAGCGAAAGAAGGTACGCTACTGCGAGAATATAGAAGGCGTGTAACACCATTGGTTAGAGTACCGCTTGAAGCACGGTTAGGACTACCTAGAGTAGAACCACTAGTGAATCTAGCGAACTTGATGTCTTTGTCATCATCATGTGGGAATAATAATCCATCATCTAGGAAAATATGTGTTGCTGTAATTGCTACAATACGGCGGATTTCACTAGTTTCTGTTGTATCAAAGTATGTAGTCTCCGGGTTACTAACAGCACCAAACTTATTCCCGCTATCAGGTGCATCGTATGTGATTACATCAGCAGCAGTAGTATCTTTGATGATAACATAATCACCTGCTACAACTGGGTCACTACCAGCGGAGCCAAAGTTAGGAGGAGCGTTTGTACCATCATAAATGATTGTTGACGCTCCAACCTTCGTAGAGCCGTTTAATTTGAAATCGTTATTTGTATCACAAAGAGAATCGTATGTTGTACCAACGTCAATCGCTTCCATACCAAGACAGTAATACAACCAACGAGGATTGTGCATATTGACTTCAAAAGACCCCCCTTCATTGACGAAACGACCCGGTACTTGTACAGCGACATCTCTACCGAGCCCCACGACATGGTATCGCTTCAGGTCAACTTTCGTCTCAGGGAGTGTAACTGTGGCTGCTAGGCCGACAAACTGGTCAGTAAGCACTGACTCACTAGAAGCGTTAGGAGTATCATGATAACCCATACCTACATCAACAGATGGTAGAGTAAAAGCGTGGAAGTGGAGGGCTCCACCTGCACTACTAAGAATACCTGTGCCTGTGGAAAGAGCAGGAGTGACTACAAAGTCAGTTTCAACAGCACTCCCACCAGTCCCAGTGTGATGTTGCACTACAGTAAAGACCTTACCAGTTGACGTAGCATCATCTGATGCGAAGTTAGTTGCTCCTATGATGCTTAATTTTGCACCAACCAACATACCACGTGGTAGTTGAAGTACGCCGCTTTCAACAGGAGTATCAGAAGCACCACCGGCCAAGCGTATTGTGCTGGTTCCAGCAGCAGCGTCAGTAGCCTCATGTTCATATGTAAAAGAATTACTAGCATCATAGTGATGTGTTAGTTGTAATGATGTTTCGTGACCGAAAGAAATCTCGGTTAAATCTCCCTTATAGACTGTTGACGGCATTCGGCTCACCTTATGGCACTAACTCCGCAAAGATAACTACTTCTATTTGGAAGGTCTTGCGAAAAAGATGTTTTGTACGGTCTGAAAGGTCCGTACGAGTCTTGAAAACAAGGCGGTCAAAGGATGTACCATCACCTTTGCGCTTTGTATGAATGAGGCGACGTACCTCGTTTTCCATCGCTTGCATGTGCTTTCGAGATTTGGTAGTTCGTAAATCAACTGTGATGTTTACACGTGTTGTCACGAAATCATAGAGTAATTCAGGTGCTTCTTCATTGTGCGCCGTCTCATAGCATAGAATGTAGTCGGACTTTTTCATATCTATGCGCTTACCACGCTCAGGAGAAGTAGTAGCGATGTCTGCTATTATGGGTTTAATGTTAGACGTATTGGCACGATTCCAATCACCTAATACATCTAGGATAACGTCGATAGATTCAGTCCATGTTGCTACCATTACCTGACCTCCCTCTCGTACGCTTTCTTATCCGGTACTAGATTCCCACCCATGAACTTTAATTTGTGAGTTATCAAAGCCGGTGATTCCCTAAGCATCCGCTTATCTACCCTATCCAATGCTGCTTTAAGAACAATGGGGTCGGGAGAATTACCACGTTGCTCATATTCACCCGCCTCGTTTTTATTTATACCATCAAGACCCAATTCTTGTTGCTCAACAACTCTACGAAAACTCTCAGGTGACTGAGTTACTATTTGATGAAGTTCTTTTTGATAAGAAGGTTTTAGCATTTCATAAGTGAAATGGTCATCCATCAACTCATCAAACTCATCTTTAGGCATTTACATCACTCAAAGAGAACCATTTCTTGATAACGTGGAAGAATCTTATCAATTTCTGATTGTAGTAACTGTACCTTAGCGGTTAAGTCGATATTACTACTCCCTTCAGGTAACAACACAGTACGGTCATCGGACATTAGTAGGTCAATTACTACCATCTTCGTAGCAACTTCTTCTATGGCCTTCTCAAGATAACGCTCACCATAGATGTAAGAAACTTTGATAGCGTTCCACTCAAAGAATGGATATGAGTTGTTGAAGTAGATAATGCCAGTTTCATAGTCCATCCACCAATCACGCAAACGAGCATTGTCTCCACTAGCACTTCCGCCCTGTAAGTCAACTTGTAAAGTATGCTGGGTAATTTCACCACTAATATCACTAAGAGCGCTTCCAATTACAATCACACAACCAGTAAATGTTGTAGCGGTAGTACCAGTGTACCTGAAAACATCACCACTAGCATCTTTACAGACTCCAGCAGGAGCGAAACCATCGGCTGAATCTACAGTGATTGTAGTAGAGACAACACCACTAACAGTGGCTGTGTTAACTTGAGTCTGCGAAATAGACACTGTGCTGTCTGTAGAGACGATGCTACACGTTTCTCCAGCCTTGACTGGTCTTCTACTGGTTATTTTAACGACACCTGTCCCATAGTCAGAATTAGCAGAAGCGAAGAACTCGTTATTGACGCTTATGTTACTAGTGCTACCTTCTAATGTAAATGCAGGGCTGAACTCAACTGCTCCTTTACTAACTCTATCCTCTTTGTTGATTAAATCAGCAAGATTCTGAGCAGTGGTCCCAGCGTCAAAGTCAGCACGCCATTGAGTAGTAGCAGTACCTGCTGTTAATACAGCAGCACTACCATTACCCGGACTGAATACTAATGACCCGCTTACGCTTCTAGGGTCATCAGGTATAGCAACACGAGCCTCAGCAGCACCTATCTCACGATAGTCATCACCTTGCCATAGTTCTAGTCTTAGAATCTGCTGAACATTACGGAATAGAAGCGGAGCAGTACCAACATAATCTGTATAGTATCGACGGCGATACGGTTTGTAAGTATCAAAGTTGATGTACTCAGCCGACACTAAGTAAGGTCGCCAAGCATTGTGAGTGATGTTGTCAATCTTATCCTGTACTTCACGAATACGATTTTGCACAATAGCCTTAGTAACACCACGCTGTCTTCCAACTTTAGCGTTAGTAAAAGATGCTAGATTCTGCACGTATGTGTTATCAGCGGCCTCAAAGTCAGCATGAGTAAAAGACCCTGTGAATGTTAATTTGACCCCACTTGTCCCGCCATTAGCGATAGCAGTAACTGTTTTCTCAACACCAAGTGGGTTAGCATCACTGTAGATGAGAATAGTATCATCTACTTCAGTACCGCATCTACGATAGTCTTCACCAGTGATAAATACACCGTCTGATACAGAATCTGCTGATGTGGCAACTGGTTCTTGTGGCCCGATACCAAGGTAATCTGCCACCTTTTGAGGAGTAGTGTACACAGTATCACTGGGATTAAGAGGGCGAGTTTCGCCTTCACCCGGACTGTATACTGAAGGCATTACTCACGAGCCTCCTCATTCCTAGTAGCAAGATTATATTCCATAGGTTTCTTACAAGTAGCGCATGTTTCACGCCATAAGAAATGGAGCATACCACAGTGCGTACACCTTGTACCTGAACCTATATTGAGTATATCAGCAGCCTCGCTATTGCGATTACGCTGTTCATTTGTAATGCCTTTCAGTGGATTATCGGGGTCAACAAACGCTGACAAATCCATGCTTACATCTGAACGTAATGCCTGTTTCTGAAAACGACTAATGTCGTCGAAGTCAATAGTTGAAATCTCTAAGCCCATTCATCTCCCCCACACTCAGACATAGGCTACAATAATGTAAATGTTACCTAAGACCGTTATGGGGTCAGATGCGACTAAACTGGTAGTAGAAGAAGCGTCGCCTATTGTACCAACTGCTGTTTCAATAGCGGTTGTTAAGTCAGCGGGAGTAGCAAACTCTACTGGAGAGAATGGCCCCACTACCTTGTATTTAGGTGTTAAGTTAGCCATGATTAGTCACCTTAAGAGCGGCGACCAATTGCGATAAAAGTTCCAGCCTGTGCAGGGTTTGTGTTAGCGATTGTGCCATCAGCCAAACCACCCGCAATACGGATAGTTGTACCATCAATTCGTACATCAGGTGCAAAGACTACTTCTTGTTCGTCAGCAGTACCACCTGTATCTGTAATTGGTCTTGATGCGATTATACCGCTTGAGTTTGCACCTGCAAAGTCAATACTTGCTAATACGCTACTCAAATCAATTGCGTTATCACCAGCGGCGTATGAGCCTGTTACTATCATTCTGTCACCGAAATATGTCGGTCTTGGGTCTATCGTTACTGCCATTATTCATCATCTCCTTCTTGAGTTTCTTCTTCTGCCTCTTGAGTCTCTGCTACTAGTTCTTCTGTTTCAGCGACCCCATCAGGTCCCATTACAGTTTCAACTAACTCAAGTAATTGAGTTTTGGTTGCATAACCTCTTGGTTTAATATCATAAGTGGCTAACCACTTTGCTATGTCTTTGCGAGCCCATCCTTCATCAGGTATTCCGTCTCCACCTTTATCGGTAGTACCACGTAGTTCAGCATCATCTACCGACCAACCTTCTATCCTGAAGTCTGTTTCTCCTAGACGAGGGGAGTAGTGGTCAAGCCAAGCCGAAGTTACTTCGACTGGTCTATTCTGCTCCCAATCTCTCATCTTTGCATCAGTCGCTCTGCGTGTGTGAGAACGCCCAATATATGTTATTATAGGCACGTTAAGCACCTTCAACCAAGTATTAACATTGTTAAGTAACAGTTATCTGCTGCTGCTTCTGCGTGAGAGGTTACAACCAATCCGCTAAAAGTAACTGAGAATGTTTTATCTGCTGTAGGGTAAGCGTTTCCTACGATGGTTACAATCTTACTGATGTTACCACTCATAGTGAATGCTTCTGTTGCCGCCGCTTCAAGGTCGTACTTGACCGTGACTAAACGAAGGCTACCATTAGCGTCTGTAGTGTTACTGTTCTTTGCTTGAAAGCCAGCAAGTGCGCCCGGATAAGAGCCCGCTGCTGCACCGCCGTCAAGCCATGCTGTTTCGTCTACAAGTGTTCCTGTACGCATATCTAAATCGAGCACTACTTCTAAATCAGTAATGTCTCCATCATCGTATGCGAACGTCAATCCATTGTTTGTGTATGATACTGCTGTCATAATTCATCATCTCCTTATTTTAATTCCTAATCTCCACATCACTTCAAGTCCCTTACGCTACCCTGAGCACGGAAGAAGGTAGTCCAAACTTCACCCATTGTACGGTAAAGTCCTTCCTGTCCTAGTCTGTTAATTGCGAACGGGTCGCCAGTCTCGATTCCTGACTCAAAGTATTGAGTAGGTATTGCTGTAGAGAAGTATAGATAGTCAGTGTCAAGGAAGTACATTCTACTGATGCCGTCCTTTTCAACGTCCTTAGAAGGAATGATTGGGACACCGTTGTAGGTTGCTACAATGAAACCTGCTTCAATACCCGGTACACCTTTAACACCGTTGTAGGTAGGTGTAACTCTCTTCTCTTCCATGAACCTTTGCTGAGCCTGTAGCAATTGCTGTAGTCTCATTAGAGTGTCATATCCAGTTAGGATAACCTTTGGATTACCACCAAGTTCCCACATTCGCTGGAATGTGTCATCTAGTTGGTCAAGTGACATAGTACGGCGGTTACCGGATGCTCTGTCGCTACCACAGTTTACAACAGCGTTAGACCATGCGTTTGCACTTCGGTCAATGCTGTAGATGTCAAGGTCTGTTGCGCCACAGTGGTCTGTACCTGCTGAGCCGCCAGTTTCCATAGATGTTAGTCCACCGGAAGAGCCACCGTCGTTTCCGGTGATTCGGTCAAGTGATTCAAAGTTGTTACCTGCTACTGTTTCAGAGTCAGTAAGAAGCATCTTGTTTACCATTTCAGCGTGGTGCTTACCCATTTCTTCTTTAAGAACTGAGCGCATGTCACCCATACCGTCATCCTTGTCAGCAAGGAATACAGCGACTTCGCTTACATCGAATGAGTGAGCGATTGTCTTAGGCTTTGCAGCAACATGTTGGAACACAGGCTTTACAGTGTCAGGTAGTGTACCGTTCTCTGCAATTCCACCGTGGACAACTCCTGCGTTAGGCTTGTCAGTAATAACTCTCCATCCACTGCGGTCCCAAGGGCGCTTTGGCATGATAGAGAATGCGTTGAACTCTTGGTTCAACTGTGACCATACCTTGCGACCATAGATTGCTTGGTAGGTTCCTGCGGTTGTAGACATCATAGGTGAGTCTGCTTTCAATAACTCGCTTCCTGAGTAAGAGTAACCCATAGCGTTTCCTGCGCCATAGTAGTATCTCTCCATATCAGTGACTGTTCGTACGTAATTTCGTGCCATATTTTTTCATCTCCTTATTTTCATTTCTTAGTTATTGAGTTTCACTCGCCTCGGAATAATCCTCCAGCGAGTTGGTGAACTTCATCCCATGACATGTTACCAAGGTCAGCCGTAGAAGGGACCTCGAAATCAGTGGATGCGGATTTTGCGATTGTAGAAGATTCTACAGAAGAGCCGATGTTGTCGATTCTTTCATTAAGTGTTCCAAGAGCCTTCATGACTTCATCAAGAGGTTGGCGAGCATCGAAAGCCTGTGCTTTTGCTTTTTCAATTTCCATACTGGATTCTTGAGCGAAGCGAGACTCGAAGTTGACTTCCATACCCTTACGTAGTTGCTCTTCTTGCTTTGCAGCCTTGAAGACTTCGTATGCGTATTCTAGTGAAGCAGGGTCTACAGATGTGATGAAATCACTCTTTTCTACAGAGCCTGAGCCGCCACGAGTTAGACCAGCACGGCTTAGTGCGTTAGTAGATGGTGAGCCACCTTCTTGTGCTCTTCCCTTAACTTGTCCTGCGAAGCGAGAATCATAGTCAGATAGTTCTTCAGGTGTAGAACCAAGGTTTGCTTTACTGATACCATCGAAATGGTTTCTTGCACCTGTAGTATCTACACCAGCAGACTTTAGAGTGTTCTCCATCCAATCTAGGTATTCAGCAGATATAACGTCAGAGTATTCAGATTTTTTCTTCTCATCTTTCTTCTCATCTTTCTCATCATCATCGGCTTTGTACGCTTTCTCAGACTTATCTTCGTCTTTGTCATCGTCTTTCTTACCTTTCTTATCTTTCATAGCCTCTTTTAGAGCAGGTGGTAATTCGCCCTTCTCCATTGAGTCTAGTCGCCCTTCCAAGCGCTCGAGAACGCTGTTCATCTGTTCCATAACATCATCTGCCATTTTCTTCATCTCCTTATTTTTGTCTTCTTTTAATATCTTGAATGTTGCTTCAGGGTTTATTCCTTTTTCGCAGATAGTGATTTCATGGAGTTCGAGTTTGCTGATTTCTTGATAATTGCCGTGGCTGCTATCATGTTTCCGAACTCGCTTGAATGCTTGTCCTCCGATGCTGAATCCCGTTAAGTTCCCCTTTCTGACCTCTGCTGACACTTCACGTGCTTTTTCGATGTCATTTCTGAGTTGAACTACGACGAACATTCCTGCATCGTCAACTTCGCTTTTCCATAACCTCCCTTCACTGTCTGTGTATTGTGGAATGACTTCTCCTACCTGAATGTTAGAATGTGCTAGTTGCACGTTTCTGTATTTAGGCTCTGTCATGTATTTCTTGAAGGCATCCTTCAAGGCTGACCGAGTAATCAAATCCCCCTGCTTGTCGACCAGTTCGACACTAGCGTAACCTGCGACCACGAGGTCGTTACCCCCTTTGAGAAGGGAGAGGTTGTCTTGTCGAGTTCTGAGTAACACACTAAACACCTCTTGTCTGCTTTTGGTATATTAATAAAGCGGCATCACTCATTTTCCTCATCTCCTTCATAAACGTTAGACTCCTCTCTATTTTTTTGCTTTAGCCTCTTGCTACGAGCCGCTGGGTATTCTTCTTCGGGGTCTTCGGTAGGACGTTCCAACATATCCCAGTCAGGTAGTGACTCTTCACTTGTAAGAGAAGTAGGGCCTCTAGGTGACTCAGTACCATCACCTACATCTATTCCGAAGCCTTGAGCGCCTACTCTTCCTGACATTTTTTCTTTCGCTACCTTATCTACTAAGTTAGCAATACGACTTAGAGTCTTTACCATTTGAGGCTTTAGAATGTTCATTTCATCATCATCATCAATAATACCAGCGGATTCTTTTTCACTTTGCTTACGATGTTTAGGGTCTGACATACTACGTGTACCACTTTCAATACCGACTTTTACGCCCTTTAGCATTAAAGAGGCTGCTTGATTCCATAAAGGTCGTAGGCTTTCAGCCAATAGAATAGGATATTCATTCTTTTGTAAATCAGCCAAGGTGGAGTAAGGGGAGTGAGCCCACTGCCCATGTGCGTTTCTATTCATCTTGTAGATTACATCATCTACTTGAGGTATAGATACTGTTAATTTATTATGTGTTACGTCGATTGAAAATTGAACAGGTATAACAGAATGTGATTTAGTTAACAGTGACAATGTCTCAAGAGAAGCAGGAGCATCATCAGTCTCTGTAACTATCTTAGATACGGCTACGTCGTATATAGTCTTACCATTTCGATTTCTTGATTTAACACCTGAAGTCTTAACATTCACAAAGTCACCTTCTTCAAATGGTTTAGAACTCTTTACAGTACCCACATCAAGATATGATTGTCCTTCATATTCTACACCACGATTACCGAAACCTTCTACATCGAGTGGCCCTGCTCCTAATCTATAAGTGAAAGGACCTTTACCCCTAACATCTAAAATGATGAGAGTCACTTCTTTATCAGGTCTAAGTAAGAACCACTTAGGGTGTCTTCTCTCTCCACGCATGTAAGTAGAGGTAGCGTCACGAAGTAAAATACGCTCTCCTGATTCATTTAAACTTTCAACAACCGTCTCTAGTCCTTCATTATCTGTTAATCGTAGATTATGAGGGCCGGGAATTATGACATGTTCATGGCTATCGAACTGTCCTCTTAGAACTTTCAAACGCTCTCGTACAGTCATGTCGGCTATGTTTGTATCATCGTATTCTATTATGTCTACAATGTTAATCTCACCACCGTCCTTAACAGCATCTAACATCCAGTTCTTGTCATTTAGTAGTTTGAATTGTTTTCTATCTTCAGGTGATAAAGCAACATCACCATCCTTATCATATGCTGTGACTCTATTACCCTTCTTACGAACTATGAATCTTTCATCAGCAGGGAGTATTGAAGCAGCCCATTCACCACTAAAACCACGTAATGCTTCAAAGTCCTTAACTGAGAATATACGGTGCATAGGAAGAATAGGAAGTGGTTTACCATCATCACTCTTAATCAAAACATCAGGGTCCATGAGGGCAGTAAGTGTATCACCCATATCATCAGATTTACCCATATCATCAGGATTATCACTCTCGGCTCTACCTCCAAGTAAAAGATTAGGGTTCTGAGAATTAGGACCGCTAGGGAATTGTCCGGGTAAAGCCATTACTTGTTTCACTGTATCTTCACCATGAATAGCATTCAAAGATTCCTCGGAAATAGAATGAAGTTGTTGCTGACTAGGCATGTTAGTTCCAGCCACAAAGTTACTACCATCCCATTCTATTCCAACTGTAGGAGTCATTGGGTAGCCCATTTCCATAGCACCTGAAACGAAATAGTCGCCTACGTTGGCTCCCTTTAATGACGTAGCGGGGTGTATTTCTCGCCCATGACTTCTGTTTAATTTATCAATAGGAGTCTCTGTACTATCTATTGTGGGCTTAATAGCATGTTCAACGTCAACCATTTTAGGGTCTACTGCGATTATATCATGAATTAAACTTTTAACTTTACTCTTATTGTGACTTTTATCCTTCACATCACCCATCGGTAAGTGCATTAATCCATATTTTTCAGATTCTGGTTTGTAATGCTTGCTCATTAAACGAGGAATTACTCCTAATTTACCAAGAAAATTAGTCTTAAACCACTCGTTCAAACCTTTAGTTTCTTTTCCTCTCTCAGTAGTTCTACCAGTCAGTGCTTTTTCCCTAGCCATTTCTTTGTAACGCTGAACTACAGGCTCGTTATCATAAGTCTCTTCAAAAGCATTCATGTGATTAGTATGCTTTTCATGGTCTAAGGAAATGTCTTGACCTCTAGGATGGAAAGCCATTCCAGTGCTCAATAAAGAGCCGTGGGTCATAGCCCGTAAACCACCTTCAGTAGGAGCACTATCACGTAGCCTTTCAGCAAGGTCTTTGTGTTGCTCGTAAAGAGGGTCATCTTCATCGTGGTCAAAACCAATAGCACTCATAACATCTTCAATTGACATATCATGGGTAATGTCAACACCGTGTTCCATAGTGCTTAGCATCATATTACGATGAGGAACTATTGTATCACCAGTAATTTCAGAAGCAATCGCACTAGCGGATTTTATTTTTTCTTCATCTATACCGGGACCATAAGTGGTTAGTCCATGTGAATCATTAGGTGCTATCATAAGCATTCTATTAGCATCATGGTATAGACGTGATGTGTTAGAAAGAAACTTCAATTTGTTAGTAGTATCGAATGCAGTAGGGTCTTCTTTTTCCATAATAGGTTTGAGTTTAGCAGCCATTTGTGTGATAGCAGTTAAGTCACCATCCATTTTTAGGTCAAACTGTTTATGATGATGAGTCATACCTCTACCCGAAGCAAGGGTAGTAGCGTCAACTTCTTCAAGATTCTTTAGATTCATTTTAGCAGCCATCAGTTTATCCATTAAACCGTCAGGCATTTCATCTCCAGTGTCGGCATACATAGTCACCATATCTTCTAAATGATTAACTTCATCTAAAGCACTCTCTAGTTTCTCTTGATATTCAAGAGTGGATTTCTCAGGTAAGTCTTTTCTACTTTTACCTGACAATTCATGAACAGCGTCAAACACTCTAGCGTCACCAGTATGAGTACGGTGTTGTTTATTTTTTGGTAATTTCATTTCAGTGTGTTTTAACATTCTAACTTTAGCAGGTTTATGAGGAGGGTGATTTCTACCTAATCTAGTGTGTACATTGTGACTTAAACGACCATTGTCACGGATTCTAGTTTCAATCCCGGTAGCACTTTGTCCTCTCTGCATTATCGGGTTATGCGCTGATGTAGAACGACCCTCAAGATGGTGAGTAAAGCCACCTGTACCAATAGCATCTACCCTCTCATCTCTAGTAAGTCTACCTAGAGTATTTGCTATCTCAGGGTCTAAAGTAGAATGCCCTATATGATGACTTTGTTTGGTGTTTCTGTTTTTGAATCTCCCCTTTTTACTTTCTTTTCTATGAGAGGAGGCATCCCAAAAGGATTGAGTTTGATGATGACCCATAGACGAACTATCCATCATTTGAGAATCAGCAGGTACAACTGAGCCAAATAATCCTACATTTTTATTATTGATTCTCAGTGCTCCTTCAGGGGTAATATCCCCAATTAGACTATTACCTTCTTCATCTTTAGGCATCCAGTCATGTAACATTTCAAGTTTTGCTAAAGAACTACGACCATTCCCACCACGCATGAAAGGCATACTGAATATAGCACCATTCCCAACAGTACCGTGTTGGGTACGCATCCATAAATCATTTTCATCTTCAGGAATATCTTCATCATGGGGGCCGTTAAAACCTAAATGACCGTGAGATTCTGCATTCCTAATCATCTTATCTTTTAGTAAACCTATGCGTTTTTCAACCATTGTCTCATCGAGTTTTTTCATATCCTCAACACTTAATGGTCTATCAGTGTGATTAAAGTGCCCTTTTTCGTTAACTTCGTAACCATCTTTTGTTTGTTTTAACCCAAGAAGATGAAGTAAGGCTGCTCTATTTACTCCCCTATTCATTACATTTTCACCAGTGTCTGCTAATGCTTGTATTACATCTTGTGATTTTAATGACTGCTTCAACTTAGGATAACTTCTCAACCCATGAATACTAGTAAGTGGTTCTGAATCCCCACCACCATGCTTTTCATTTAAAGCATTAATAATAGCATTAGCCATATTTCCATGCTCTTCGTGATGAGTGTCATGTAAAGCATCATACAGTAACTGGTAATCATGGTCATTCATATCACGTACATCGCCCTCTCCCTCAACATGTTTTCTTTGATTCTGAGAAGTATGAATTATACCTCTCATTTGATGGAAAAACTCAGGAGAGAACCTATGCTTTAAATTACGTTTTATTCGACCAACTGATATATGCTTACCCTTACTCCCATCTATGGATATTTTTTGAGCCCCTTGTGATGTTGAGCCACTGCCCATTAAATGCTCTACAACGTTATTTCTCTGCGTTGGTGAAAGCCATTCAAGACCTAAATTATAACCACCCCATCCTAATGATGTTCTCATACCACTATCATTTACGTCTTTATTCATCCAGCCTTTTATCGCATTATCCATATGGGCTTGCGCTATAGCAAAATCCTGTTCTTCGGGGTTACTATATTTTTTTGTAATTGAATCAACTAGGTCTTGATTTTCATGTTTCCAGTTTTCAAGATTGTCTAAGTACATATCATGAAGGTGAGAGTCGTGAAGAGGTCCTGAAAAAGGATGTGATATTTCACCAGTGATAGAATCCTTAACACCAGTAACACTGGAATTATTGTTTTTCACATGATGGTTTTCTTGCATTGTTTCGTGCTTTTTTATTTGCTCTGCTAAAGAACTAGCACCGGGTTTAGAAGGTAAGTATAAGTCTCGTAAAGTTTCAATGAAAGCAGGTAGACCAGTACGTACATTAGTCGTTAAAAGAGGGTGGTTTTCCTTTTGAAAAGGATGGGTGTTAGGATAAAGAGAGTCTTCTTTTATATCAGCATCAGGGAAGAGGCTCACGAAATCATGAGTAGTAGATTCTTTAAATCTATTTTGCCAATGATGGTCAGGTACAATGTTTGCTGTTGAACCAGTAGAAAGATAAGAGGTATCATATGTTCTTTCACGACCACGTTGCTCTAATTTTCCTCTTTCTTCTTGCCGTCTTTCTAAACGGCCTTCTGCTATCTCTTTTCTATCACCGGAGGCGATTTTTTCCTTCCAAGACTTTTCATCCTCTTTCATCTCTTCTTTGACTACTAAATCACAAATGAAATCTTCAGGGCCTTTAACTACATCGTAGCCGTGTCTTCTTAGGTTCTCACTCGCTAGAACATAATTACCAACTGAGTAATCATAGTCTAATTCATCAAGAATAGATTTGACTAAGTCTGAACGTGCTCTTAGATACCAGTCAGCAGCATCTTCTCGCACATCAACACCACCATCAGTATTGAGTCCATTCAGATGGTGGGGCGGAGTCACGGTGACCTTCTTCAGCGCCAACGTTATCGTGGCCTGTGCCCGATAAACCGGGGCAGTCCATACCGAATCCTAACTTACAGCCTGAAAATTGATTGCCACCACATTGACGACATACTGCCTTAGCCAAATCTTCTTTTGCTTTGGCTAGTGCCTCTTCTGCCTTTGATAGCACTCCGTTCTCAACTTGGCGTTGTATACTATCATGTGGGTTCATTTTAGGAGATAGAGCCTCAACATTCACTGATTCAGATATTGAACCTTTGTTGGTTACATCTTCACCATTGTATAAATGTTGATTAGTGGAGTAATAGGCGTTGCGAGTTTGTCCTCCGCTTTCAGCAGCAAACATTACGTTTTGAGGATTAGAATCAAAGGAAGTAATGAAATTAGGCTGAGAGCCCATATCTGCTCCCTTAGCCACTTTACCACCACAGCCCATCTTCATGCAACCCATCTTATTCATTTTTTCACCGCATTCAGGGCAGTCTCCCTCAGATTCATCTTCGGATTCATCTTCGGATTCATTGCATTCACAATCATCCCCTTTACCTTTACATTCAGGGCATACCTTAGACTTCTTAGACTTCTTATCGTTAGGTCCTTTTCCATCAGCGACAAAAGCAGGTACATCTTCACCTTCATGTTCTATCATGTCTAAATCTTCTGCTTTCTTCAGAAGATATTCTGCTTTCTTTAGTAAATCGTCTGCTTCTTTACTTCTATCTGACTTAACTGGCCTCATGAAATCACCTCAGTACCTTTGACCTGCTCAGCCATATTGTGAATCTCATCCCAAGTCATTTGGTGTATCTCGGAATTAGAAAAGTCATCATGTCCTTTTATGATAGAATCATCGTTAGCACGGAATGCGTCGACTGATACATCTTCGTTCAAAGGAGTTGTGGAAGTTACAAATCCAGCCTTACGGAGTAGAGAAGTAGGATTATTTAGAGCCTTACGTAACTCAGCATTTTGGTGCTTTAACGACTGAAGGTCATTGTCCATGTTTTCCATTTTTGAAATAAGTGTATTCATTAACTTTTCAGTAGTATTATCGCTCATTAAATCACCTACTGGTCAGGTACGAATCTTCCGAATGTACCTTTGTGAGGAGTCATACCTCTTTGAGTTCTAGCGGCGATAACTGTACCGGGTAGTACATCGTTACGCTGCTTAACATCAAACTTCTGTCCTGAAACATTCATCTTTGAAATCATATTAAATTGTAAGTCAACAGTTTCTCTTTCTGCTTTAACTACAGCAGTGTGTAAGTCGTCTGATAAGAAGCCAGCAAACTTCAATACTTCATTGATATGTGCTTGAGCATCTACTGCATTTCCATTCTCTAAAGCCTTAGCGAATTGCTCACTATGTACAGCAAGTTTTCGGGCCATTGGGTCCATTTTCTTTAAGTTCATTCTACTCCCCTCTTGTTATTCGTATCAATGCAGCCTTAAATAATGTTACTGACCTCTCGGCCTCCTTGAGTTTAACATAGCATTACTATTTTGCTGCGAAATTGTAGGTGCTGGTCCTCTTTGCTGGACACTAGACATAGGTGAACCTGCTCCGGGTGAAGAGCGTGCTTGCGGTCTTGCTGGTGAGCGTGGAGTACGTATTCCTTGTCCTTCACCACCGGGTTGTGATGGCGGCATTGGTCCTCCTCCTTGCATCTGAGGTGGCATTCCTCCACCCGGAGGCATACCCGGTGGCATTCCTCCACCCGGAGGCATACCCGGTGGTGCTCCTCCTTGAGGAGGTTGAGGTTGCTCTTCTTGCTTTTTGTAAACAAAGCGAATATCTCTATCCCCTTCTTCTAATAATTCAGGCTTATAACCTAACATAGCCATACGCTGTGCTAGGTTAACTTCCATTTCATCACGGCGTAGTCTTGTAATTTCATCTTCTTCTTCGTTAGGATAGAGTGTTAATTTCCAATCGGTAACATCCATTTCCTTCAACATACGTGGGAATAAATTGTCAGTGTAAACTTTCTGACCAAACTCCACAGCACGATTAGTAACGAGAATCTGTAGACCTTCATTATTCAGTCCACCTGATTTACCATTGTCAATCATAAAGATTGATGATACACCATAGAATGCAGCGATACGATTACGAATCTCATCACGTACAGCCATGTACTGCATCTCTTCTAAAGTGTCCATGAACTTAACCCAGTTCACACCACCACGGCCTGAAGAGGATTCAATACCCACTTTAGGTACATAGTGAGGGTCACGCTCCATCTTTTCATCAACAGATTTCCAAAACGATTTCATAGATTCAAGATTGTCTGTAGTGACTGAAATAATACCCTTTGGAGTACGACGTTTCTGATAGGAAGTATAGATGTAGTTATCCATCGCTGTAAGACTCATCGCTTGTCTCCACATAGTGTTAACAGGAGCACGACCATACAACTTCGATGGATTATACTTACTGATATGAATTACTTCACCTTTCGTGAAGTATTGATTCTTACCTGAGCCCGCCATGTTGACATAATGAGCGTCAACTAGACGGGAGCCACATGTCTGACATTTAGGCTCTTGACCCGGATATGCAACTTGGTCACGATGAATGCGACAAATCTTGTATCTCCCTCCACGAATACCACGCTTATCAGCGATAATTCGCATGAAGATAGGGTCACCACGTACTATATCTTTAACACGATAGAAAGCAATATCTCCATTTTCAGGGTCTACATAGTATTCTTTAATCAAAAGTAAAAAGGCATCGTCTACAACGTTTAAGTCATTTTCAATTTCACCAAGCACTTCCATGAAAGTTTGCTCCATAGCATTGGTTTCGTTCAATAACCACTTAGCGTAAATGACCTGCTCAGGGTCAGGGTCACGAACTTCACCACCGCATGACTTACAAACTTCTACGTCATGATGGAACTCTTCTTCACACTCTATACATTTCTTTCTAAACTTCTTTTCCCAGTGATAACCACGTCGGAAAATCTCTTGACGTAATTTAGATTGGACAGTTCTTAGAATAAGATTCTCTTGGCTTACAGCATAAAGAGCAGGTATGGTAATACCTTGAGCCAGCACTGGCTCTTGTATACCAGTGGTATACAGGGGCATTTGTGGTTGAGGTGTAGTCCTACGACGGAATGGACTAGCAATAGCGGATAAGAAACGACTAACTGGACCTTTTTCTTCTTCTGCCATCATAGACCCTCCGCATACTTACCTATTGTGTCTGCGTCTAAGCCCCATGAATTAAGGAGTTCGGACGATTTACGAGAATCGTCCTCCCAATTCTTGTAGCGTACTAAACGCTTTAACTCTTCCTTTCGTACAGGGTCCTTTTCTTCAATGAATGCTAACACCGCTTTTGCTTGTGTATCTTTCATTTTCAGATGTGGTAAAACTCCGTTTAGGAACTTACGAAGGTCTGCTTTAGAATAAAATTGTAGTCTATGCTGACTACGCTTGGAGTTTTTATGTACTTTATTATCTAGTTGTAAAATCCCGCAATCCATAGTCTTGTAGAGGTCTTCACAGTGTACACGCCCTCTCTCACCAGTAGCAATCATACCAGCACGAGGCTCTCCTCTTTCAGTGATAGTTATGTAACCATCAGCATCGAGGAAACCTGCGCCGTATGACCATACATCCTTCAAGACTAATCCTACATTTGAAAGGCGAACATATGTTCCTTTTTTACTACCCTTCATGATGTCATATTCCTCACCAAACATGTTAAGCAGTGTAGTAAACTTACGAGATGTAAATGACTTACTTATCATTCCTTCTTCACTCAAATTACTTTGAAGGATTTTTACTGACATAGGACCTTTAATCAGGAGTTGCTCACTTACGTATTCAAGACGTTTCTGCTCTGCTTTTGATAACTTATCAGATTGAAATAAAGCAGTGCGCCACATTTTACGTGCGCTGCTTCTATCTCGCATGGCATTAGCCCACGCTTCTTGCTCTTCTTTACCCCAAACGTCTTCATGCTCATCTAGCATTTTTAAAGTCACTTCAGCCTTATCCCATAACATACAAGCCTTCTGTAGAGACACTGAGCGGGCCTCACCAAATTGACGAAGGTGTTTCAGACCTCTATCTGATAAACCAAGCCCCTTAACACAGTGCTCTAAATCACTAGACCATGAAAGATTTTTAATTGTCATTTCAGTTTCAATTGCCTTAATAGTACGAATGTCACTAATCATGTCATCAATTTCAGTGCTACTTTCTTTGTTATGTCTACGTGCCTTACGTAGTCTTTTAACTAAATCATCAGCAGTACAGTTCATTTTAGACTTAAACCAACCATCACCATTAGGAGCAAAACGGTAAGTCTTACGGATAGCCTCAACTGCCTCTTGAGTTTTAGGAACAGCCTTCGATACGAAGTCGTCTTCTATCAACGCTGAACCCCACATAATTCTACCTCACAAGTTACCTCTATTTAACCAACACCATTTTCACAATAGTAGGTTTACCACCTACTCCTTGCTTCTTAGAGCGCTTACGTTTTGTAGCAGCAGCCTTTTGTCCTTCACTCATAGAACCTGAAGTCTTTGGAGTTTTACCTGATACTTTCACGCTTGGTCTACACTTCGGATAGCCCTTACTATCTTTCTTAGCCTTTGACCTACCACAAGGTGGGTGCTTGCCATCTTTGTCTTTACGACTAACGTCAACCCATTTTTCTTTGAACCATCGGTTCAGATTCTTACGAATTAAAACTGGCTTCACTGTACTTTCACCTATCTAACATTGTTTAACCCAGCGCTTTTTTCCTGACCTTCAAACAAAAATCTTGGACTACCATCGGGCCTTGTATTAAACTCTCCTTCAACAGGGCCAAAAGGAGTAGAAGCATTTAGCGATGTTGCCTTCATACGGTCAGATACCTGCCTCCTCGCTACTTCCCTCATCCTTTCATCTGAGGAGTAATTATCTTCAGGTGGGTTATTTCGCTCGTTTATCTTTTGTTGACCCATCAATCTATACATCGCTACAGATGGATGGATTGTCTTACCACCCATCATCATAAATGGATTTGCTTTTTTAACGCTTTTTCCTTTCTTTTTACCTTTGAACTTACCCTTGCAGTATTGAACAGCCCAACCATTAGCATACGCTGACGGATAAACATCGAACTTTTTCTTAGCCGCTGCTTTACCAGCCGGACATAACTTCTTACGAAGGTCATCAAAACAAATATCGAATGGATTCAGAATACCGCCACCATTTTCTTGACATCTTTGGTTTGTAAATCTAACAACTTATAGCAAGGACACTTAGGTGCTTTAGCAGAACATTGGATGTCCTTCTTCATACACTCACAAGGAGTGCTTTTCGTAGCCCCACAGCAGCACTTATCTTTCAACAGTTCCACCTCTTGAGCGATGCCCCTTTAGGAGTAAGTTTACCTTTCTTACTAGTTGGGCCCTTCATTCCACCCATACGAGCGCAGAATGATTTGCGACGCTTTGCTGACTTACTACCGGGTTTGAGTGAACTTGGTTTCTTAGTAACTGGGGCTTTGAGGTTTGCACCTGTCTCACGTTTCGCTTTGGCTCTACCTTTAGCATTTAAACCACCTTTACGGTGATGCTTGTTAGGATTGTAACCGTGGAATGGTTTAGATTTCTTTTTTGCTTTAGTGACAGCCCAAGCGATTTCAGCAGGTGAGCAACAGTCACAGAAGTTTACATGTTCACCTTTCATGATAGCCTTTAATGCTTCATCTCGCTCATTTTGTCGCCTCATATTCTGTAAATCAAGCATGTGTACATTATTTTGTAGTTTGGCTTGACTTCTATTAGCCATTCTAGCGTTGAAGGCATTTGCATCCTCTACTGACATATTATTCATAGCACCCGGAATATCTCTGATATGTCTCGGTCTTACATTAGTATCAACATCATCTGATAGACTTAAATCAGGAGCATCCTCAGAAGGATGAAAATCGTAATTGTCAAGGTCTTCATCGAACTCAAGATTAGAGTCTTGTGTAGGTCCCTGTTGATAACGAACTTGATTTCTAGCCTGATTTCCTGCTAGTTTAGCAGCAATTTTACCCGGTAGGGGTTTCCCAGTACCTCTCACCATTTCGCTACTCAGTCTATCCATCTTCTTTTTAGAATCAGGGTCTGCTTCACGTTCAGGTTTTTTTCCAGTAGGCTTACCAACTGAGATAACTAGTACCATACCTTTAGGCTTCTTTCCAACTTTTTCTTGCTTCATGGTATCATCCATCCGTCTTTCTTTCTAGGTTTACCAGTTATCCACTCATCGAATCCGGGCATATAGTCATCCAGCATTACTACGCTACCTCTGAACTCTTTAGTACCCCAATTGGCAAGGGCTAGAGACATAGCCAAGTCATCATGTACGCCTACGCTTTCTAAGCGCCCATTTTTCTGCATACCAAAACGAGTCAATTCCTCTTCTAATTTATGTGTGAATCTCCTAGAGCGGTCATCCCCGTAGGGGGTTTTAATTTGACCTTGCTCAAATGCTAACAACAAAGACATGAATAAACTCTCTTTACGTGTACGTGTTGTCATGAATGTACGAATAGGAATGTCCTGACGAATGTCTTGTAACTCCATAGCGAACATACGCTGGAAATTGTTACCTTCTAATTCTATGAGGTCAGGTTGGAACTTGTTGTTGAGGAGGATTATCTGACGCTTCTGTGCCGCTGAACCCATACCCTGTTCATGCACTATACCTACAATTTGCTTTACATCTTCATCAGGTAATGTTCGTAAGACAGTCATAGCGGTATAGTCGGCGTTCTTGTCAGATGCGATAGCAGTGTCCCACCCGATGAAATGATGACCGAGTACACCTACTCTATCTCCGTTTTCATCGTACTCAGAATCTGCTACATCCAGTATCTTCAGTTTATGGTCACGTGCTTTTTCAAGAAGAGCCATTGGGAACATACTAGCAACATCGTGTATAGGTTCACACAGATACTCACGTGTAAACTGAATAGCGGGCATTGACATACGTCTTTGGTCAAGAGCCTCTAAACTCCATCGAGCGGGCCAAAGTGGTTCACCTTCTCTATTGATAGCAGGATATGTCTCTACCGTGAATGTCTCAGTCTTTTCTAACTGAGCGTATAAGTCATTGTAACTGAACGGAGTACCTACCATCATCAAACGACCTGTGTGGTGCAGAACAGGAAGTAGAACTCCATAGAACCAGTCAGCAGCACGCTGTAATTCACTACCAGTTGTACCCCATAGAATATCGTCACACAATACCACGTCAGGGTGGAATCCACGAGTTCCTCCACCAACGGACTTAGCCATAATACGACTACCGTTTGTAAACTCAAAGTAGGTCTTCCTCCAAGGAATACCTGATGGTTTCAATTCTCTTAAACAAACAGACGACTCTATATTGTTACGAATGAAACGCATGTGCTCAAGTGTCTGTTCTAGGGAATGTGAGAAAATCATGATGTGTGTGCCCGGATTATAGGCTGCTAACCAAAGAGCGTAGGACATAAAGAATACAGATTTACCGTGGTCACGACTCGCTTTTACGCAGTAATAACGACTTTCGTTTAACCCATGACTCCACCTTTTGTGATGGTCAGCATAATCAAACCCAAGCACTGTCTCAAAGAAATACTGGAATGAACGCTCGGACATTTTATTGTCCATCTCTTTTACGAGGTCCTCCATCTGCTGAGATTTCTTCATGCTCCCTGCACCTCCTGATTCTTATTGGGGTCAACCACTGGTATCTCTTCCTGAGTCATTTTTTGTTGTCCAGTGAATTGAGCAGCAGCAGCATTAGCATCCGGCATCCCCGTTACTCCACCTTTAGGGGGTGCAAACGCAGCAGAAGCCTCATCCGGACCCAATGGTAGTTGTTGTTGAACCTTTACTGGATTGGTAGGTTCTGCTTTTGGAGTCGCCATACCGGGTAACCCTTGTTGAACAGTTGTACTCCCTGATGGTTCTACACGACTACTACCGGGTACAACACCTACCTGTTGAGGAGCGTTGAACATATCCATAGCACCCTCTTGCACTTGAGGATTGAATGGTTGAGCAACATTAGTTGGATTCTCACGCCTTTGAATACCAACTTTTTCAGCAGTCATTTGAGGGGTCATACCCATGTTGCTATTTTGTGCTTGAGCATTAATAGCAGTCAATCTTTCTTTGTTTTGAGCGCTTGTTAACGGAGCATCGTATGCCTGACTAAAGGTTTCACCTTCACCACGCACAGTAGAGCGGAGTGGGCTAAAAGACCTACCTTGAGAATCTGTACCCGTACCCGGAATAACAGACGGAGTAACCGCTACTGGAGGAGTGGTAGTCGGAGGATTGACAGCCACTGGTGGTCTTACGTATTTAGGACTAGCAAACTTAGAGCCTATAGCACCACCTTTATCTTGTAAGAAAGGTGTTACCGAATTATCTATTTGTCCATAAGTAGTAACTCCTGTTAATCCAGCATTAGTGATAGCACGGTCAAAACCTTGACCGGAAGCACCCGCTTCATCTAAAGCAGTAGCCGCTGATAAGATACCCAAACCGCCAGCAAGAGCACCTCCTAATTTACCACCAAATCTTCTCCCTTTTACTCCAACTTTAGCGGCTGCTATACCTGCTCTATTAGCAGTATCAATATCTGCACCTTTATCCATCTCTCTTTGAAATCTATCAGCCCCGTATCTTTCATAATGACTTGTAGGCGCTCCTCTTGACATCGCATCCTTAGCCGATGCTCTTTGAACACCAACTTCTTGACGTTTAGTATAATCTGCAATAGAGCCGGGTGAAGGTAAGTTTGCTAACTCTTGTCCAGCCTGAGCACCAAAGGCTTGAATGCTCGCCATTTGAGCAGGACTTCTATCTGTACCACTCATGTTAGGTAAAACAGGGCCTTTAGACCTACGCCCTCCTACATTTACTACATTTGATATTTCACCAGTACCAAAGTTATATTGAGGTTGAATGTTTTTTCTTACAAGGACTCCACCCATTTAGATGCCCCCTGTACTTAGTTTCACTACCTTAACAACATCAGAATTGACGTTCAAACGCTTTGCTATTCTATCCCAGTCTCCCATTTGATGTGCTATTGAACGCACATCAGTAGGGGTGAGTCCTACTTGCTTAGCAAGATGTTGAATGCCATTATTATCAGCGATATTAACTGGTCTAGCAAAGACATGCTTCATGACTTTAACGTCATTCATAGCATCGTCTCGCTGCATAGTTTCCATAGCCTTCATGAGTCTATCACCTTCGGGTAAGAGTCTATCTTGACCTTTCATGTATTCTGTTAACAGACGCTGGCGAGGGTCACCGAATGATTGCTGGAACCGCTGTTCCTGTTCAGTTAATTCAGCACCAGTTCCCGCTCTTGGCCCAAGACCAGTTTGCTGCATGAAAGAGCGAAGGTTAGGAGCGTCAAAGCCACCAACAGCCCCACGTGCTTCTTGTTGTTGAGCCGAAAGAGGCCCTCTTGGCATTACACCTACTGTGTTTGCTTGAGGAGGGCGAGGGGCAACACTAGGAGGCGGTGCTGGTAGACCTTCAGTAACTGGTCGTGGAGCAGGAGTTGGTCTAGGGTTAGCATCAGGAGTAGGAGTGGAAGGAGCCATAGCCAAGTCAGAAGTGAAAGGTACGTGCTCAGGGATAGAAGGAATCAAGTCTTGAGGGTAACCCATTACTTGACGAGATGCAAGTCCTGAAGTTGGCATATCATCTGCTTCCACCAATGGTCTTCTCTCTTGGTGACCAAAAGCCCTAGCCATTAGGTCGGCTATACCTTCAACAGCAGTACGGCGAGCATCTACTTGCTCTTGCTCGATACCTTCACCACTAACACCTAGTGTTTTGAGAGTCGCTGCATCAGGAGTATAATTTCTAAGTTCAGTCCCACTATCACGAGCAAGCATCGCTTTAACATACAATTGAGCCGCATTCTTGTGAGTGCTACCGTTTTTTGTTGGGTGTTTTCTTCCATCTGCTCCTGACATAAACTCAGGGTCAAGTGGAACATGCTCACCTTGAATAGCGTGTTGCATCAACATATCATACTTACTTCGCTTACCTTCTTCATCGGGGTCACCACCAAACGCATCGAGTAAGTGACCAAAAATACGAGCACCTGAATTAGGGCGTTTCTGACCACCTGACTTTAGACGACCAAATAATCCAGTTAAGGCTGAAGTGCTACCTAATTCATTTAGTAGATTCTTGGTCATATCAGCACTTCTTAAAACAGTCTTCAAAGGCTGCATAGTGTAGTTAGTACCACCTGATGTCTGTGCTGTATTGATAGGAACTTGAACATCAGGAATAATATCAGGATTCTCAGCGGCTCTTTTCAGTGCTTGTTGAATATGCCCATTAGCACTACGCTGAGTTTCTGTATTTAGAGAGCGTTGAGTAGCCAATTTATAGTGCATTAAATCAGGGAAGTGTTGAGCGACTTCCCACGACTGTATTTTATTGAAAGCAGGTTGGTGGGCTACTCCACCCGGAGCACTAGTTAAGTGTGAATCAGGAAGTTGCCCATCAGGGCCAATCATATCTCCTCCTCTACCCTTTAATCTACGACCTGCTGGATGTAAATCATCAATTGAAATGTGACCTCTAGTAAGCCATTCAGTTGACATTATATCGTCAAGACCTAAGTTTTGTGCTATTTCTGCTAATTCATTCCAATAGGGAATGGAATAAGATTCTGTAAAATGTCCTACCTTCTCTCTACGATTTGGTCTGTTAGTAAATGCAGTAATGAAATGTCCATCTGTACTTCGATTAGGGCGCTTACCGGGTTCCATACTAGCATTGTAAGGTGCTGCTTTTATTTGTCTCCACTCAGGTGAATCTACTTCAGGTAAATGATGATGACCACTTTTATCTTGATGATTAAGATTATATTTCTGAATAGCAAGGCTTAGAAGGTCCTTAGCCGAAACATCAGTAATACCCTTTCTTTCAAGCGCCTCTCCTAGTTGATGCCAAACACCATCATGTCCGTGATAATGATTGAAGCCGTCACTATGATATGCTAGATTTCCATGTTTACCTCTTGTAAAACCACCCGGTAATAACTCACCCATACCAGCATGAGCAGAAGAATGGGGGCGAGAGTTCCCATAGTGAGCAAATAAAGGAGCATCAATACTTTCACCACTTTCGTGCTTACTGTGATTGAACGCTTCAGGAGGAGGGTTAGAGATTAGATGAGGGACCCCGTTGAAATATGCGTAGTTACCATCACCTTTCAGAATGATGTCGCTTTTCAAAACGAGGATTGGGCTCATACTCTCCCGCTCCCACGTCCTGCTACTCCTCTAGGGTCAAGTCCAAATTGACGAGCATCTGTATCGCTTTCAGTAGGGCCTTCAGGGTTGGTAGTTTGTTTTGGATTATTTGCTGGATGGTTAGGTAAATTAGAAGAAGCCCCACTTGTGTCAGGAGTACCTTTACCTTTTTTCTTACTGTCTTTGTCTTTTACCTCTCTCATGAGTTTCTTCAATGCTATGATAGCCTGTCGAGCCTCAGCGAGAAGGTAAGGATTTTGACCTCTACCTTTTAGAAGACCGCCTTCAGGTACAGGGTCTTCACTCATTGTAACCATACCCGGCATTTTAGGTCTGTTCAAACTAGGCGCACGAAGTCTAGGTGGTTGAATAGGAGGAGCACGAACTGGATGCAATCTTGGACGTGGAGCACGAGGCATGTTTACTTGACCCATCGGTAATCTAGCACCTGATATTGGTCTAACTTGACCCATTATATTTTGTTGCTCTTGGTAACCTTTCCATTGACCATATGCTTGAGGGTCTTTCGACATTGGTTGCTTACTAGCGATACCACGATGTGAAAACTCAACTGAAGGGTGTGCTCGCATTAAGCCGGTTTTACGACCCATAGGGAGATTACGAGATAATAGTTTAGCACGAGCAGATGTACCTGAGCGACCAGTGTAACCACCACGAGGTCGCTTAAACTTACCAGTAGAAGGTCGCCACTTTGCACGCTCCTCGGTCTTCTTTTTCTTCTCCTTCTTACGCTTTGACTTTAGAATCTCAGACCAAGCGTGCTCCATCGGTTCACTCATCTGAATAGATTGACCGCCAGCAGCACCGGGACCTTTAGCGCCCATAGCAAGACTGGTTAGGAATCCACCAGCACCAGCCGGTTGAGTAGGTTCAGATGGGCTTTCACGAGGTTTGAACTCAGACTCTTCTTCTCCTTCCTCTCCGATGTCGTTAGGTTTACCAACACCTATGTGATGACGGCGTACTTTGATGTGACGGATTTTCTTATCTTCTTCCTCCTCCATCTCCTTCTTTTTCTGACGCTTGTCCATTTTGGCTTCCTTATCACGAGGGTCTTCATTACCAGTAGGTGTACGCTCATCTTCGTGGTTAGCACGGAACATGTGTGATGATTCTGAGCGAGGAGCATACATTCGAGTATCAGAGGTTCGCCCCATCATTCCTCCAGTCATCAAAGTTCACCTCCTGATAATTCAGTAAGAGATTCAAAGAGTAATTCACTAAGGTCATTGTAGACAGTTTTTATTATGGGATTGATAGGGAACGCTTGACACATATTAGATACCATACTCTCAAACTCTTCAAGAAGACGAGCAGTGAAAAATCTAACAGGTATAACTTGCTGAGGGTCATCATTATTCAATAACAGGTTAAATGATTGTTGAAGTAGTTCAAATATGTCAGGTGAAGATACATCGACCTTACCATAATGTTCAAACCTTTCAGTTAGGCATTTAGCGAAGTCAACAAGAATTAGAATGTTACTATCACTTAAATTAGGGCGACCCATCACTATACTGTAACCCGGATGAGTAACCTGTAAAAGGTCAGGAACTGGTACTTCCATCACAATGCTCCCTCCTCTACATGGTCTATTAATTTCTTTCTAATCCTAGCCCAAGATTCAGGGCTTTCTTTACCAAGTTCAACTTTGAGAATGTTGATGGTATTATGCACTTCTCCATTCTCAGTAGTAGGGCCCCAACTCTCTTGCATTTTCATTAAGTCCTTTATCGACTCTCTGACTTCTTTGTGCAGAGACACCGCATCTCTAACAAACCCATCTTCATGGACACTTCCCTCATCGAGCAATTCAGACAATTTATGGTTGAGTAATTCGACATTTGACCTGAGTGCATTCATTTCCTCCCCTACTACCATTGTGACCTCAGAGACTGCTGCTCTTTGAACTAGCGGTTGGAAATGGTGCTTCATGTGATGATATACGGTTTCTTCACGTACTCCTAACTCAACAGCAATCACTTCAGATTCTGAGCCATCTGCAAAATATCTTTGCTCAAACTCAGCACGTCGAGGGTCAGCACAAATCTTACATTGAGGATTAGCAGCCATATGAAATTGACCCATATGATTTCGATAATGTCGGTCACTTGTGTTATGCCTCCAACCCATGTCTTGGTCAAGTTGCTTAGATGAGATTTCACCGAGTGTAAGACCCTTCTCCAACTCATCACGACTAGGGTGTTGACAGAACGCACAAGAGCGTTTAGTTACACGCTCCGCTGGTCCCATGTTTACCTTCTAAAGCAGCATCGCCCATAACCCTTTTCTTAGTTTAACCCTACGGAGGTATATGTTCAGACGTTTTAAGCGAGTCCCTCGGCAAGTCTCTGATATAGTCACAACAGCCAAAGACCTAAAGCAAAAAAATAGGGTCAGTAAAGCGATTTACATGCAGAGATTAAATGAATGTAGCAAGTGTATTTACTCTCTAAAAGCATTAGATATATGCCGAAAATGTGGCTGCTTTGTAAAGATAAAAGCCTTATCTCCATCAATGGAGTGTCCTTTAGGTAAATGGTCACTTGGTGATGCGCCCGTAGACGTTCCCGAGTCCCAAGAAAGCAATCATGATTCCGACAAGGAAGACTGAAACTGAACTAGTCGGTAAGTCGCCTCCTTTGAGAAAGAGAATCAATGTAAAGGTGATTATCATGCTGATGAATTGTACCATTATCATATCAGTAATCACCGAGCGTCTTGGTGACAATACTTGGGCACTAGCATAAGTAATCCCTCTAAACATTTCATCTGTATTTTCTTTTAGTCCCATATAATCACCTTATTGTTTTGGTAGTCCCATGAAAGAGCGAGCGACACTACCAATACCACCGCCAATTTTAGTCATCGTGCCTTCATCTGCTAATGCTGCTTGAAGAGCACCACCCATAGCCGACTGCTGACTAAGAGCCAAGATTTGCTGACGCTGCATTTCAGCCTGTTGGATAGTTTGAGTGCTATTATTTACAAGGTTATTAAGCAACATTGATACATTTTCAGAACTGAGTGTTTTTAGATTATCAGGTAAAGAAGTCATATCCATTTTACCGACTCCTTCATCTTCATCTATCACAAACGAGGCATCTTTTAGGATAGTTATCAAAGAAAGAGAGGTTGCTGTTGCTATTAATTCAATCACAGCGCCAAGTCCACCTGTAGCAATAAAACGATGTAGGGGGTTTTGAGATTGAAGTAAGGCGTTTAGTATTTCCATTTCACTCGGAGGAGCCATTTGCTGTTGCTGCTGTATTTGATTATACTGCTGCTGTGCTTGATTAAAATGCTGCTGAGTACCACTACCCTGAAGGATTCCTGCCATTAGCCCAACAGGTTGTTGTGGTTGATTAATACCTAATCCTGAGTATTGCTGTTGTTGATGACCAACAGTAGGAGCACCTGTTGCTGACAAGTTCAATCCAACGTTTTGTTGCGAGTTTTGACTGAAATTATACATCCGGCTCACACCTGTCCACTAAGTCCTTCAACATCAAGGTTTGGCTGTTGGATTAGATTTTGTTGCTGTGTTAAGAGGGCTTGAAACTCAGCAGTAGGCATATTCATTTGCTCCATTTCATTTTGGAAGATGCGTAAATCAAATACTACCATTGTAACATCATTTATACCAGTGGCTGGATTCTTATAATTAAGAATACTAATCCCCTTAGTTTTACCAGCATCTCTTTCCAATTCAGCAAAGAATGGCTCGTACTTCTGTAACATAGCAGGTTGAGGGTCTTTCTGCTTAACAGCAGAAATAGGTACAGTGACTATAGAAACTCCACGCTTAACTTTATCACGTAAGCGATTAGGGTTCATTTCATTTTGCTTATCCTCTTCTGCTTCCCACTTGGTTAGTAAGTGATAGAGATGTAAATGTTCAGGACAATAAGTTCCACGCATTTTCTTACCCCCTGTTACTTTGTCACGAGCGATGAAGGCCTCAGGCTCACCAGTTACTGGATTCTGCCAATACATTTCCCACAAACTACGACCTGTATCTTCATCACAGATTCGCATGTATAGATTATCATGTTTAATCAGTTCTGCTACGTTACAACCATCAACAACACAGACAGCGGTGTCTTTATTGTAACGATACCTGTTACCAAACCACCTTAGAGGGCTTAACTTACCACGTTGTGCAGGACGTAGTAACTTATACGCTTGCTTAATATCTTGCCTTCTTGCTTTTCTAGGGTCAGGGTGTCTACTAGGGAAGAAGTTAACTTTAGGAACTTCAATGTTTTGATGACTAGCAACTTGCTGCATGGCCTGTTGAGCACTCATCATTTCGCTTAAAGCAGCCTGAGTGAGTTGCTCGTTACCCTGCATAGCCAGTGTACTTATCTGCGCTTCAGTCATTTGTTGTTGAGGTTGTCTAGTGAACATTCTATCACTCTTCCACAGGAGCCATAATTACAATCATTTCTCCATCTTTAACATGAAGTTTCCAGTTAACATCGTCACCTGCTTTAAGACCGAATTGGTTTATTATCCACATAGGTACAGTAGTGCGTAAACTGCTAGTTTTAGAAGATGCAGCGTGCAAAGTAGTGGTGACGACATTCCTTCCCATAACATTCACCATAAGTAATTCAATTAAAAGGCTTCCTGAAAGGTCTATCATGAGGTGAGTAAGTCTAACATGGTTTTTTCCACGTTCCAACCTATACGTGTAGCCATAAATGAACGCTTAGTAGGAATACCTGCTTTTTGTAACCTAATCAAGTCATCACGGAAGGGGTCGAACACTTTATGCTCGCCTATTCTACCATCATGCCATAATTTAGAAGCAGTATCATCAAAGAATCTATCAGCCTTATTAGCGACTAACATAACCACCCTAGGATGATAACGCCTTCCTCTAAGACGTGAACGTAAAGAGCGGTAACGATAATCTCGTTTTATCAGTCTGTCTACAAGAAAACGAAACCCTGCTATTTGCTGTAGACTTTCATCCCCACCCTTGAATGCTCTATCATCAAACATGTAGACTATCGCTTCTACTTTACGTGTGACAGCATCTTCTATCCATAAGTTCCAAAAACGCTCTTGCCCGCCAATATCTGATGAAAATACAACTCTTTTCTCACCATGCCAACCTATTCTTTTACGAGTAGGTTTTGGCATTTTGTAAGGACCTACTAACCCAAAGACTCTTCCATGCTCAGTACGCTCTTCATCCGGTATGGCTTCCATTTCACCCGGAGTAGTCATGTATCGGTCAAGGGTTGTTTTACCAACTTGGGGTGCTCCGTAGATTCCGACCTTTCTTGGTCGCCACGAGTGGTATAGGGCTTGACCCCACACGGCAGCGCCAACCAATGCCGTCCCTGCTGGCTCAACCATACTACCACCACTTTAACCACGAGGCTAAATCATATAATTTATCGACAGCCCATTCTACTGTAGATTCCCACAGACTATAATCAGGGTTTTTTAATTCAATAGCACTAATAACTAACGCCGTTAGAAGTGATGCTAGTATTGTTTTAATCCAGCCCCACGTACGCTCATAAGCAGTATCTACTGTATTAGCGATATGGATAGCACGTAGAGTTTCTTCAGTAGCGTTATCTGAAGGCGTTTTGAAAATACGACCCATTCATATTCCCCACTCATGATTTCTTTTCATATCTTTTATCAGGAGTACCATCTTTCTTCAAGGGAACCTCCTCATCAGAGATACCTAAAGTTAACGGAGTAGGGTTTTTAGCAGAATGATGAGGAATACGAGAAGCATCTATTTGCTGCTGGTCATAACTACTAACAATAGAAGGTGCTCCTCCGGGTACTCCCCAAGATGGTGGCATTTGACCGGGGTTTGCTTCCATCCAACGTAACTCTCTTTCGAGTTGAGCCTCTTGAACTCGCATTTCCATTTCATTTCTTCGTGAGTCGAAGTTTTGCTGCATTGAGCGGTACTTGTAATTACGGTCACGCTCAAGTTGACCACTACGAGCACGCTCTCTCATACCCCTTTCAAAGAATACCTTGAACATGTAATATGCTATACCTTGTACAAAGAATGCACTCATAGCATATGTAAGTCCGTTTAGCACAGGTGTGGTGTTCTCAAGCCATACTTCAGCATCGAAGACACCTATTGACACACCGACCAAAGCAGATTGAGCAAGTATTAGTCCAAGAAGGCGTATTTCAGCCTCGTGTTGTACATCATCATCCATAGGGGTCACTGGTGAGGCCATTGATTAGGTAGTGATAAACATTCCTGATTAAGTTGTAAAGGTTGTAAAGATATTTGTCTTTACTATATATTGTAATAATAACAGTATAATATAATAATAACTATATTACCTATACAACCTTAATCTCGCATATACGTATATTATACAAATAGATGACCGCCACCGTGAAGTGGTCGAGATAATTCTTCCTCTTCCTCGTCATTGTCTTGCTCTTCAAGCATTGTCAAAGTAGCGTCAGCGATTTTTTTGTCTTGCTCATCCATTGGTCCCTGAAGTAGATTACGAAGTAATTCTAAATCATCTTTCATTGACTTCACTACTCTCAGTGTACCTTTATCCTTCCAATGTCTAGCCCTATTGGAGTGTTCAGGCTCTAATGTGAGTTTTCCACCTTGAGTATGACTAACATCCATATGGTCATGACTTCCCATGATTCCACGGCGGCGGCGCTCACGATTTAAGTCCTCACGATACTTAACTTGAGTAGGGCGTTTGTTATACTGAGCATCATATTCACGCTTATGTCTCATCGCTTCAGGGGTTTTTCTTTCTTTAACCAGTATACTATTCAAGTTTTCAGACTTTTTAAGCCTATTTTTAAGCCTAACTTTCCTAACATGGTTGATTATTTTTCCAACATTGAAACGCTTAGCCCATTCAAGGTCAAATGGTTGATTAGAACCTCTATACATCACAGTATGTAATTGAGGATAATCAGGGTGATTATCATGTGGTCTTATAGTAGCAACTATCGTATCACCTCTACTCCCATCCGCTGCTGTTCTAGGTTTATCTAAATGATGAGTTTTAACAGATACCGTTTTATTAGCATTTGGTAAATATCTACCATCAGGTCCTATTAGTTTAGAAGCGTAATGTGACATAATTTCTTTTACTTCGTCTCCTTCACCTTCTAATCTATTTTCACGCTCTCGGAGATGACCTCTATTGAAAAACATTGTATGGTTTAAATTACCTATGGGTTGTGTACCACCCACTGCTATCTTTTTAGCACTACCTCTTGGCATATCACCGGGTTGAATAGCATCACTTTGTTGCTGAGGTAGAGTTGTAAATCCCTGCTCGTCTACAGCGGGTGTACCACGTTGAGTCTCTACATCTACAGGCTCATCAGGTTGATTTGGAAAAGGAGAAGGTCTTGGGGCAACTTCAACTTCACCTCTCCTAGGTGTTCTCTCTTTGAGATGTTCTACAATACTAGGATGAAACGTCTGCCCTTTCATTGTCATCCAAGCCTTAGAGAATGCACCGCCTGTACTCGTGTCTGCTTTAGAACGTGCCATTTCAGATGCACGTTGCTGTTGGTCCCTTTTCTGCTGCTCAGCAGCCATGCGATTTTGGTCAAGACTTTGTTGAGCAGCGCCTAGCATTTGCATCTTAGGATTTTCTTTAACTTCTTCTACCTTATCAGCAATCTTAGCCTTCAGTCCCTTTTTACCAGCAGCGGCCCCAGCGGAAGTAGCGGCGCTTCCAGCAGTAGATGCTAAACCACCAAGAGCCGCTCCCCCAGCAACTTGTGTTGCTTTCTTACCAGCGAGTGCTCTTAATCCAGCGCCAGCAAGGACGTTCCAAAACTTCTCAACCGTCTCAGGGTCTTTAGGCAATTACATCACCTATCAAACGCCAGTAAATTGGTCAGCCGCACCCATTTGTGCAGTTCTTGTGTTAATCCTATAGTCGCCTTCTGAATTGTAGTTACCTACAGGTAACTTGGAGTCTCTTGCCCATCGCTGACGATTAGCACTGCTCTCGTAAGGATTTGGAGGTTTTACCCAATCCCCAGCGTCATCTACAGTGTAACCTTCTCCAGCCAAACTTTGTGTAGGTGCTGGGACTTTACCGCCATTAAAATATACGTCCGTACCCATGCCTGAACCAAATGGTTGTGGACGAGGCATACGAGTTACTTGAGCACCCGGAGCCGCCATCATTTGACCCATACCCCCTAATCCCTCCATAGGATTTTCAGCGTTTTGTTGAACATTCATTGTTGCTGGGCCACCTGTTACATTATCACCAGTAGGTGCTAAATTAGTTTGGTCAGTCATTACTGGTTGCTTAAATCTACCAAACATACCCGGTGCTTGCTGAGGAACTTGTGTGGTCTGAGGTTGCATTTCAGCAATTTGAGGGCGTTGAGCCATTGATGCTACTGATGGAGGCATATTGTATTGAACAGGTGTACCTCCTCGACCTGTTGCCTGTGTTCCAACTACATTCTTCCTGATGAACTCAGCATCAAGAAAAGCACTGAATGCTTTAGCCATAATAGGTCGGGCTTCACCTTTAGGATTACCTGTACTCATTAAACCTTCAGGTGCTGGAGGCGCTGAAGGGTCAACACCTAATGGAGTAGCCGCTGATATTTTACCACCAGCACCACTCATGACTTCAGTTAATTGCTGATACATTTCTTCAGCCTGTCTCCTCATTTGAGGGTCAGGGCTATCCATATTCTGCAAAACGAACATACGCATTTTCTCTACACGTGGGTCCTGTACTGCTTTTGAAATAACATCTAGTACGAACTCATATCCGTACTGTTGTTCAAAATGTTGCATTTTAAGAAGGTCAAATGCTGCGTTAATAGCACGGCTCATAGATGTCGGATGATGCCGCTTCATATAGAATCATCGGTTTTCCAATAATCAGGGTCTTTAAAACGTAGATTAGTACCTGTGAAAGTATCAGGTGGGAGTAAACTATCACGAGCCATACTCATACTGCTTCCATAGCCCATTTCTGTATTCGATAAAGAACCTGCATCAGGTCCATAAAAGCCCTCACGCTCTAAATCAGAAATAGACATGTCATTATATGGGTTATGCCATTCTTCTACTCTTGTTTGATGAGGGTCTGCTACAAGACTATCAATTAATTCTAAACGCTTTCTTGCTGCTAGATACTTAGAATACTCATCATGGGCTCTATCCATAGGTGTTTTATGCCTTCCTTCTCCACCGTCCATGAACGAGCGACCTTCATGCTCAGCCTCATACATCTTATCAGTACCAAACTCATCCGCAGTTAAATTAGGCATACGTTCAGGTTCAGTTGGATGAGGATTATTGTGATAATTCGCTATATCAGCGAATTGTGATTTATCACTAAAGAGATTCTTAAAGGTGGCTCTTGCCACTGGGTCCATTCTCCTCCATTGTCTAGCATAATTTTGAAGCCCCATATTGATTTTAGGTATAGCGGCATAACCGTCAATGATTTGGAAGGGGTCTTCATCAGTACCACTACCAACTACATTCCCACTGTGTAGGTCACCTAACTCTAAGAAATTAGGTAAGTCCCTTTTCCCCGTTGAGTTGTTAAATGTTCTTTTCCTATTTCGTAATGCTCTCACTTCATCTAGTGACATTTCTGAGGGTGAATCATTATTCATAAGTTCACGCCCAGCGGTGTTTAATAATGATGGTCTGACTTGCACTCTCGGAATATGCTTATCTTCTGTTCTATCTTTTACAGTCTCCCCGGCGAAATCTTGTATCATTCCTAACTCAGGTAATTTTCTAATAACTTGGTTAGGGTAATCATTTCCTGATTCCATACGTGCTGGTACTATTACTGGTTTTTCGGGAATTACAGGGTGACCCATTTGCGCTAAAGCGTTCATCGCTGCATTTGTTTCTAAATCGTGGGCTTGTCTATTAAAAAATGCTGAGTGTTTAGGTAATTTAATGACTTTACCCGGTAATGAAGGATGAGTGTGTACAGTTCTTGTAGCACCGTAACCTAGTTCATCCATTTCAGGAAGGGTGGTTTGTATATCTTGAAATCTAGTAGGCGACTTCAAAACCTGCCAGCAGATTTCAAAGGCTTCGCCCATAGTATAGGCGATGATGTTGCTTCATAAGACTTTAACTCTAAAGCAAGCCTACTAGCCTTTGTTAGTAATTCCATATCCACGTTATGTTCAAAGCCCCAAACTTCGAGGTATCTAAGTAAAGTTTCAGTTGCTAAGTTTGAGCCACTTCCTTTAGCAAAAGGACACCCGCCTAATCCCCCGATACTAGTATCAAACTCCTTTATACCCGCAAAGAGTCCACTTCTTATCAGTGAAAGCGCTCTTTCCTCTTTCCCTTTATGATGTAAGTGTAGAGCAGGAATCATGTTATGTTTGAAAGCCAAATCAGCGACAAACTCAATGTCGTCATTAGTGGCTACCCCCACAGTATCTGCAAAGACGACTGTATCTCCAAACATTTTAGCATCACGTACTACCATGTCTAAATGATTTCTACTAAACTCACCACTAACCGGACTACCAAAAGCCATTGATATGTAGACCCTGACCTTATCTTTAGGATAACTGTTTAGAAATGTACGATAAGTAAGTAATAATTCTTGATACCGCTTACCCATATTCTTCATACAGAATGATTCACATGGACTTAGCACGATGTTTATCTTCTCAGCGCCAGCAGCAATCGCCCTGTCAAAACCACGTTTATTCAAAACAAGAGAAGAGCCACGACCAGTAAACACCTCTTCTGCATTTGCCATTTGAGGTAATACCTTTGGATGTACAAATGACACTTCTTCAACTTCTTTCAAACCAGCATCGTAAAGTAATTTTATTAACTCAGTACGGTGTTCTATAGAAACTACATGAGGTAGTGCTTGTAAACCATCACGAGGTCCTACTTCATACACAGTTATTTCCATAAGTCTCCACCTAAGTCTACGAATCTAATTTCATTTTTAGAGCGGGGCCAAAAGAATGTAACTATGAAACTTACTAACCCTAGTATAACACACAGCACCCATAAGGGAAGGCCGGTAATTTCACTTGGGTCAGGTAGGTTCACTTTTCCCACCGTAGTAAACGTAGTCCTTTGAAACAATCATCTTCTAAATCCTCAGTTGACAAGTCAAAATCACCGAGGTCTGATAAAAAATCAGCAACTACATAGAAGCAAGTGACCCAAATTACAACCAGTCCAAAAACGGATGACATGACAATTGTAGCAATCATGTACGTTACGAGAGTGGTGTAGAAAATAAAGTAGTAGGTGTGGCTAAGTAAACTTAGAATCTTTGAAGCATCATTTGCTCGTGACGAGTTAATTGCTCGCCACGCATTAATTTATCCATTAATTCTTTTACTGATGGCGCTTCACCTACATTTTCAAGAGCCTGATTTTCACCACGCATGCTTTCTTCATCCATTATTCTATTGTAATTATCCTCTTCTCTTGCACGATTATACATCTCGGGGTCACCTGAAAAGCCGGGAGGTAAACCATATTTCTTCCCTACACTTTCTTCTTTCAGAATCTGCCACGCTTTATCAAATGCTCTCATCTTCTACCACCTTGTCTTCGCATTCGATTCTTGTAAGCATTCTTACCTTCACCCGGTCTTCTTCCACCTGCTCTTCCTTTAGGTGGCTGTTTTGATTTCATCCTTGCTTTTTGCTGACGCATCATCATTTCTTTTTGTCTTTCAGCCAGCATTTGCTTTTCTGCTTCAGCCCTTTGCTTTTCTGCTTCAGCCCTTTGCTGACGGTTCTTCATTTCTGAAAATGCTTTGTCACTTGCAGATGCACCAGCGTCACCTCTTCTTGCGAACTCACTTGGTGGGAATCGCTCATTTTCAGGAAGTTGATTTAGATACTCTCTCAAGTCTCTCTCATTTCCCTCTTTTTGATTATTACGGTAAGAATCAATCGCACCCCTATTACTAGCGGCTGTTCTTTTTTGATACTCTTCTGAAACCCCTCTACCTTTTGGCATAGGGGCCAAGTATTCTTTCATCGGATGTTCAGGAGGTGCATCAGGTTCAGAGTGAGGCTCTATAGACTGACCTTGTGTTAACATGTAATGTATGTCTTCAAGTCGGTCATCCATGTCAAGATTACCACCAGTGTCTGAATCTTGATGTAAAAACTCAGCAAGGTCTTTGGCTTTAGGGTCAAACGTAGCACCACTTCCCATTTGCTGATTTATACCTTCAGGACTTCCTGTTTTTTGGTAGCGCATTAATCGTTGCGCTTCTGTATCGGGCATGGTTCTAAAACCACCACCTGTGTTCAAAGGAAGACCAGCGTCAGCGTAGGCTTGACCCCTCTCAGGAGTCATACCTATACCGCCAGTACGAGCCGCTTGTTGAAGGTCCTCGGGACTGAGGGCTTTCAGCAAATCCCAAGCATGACTGAACGCTGACATGATTATTCCTCATTATAGCCTTCTACTGAAAGTTAATTCTCTCTCCCTATCTCTCGCAGATTCAGGTAGAGGCATGGCTTCACTGCTTCTGAATCCGGGGCGCTTTACTGCTACTCCTCTTCCCATCTGACCACGCTTTTGCTGACGTGTTGGTCCCATGCTAGTAGGGAAACTACCTTGAGGACTCATGTCACTCTTAGGAGGCTCTACTGTAGAACCCATATCAACAGGTGGGTTTGCTTCAGAAGTGGACATATGTTCAGGCTCAAAGTTAGAAACTAGGTCATGAACTGAGTCCTGTATTCTTTCCTCCTCTTTTATGTCAGCCATCCTCTCTTGAAGTGTAGGTATACCACCGGGGAATGGATTAGTTTCAGGACTATTCAGGTCTAAGTAAGGATTACGGTCATTTAAGTACAGGTATTGAGAAGGGTCTGCTACAGTCGCCATACCCCGATTAGGGCGCATAGCCTCTCTGCGAGCGGTATGGAAATCATCAGCCTTCTCACGTGCTTCATCGCTTAGTGCTTTACGACCTTGACCGTAATCTGACCCAGTCATATGGTCCGCTTCATCCCTACCAATAGACCTAGTAGGTTCGTATTTCAATAAATCCCATGCTATATTGAAGGCTCGGCCCATGTCTCTCTTATGATGCTGCTTCATATCAAGATTCCCCCGCATACTCTTCAATTTCTTGGGTCGTTAATGTACCGCCGTTCATTAATTTATTGTGAAGATATTCTCGTCTACTAGTATACGAGTTTGGTGAATCAATGTGCTCTCTTCTTGTTAATCGCCGTGGGTCTATACCCACTGCCCCTGCTTGTAGACTAGGAGCGAAGTTAATATCGTGGAAAGGTCTATCTTTTTGATGAAATACTGGGTCGTAAGACATACCTGTAGGGACCCCTATACCTTGATTAGTTGGTAACATAGGGACTCTTCCATCACCATGCCAAGCCTCTCCTCCGCTTCTGTTCGTCGCCGTCATCCCTACCCACCTAGGCACTGGTTTTTCCATTGATAAATCAAGTCGACTCTGTACATAATTTTTTACGCCATCAGGCCCCCTAGCCCGAATATCTGTGTTAGCGTTTATTCCTCGATTAAGTCTATCTTGATAACGCTGGTAATCAGTTTCGTAAGTCATCGGTACTTTAGAGCGAGATTCTGTTTGTAAGTCACCCCACCCAATTGCATTTCCGGGGCTGTATTTACCTGAGTATTCTATTCTTGCATCCCCATGTAAATCAGAAATGTAATCGGAGTCTCTATCAATTCCATAATCAAATCCATGTTCCGTCTCAATTCCAATTTCCCCTTGTGCTTCAATATCAGGTGGTAAGTTAGTCAAGAACTTCTTATGAAAAGGATTTGATGAGTCGTTTCGCATGTCACTCATAACTGTGTAACCATGTCTTAGCGCTGCTTCCAGTAAATCTTGATAATGTCCTCTTCTACGATTTAATTCAGGTATGACCATAATGTCTTCAATACTTTTTGAGCCTAAATCGTTCACATCACTTCAAGTTGACTTAATACATTATCATCATAATCTAATAATGAAAACGGTCACCTTCAACATGTAATCGTGCAGGTAGTCCTCCCCGACGATGATAGCCCGGTATATCTGGTGTCAGGAATGTTCGGCGGCGGTGGCTAGGGGATGTAGGGGCGAGAGGTCCGGTAACCTTGATTGATATGACTCTTTCAACAACTGCATAGCGATGTCCATAGGCTCGCTACGATAAATAGGTATGTGTCACCTCTTCTAAATCTTTCTTGGTTTTTGCTCTAATTCAGCCAACCGATTTTGGTTTAACATTTCTTTTCTTTTCTTGTGTCTGCACCCTTTTCTCCATTCATTGTACTGCGAATATAGTTATGTGTTTCCCCGTCATCTCTTATTCGACCCATTAATTCGTATATGTGCCTGTTATCTAATGCTTGATTAGAGTCTCCATAAAGGTCTTCTTCAATAACGTAATCATCTTCATGGGGTCATTTATTTTAGCAAACGCATGGCGAGGTCCATTGGTTCGCCTGTTAATACATCTGCACCTAGTGACGCAGGGCGACCACATTTTCGGCATGGTTGTTGTAGTATTTCCGTCACACACTGAGCATGGTAAGTTAGCAGGGTCTTTATTTTGGCTTATGTATGCTGTTGCTTTTGGATTTCCCATAAGTGTAGGAGAAGATTCAGCACGACCTACTTCCTTCAACAATTGCATAGCGATGTCCATTGGTTCGCTTGCTAGTTTGTCTTGAAAGTCAGGTTTGAACTTTCTTTGATGGTAACCTCCGTCTTCATCAACCTGTCTCACTCTTCTTTCTAACTCATCCTCAATGCTACCCCGAATATAAGGGCTGCTTCCTCTGCTTCCGAGTAAAAATCTGTAATAAGGGTCATTCTTCATTTCATCCGATGTCTTAAAATCAGGCTCATCTTTTAACTCAGCGGCTCGTAAAGCACTCGCCCACTGGTTAAGTTCTTTGTTAGACATCAATGCAAAATCATGGTCACCAAAAGCGTAATCTTCAAACTCATCATCATCTTCATAAGTCCCATATATTTTTTCTCTTGGAGTTACATCACTGATAGTGTTTGGATTAGTAACCTTCCTTCTTTTTTCACCACTATCTAGTGTTTCAAAATTATCAGGATTCATAGCACCGTGCTCACTCATCTGCCAATTTCTCCAATCTTGCATTTCATAAGGGTTTTGAGCGGAATGAGCACCTACTTCATGAGCACTAAAATGACCTCTTCCATCTTCACCCCTGAGATGTTGTAATTCACTATCTTGTGCAGCGTGTATTGCTTCATGGGTTCCAGTACTGGTTATTCGTTCTATAGCGCCTTGTTCGTCAAGCGCACGCAATTGCGCTAAGTTAACAAAATGCTCTTTACTGTCCGGTTTATAATAACCACTAGCACCGTAATCAGGGTTGAAAATGAAATCTTGACTTTTATAATTCTTGAGAAGTCGCCAAGCAGCATCGGAAGGCGACATAACATTGGCACGCTACACTAGACTTTGAAATATACGGTAATTTTAGGTAGCGGTATAGGTAGAATTACGATTTTAGTCAATTTTTTTGGGAGCGCTATGCGTGGTCATAAGGAGCGTAGCATGACGGCGTAGCCTATTGCTCCGCCTAAGGGGTGCTGCGTAGCAAGGGTACTGCGGCGGTGTTAGTTCTACACTGCCCTCAGCGTAGCAAGGCCACCGTAGCATGAGGCTATCGTAGCGAGCGCAACGCTGCGCAGCAGCGTGCTGCTCGCATGGTGGGCGTAGCGTAATGCTGGGCCGGTGCTGCTTCATAAGCGGGGCGCTAAACCGTGGCACTGCGTGGCATTATGCTCCTCACATATAAGGCAGCATCAAAGCAGCCTAGTGCTACGCCACCACGCCACCACGCAGAGCAGCAGCGTTGTGCTCCCCATGATGCGTTAAGCCGCAAGCCTCGGCCCCTTGACCCCCACCCATATGGATGGTATATGCCATCCTCCCTAGCCTCGTACCTTGTGAGCGTAGCATAGTGGAAAACGCTGTGCTGCAAGACTTCACTACTTAAAGCAGCATTAAAAGTGTAGAGTAGGTCGAAACAATGAGCAACGAAAACGCACCAACATACCCTGAGCAACTGAACACCGAAGTAGACAAGATGGCGACCTTCCTATGTGGAAGGAAGCAGACATATGTCACGAATGCCAACCTAGAACATGGCTTCCCACTCTTCGGCAAACCATACAGCACAGGTGAGAGAACATACACCGTGGAAGACGTAGAGAACTGTGTCATCAACATGCTTGATGTATGCCGAAGCCCTACCACTGGTAACCCACACGGCGTACTAGCAGAGACATGGTTCACTGACGGCGAAGTGAACACCGGAATGAAGCGAGCCCTATACGGTCTGGCAATCAGGCAAACCAACCGCAACGGTAAGTACATCGTGGTTGCCTTCGCTAATGCTGGAACCAAACCATACACCCCTAAGTTGGACAGCATGCGCTCCTTCAAGTTGTCACAAGACGGCGCAGATGTGTTCACTGTCAAGGGCATGAAAGACAAGTTCGCTACCTACAAGAACGCTGCCGGTGCTGGAGTCCGCAAACTCTTCGCAGACGAATGGAGTGCCATCAACAAGGACAACAGGAATGGCGACATCAGCGACGAGGAAGCACAAGCACGCCGTGTTGCACTGAAAGCAAAGGTCGCAGTGAGTAAGAATGGTACGCCGTACAGCAAAGCACCGAAGTCCACCAAGGCTCCGGCAGCATCTGTTAGCGTGTCCAAGGCTGAAGCGGTCACCATGGCTAAGGCTATGGGTGCACCTGCGTCCTGCAACACCAAGGCAAAGGCAGTTAAGTTCTTGTCTGACAAGGGCTTGAATGTGTGAGCCGGTGAACTGGTAATCTAGTGTATACGAGCACTGCGCTCGAAGTTGCCCTCGTCTCCCACTCGTGGGGGGCGGGGGCTTTTTTTGGTCTGGCAAACCTTGCTACGCAGGTGCGGAGCACCGGCCTCGCTTCGCTCGGGGGGAGGCGGCTAGTCGCCGCCTTGACGCTCACTGCGTTCGCTTCCGCCTCGCTTCGCTCGGCGGGATGCGTTCTTCCTCTACGGTCCAGTCGCTACCATCCATATGGGTGGGTTACCTATCGAGTGACCTGAGTCCTAGAAAATAACTACTACATGTCGGAGCGACGTGGACTCCCTAGCCCTCCTGATATAACTACAGCGTAGCCGTGAGGCCACTGAGATTTGACCAGCCCTAGTCAGACCTGCGTATTCTATGCGTATTATATTATACGTATATAGGAGTAGAAGCATAGCCCCTAGTGTTGTATAGGTAGTATAGTTATTATTCTATATTACATACATATTACTATGAACTAAGGGGTGGGGGTGAAACCTAGACAACAGTTGTATTAGTATACACAACAACCCGTACAACCTTTACAACTTCTCAGTCCATCGGTTTCAGGACTTCACTACTTAAAGCAGAGTTAAAGTTGAGGGTTGATGAGCAACCAACCACCAACCACAGACAATGATGACCTAGAAGGAGCAGAATGTTTTGACTGCCACTTCCATGAGGAGAAGCACACATCTGCTACCAACATAGCAGTGATACATGTCATGAACCCTGATGACCCTGAAGATGTTATGGAGTTTGGAGTACCTGTGTGTAACACACATGCCCTAACCTATAGACCTGAGACTTTGGAGTATGACATAACATGTACTGGGGAACCAATACCCTTGTCATGTATGAATCCGACTGCTACTGCACAAAAGGAAGTGGTTGAATGAAGTTAAGTGTGTATGAATGGGTGGACTCACTGGGTTACACATGGCACACAGTTCAGCATCCTGAGTGGGCTGAAGTGATGAGAGTAGATGGCTTCCAAGTTAGACACATACAGGTGGTGGTTGAATGAGTAAACTAGAAGAAGATATGATATGGGTGATAGGATATATCACTGGCCTGACTGAGAAACTTGTGGAGGCTGTGGAGGAAGAAGACATCTCCTACAGAAGTGCAATACATATAGCAGCCATGCACGATGAAAGGTTTGGAACTACACATGAGAAAGAAGTAATAGAGGGATGCCAATGAGTGAGATAACTACAGAACAGATGAGCGAACTACTGGACAACTTCATGGGTGTACACCATGAGGGAGTGAAGGATGACATCGGCCCCAATGCTGCTGATGCAAACTTCTTCAAGACCTTACACAGTACACTGAATGAAACCATGTATGCTGAAGCAGCAAGTAGACTACAGACATACAGGAACACTCAACTTCCTCAACTACTCATGTCCATAGGTGTTGACCCTACTGAAGGTCAAGCCTTCCTAGATGGACTGACCAAGCAAGGCGAGGAAGCAGTGGAGTACATGTCCATACACAAGTCGATGACCAGTTCAATGGAGAGACTTGCTATGAGGCAAGCAAGAGATGGTCTAGATGTGGATGAAGTAAAGAAGTATACCGATGTATGGGGAGACTTACAGAAAGAACTCTTTGGTCATGTCGCACATGAGCGTGGTCTTGCTGATGTACCTGAAGATGTGTTCGACTTCTATGCTACAATGTATGATAGGTTCTTGACTGAGAAGAAGGAAGCCGATGCTCGTAGGCAAGCGGCTCGCAAAGCAAGACTTACCATCAAGGCTGAAGTCTATGAGGACACATGGTATGGGAGGAATGACATCAACAAAAGATACCCTAAGACTAGCAAGCGTATACTGATGCGCTTCCCTTATGATGAGAATCTTATCCCTGCTTTGAAGGCAGGGCTTGTTGGACAGGGGCGTTGTATATGGAAGCCTGAGTTCAAGGCATGGTCACTGAAGATGGAGGCTGCTCTCATAGACAAGGCGTGTGCTATCTTCACTGGGTGTGGTTACTTACCTGAGCAACTAGCAGCACTGAAGTCTCAGTGTGTGACTACTACCAAGAAGCAGTCCACTGCGTGTGAGGCTACCATCGAAGGTGATGCACTGGTTCTCAAGTGGCCTTGGTTGAATGATGATGACCTGCGTGGTCAAGTCATGGCAATAGTCAAGGGAGTCATGGGTCGCAAGTGGAATGGACAGCGTAAGGTTTGGACTGTACCAGTAGCACAAGCAGCCTTCGTCAAGGGTAGGTTAGACAAGGTGTACCCTGAACTAGCAAATGCTATCGGCGCTTTGTCTCAACTCGATGACATCATATCCAATACTGCTGAGCGCATAGCAATCAGTAGTGCTGCTACTCTTCATGATGATGAGAGAATAGATGAGATGCGTGAGAGACTAGCCGAAGTCTTCCCCAAGGGCAAGGAGTTGTACCCCTTCCAATATGTTGGGGTTCGCTTTGCTGAACTGGCTAATGGTAAAGCACTCATCGGTGATGACATGGGTGTGGGTAAGACTATCCAAGCCCTAGCCTACACTGCTCTCCATCCTGAGCACCACCCTGTTCTAGTGGTGTGCCCTGCGAATGTCAAGTTCAACTGGTTGAAAGAAGCAGAGGCTTGGCTTCCTACATACGAGGCTGATGTTATCAGGACTGGTAAGGATGACATACCTGACGCTGACATAGTTGTAATCAACTACGACCTTATGTCTAGGCAGCGAGACAACTTACTAGCACATGGTTTCAACACTGTCATCTTTGATGAGTCACACTACCTGAAGAACTACAAGGCTCAGCGTACAGATGCAAGTCTTACAGTTGCCAAGAATGCAAAGAGTGTGCTTGCCCTGTCCGGTACTGCTATCACCAACAGACCTAATGAGTTCTTCACTACACTCAACATGCTTAGACCTGAAGAGTTCTCATCCTTCTTCACCTATGCAAAACGTTACTGTGATGGTTACCACAATGGTTTCGGTTGGGACTTCAGTGGCTCATCCAATGAGGCTGAGTTGCATGAGCGTACTCGTACTGTTGCTATCCGTAGACTGAAGAAGGAAGTTATGGATGACCTGCCTGACAAGATACGACAGGTAGTTGATGTCGTACCTGCCAAGGCTGAGATGAAGGAGTACAGTGAGGCTGCTAAGACATGGGCTATGGAATATGAAATGCACCTTGCTAACAACAGTCTACCTGCTGGCTTCGTACTCAACATGTTAACTGACTTGAGACATCGTGCTGGCCGCATGAAGGTTGGTGCTACTGCTCGCCATGCTATGGACTACCACAAGACAACTGGTAAGCCACTCATCATCTTCACTCATCACCGTGATGTGCAAGAGATGTTGACTGATGCTATCGGTGAGGAGTACAGGAAGTTTACTAAGGACGACAAAGCGCAGTTCGGTATGCTCACCCTTGACTACATCAATGGAAGTGTATCACCTGAACACAGACAGCGTGCGGTTGAGCGTTTCCAAAATGGTGATGTCACCTTCCTAGTGTGCTCTACCATAGCAGCCAAGGAAGGACTCACCCTCACTGCTGCTGACACTGTCATGTTTGTTGAGCGTGAATGGGTTCCCGGTTGGGAAGAGCAAGCCGAAGACCGTGTCAATCGTATCGGTCAAGATGCTGAGACAGTACACGCACTGTACCTATCAGTCACTGGGACTATAGACGAGAAGTTCAATGCTGTTGTTGAAGAGAAGCGTGCTACAGTAGCAGCAATCCTAGATGGTGGAGAGGTTGGCAAGCGTGATGGTATAGCCAAGGCACTACTCAGAGCGATGGTTGATGATGGACAACTACCAGCATCCATGCTGGACAACATGGGGGTGAAGGCTTGAATCCAGTCATGAGAATCATAGACACACTGCGTTATGGCTCAGCCGGACAACCGACCCCTGTATACTCAGACGAGAACTACCATGCTGTTAGAGATGCCATAGCACTACTTGAAAGACTAGATGTTGATGAGGATGGAGTGCCTTACTTTAGGAGTGTGGGGGAATGAGGTTCACTACTATACTATGCAGTGAGGCAAGGTGTCACAATCTCATACAATCAGGTCAATCACTATGTCGAAGTTGTAGTTCACTACTTAAAGCAGCATCAGAAAAGGAAGGAGAGGAATGAAGATGACAGATAGAATATGCGAAGGATGCAACGAGAAATACGACCACTACCCAGCCGGCGGAGGAGACTGGTACGGAGGAGACTGGTACTCCTCATGTAACATATGCGAATGGCACAGTGAAGATGAAGGCTCTTCCACTATCAAGCAAGGCCTCACACATGAAGAACTTGTAGCACACAAGAAGAAACTCAATGACCTAATGACTATGCTACACAACTACAATACCACTAGAAATGAAATAAGAATCCAAGTATTGATGGTTGAACTTGGCGAGATAAAGAGAGAACTAATCACGGAGGAATGAACATGACAGACAACATACTACATGCAACTAGCAGAAGAGTGACTAGAGTACACACACTTACTCAAGACGGTGAACCTTACCTCGGTGATGTGACTCACTTCTTTGTAACAGAAGATGGATGGGAGGACTTCACCAATACTATAATGAAAACACATGCCCCATACAGTACCTTAGATGAAGAAGAGGAACCCTATGTCGTAAATGGCGATACAATATATGGGGCAATCAAAATCCTCTACAAACAATACACACTCTACACAACAAGCGAACACAAGGAAGTGAAATAAGCATGGGAGAAGAGAAGAAGTTCCCTTACATACATGTTAAAAAAACTTTCATGACCATCCTTAACTTTGATGACTACGTAGATGCAATAGAAGAAAACAGAATCAGACAATGCACTGAGTGTAAGTATTACTTCAATCCTCATACCATGTATGATGAGCACTCCACTCTCAAGAAGTGTATCTCCTGTAGGACTAAGCATCAGTTGAAATCTAAACGTATGGAATGGGATAGAGCAGAAACGAGGAGAAAACAGAAAGAGTTCAAGGATGCTTGGGAGGCAGGTGAGTAAGTATGTCGTGGTTAGTAGAAGGCTCAAGTGATGGTGTGAACTGGCGCTTGTACGCATCAGCAAACAATGTAAGTGATGCTAAGAAAGTAGCAGCCAAGTGCATACTACATACAAATCATACCCACATCAGATACATACCTTTTAGTCAAAGAAACAGTGGACTGAATAGTTCACTACTTAAAGCAACATCAAAAATAGAGGACAGTGAGAACAATGAGTAACAACACAATACAACAAGCAACAGAATGCTGTGGCTGTGCAGATGCAGTAGATGAAATACTAATGGAAGCATATGGTGATGGCACTGCGAAGAAGTCAGGTGCTGAATACTTAGATGACATAGCCAAAGTTATGGGTGTGATAGAATGAAGGTAACAGGACTACTAACACATAGCAGATGTGCTGAACTAATGGACACTGCTAGGGATAGAGATGCTGGTAAGCCAATAGGAAATAATACTAGGTTGTACGAAGAGTGTGGTAATGAATACACTGTATACTTACACGGTAATCTCATCATGCGTATCAGTAAACTAGGTTGGACTTACTATGATGGTGGCTGGCGTACTGTTACCACTAAGGCTAGACTGAATGAGTATGGGCCTAATGGTGTGAGTCAAAGAAACTACGAATGGTATGTTGGTACACCTAGTGGTGAAGATGCTGACTTTGAGAATGGTATCTTCATAGACAAGGTGTTACGAGATGTTCATCCTAGTGAAGGAACCTTCACTAACAAAGTGAATGCACTGAAGAGAACCAGTCAACATGTAATGGAGTTGTGGTGATATAATGAAAGAGATGAACCACGAAGAGATGCTTGAATCATATGCAGCGTTATGTGTAGATGACTACACAGACTTACTTGAAGAAGTACGCAGCCTAAAGAAAGAGAGGAAGGCTTTACTCATAATGAGAGTTAAACTAAGTCACGGTCTACAACTCACACCAGCAGAAGAAGTCTTACTGATTGAACAGGTGAGGATGCAGACTGAACTTATAGATGAAGTATACAGTATGCAAAAGGAAGAAAAAGAGGACACTGAGACTTCACTACTTAAAGCAGAATCAAAAGAAGAGGATGAGTAAAATGGCAAAGATGACAACAGAACAGAAGAAAGCATATGGTAAACAGAAGTCTGCTGACATGGCAGAGCGATGGTTCAATACCATAGAAGATGGTATCAGGAATAACAACATGCCTTGGCGTAAACCTTGGGTTGGTGGTACTAAGGGTATGCCTCAGAATCTCAGGAGTAAGAAACCATATCGTGGTGGTAACATCATGGGACTATGGTTCACTGCTTTGAGTGAAGGATGGGATGACATGCGCTTCGGTACTCGCAAGCAACTCATAGAAGCAGGGCTATCTATCAAGGGACTGAAGACTGGTTCAGGAATACCTATCCGGTTCTTCAAGCCTAACACATACGAGAAGGAGAATGACAAAGGCGAGACTGAAGTTCGTAATGGTTACGTCACACGCTGGTACGAAGTATGGTGTGTTCAACAGTGCGAGGACTACAAGGCTCCTCACGAGAGCGACTCTCATCAACCAGTACCTGAGCATGATATGATGACATACTTTGAAACCTATACTGCTAGTCAACCCACGCTAAAAATCGAGCGAGTTGGTAGCACTGCTTCATACAGACTCAATGGTGACCTAATACGTCTACCAGTTCATGATGCTTTTACTGACTCACTGGGCGAAGTGATGACTGCCTTCCACGAAGCAGCACACAGTACAGGACACCCACAACGATGTGACCGACCACTAGGCAATAGTTTCGGTAATGCCATGTATGCCTTTGAAGAGTTAATCGCCGAGATAACATGTATGTTTACAGTCATGCGACTTGGTGGTTCCTTCGAGCCATCTAAGGTACTGGAAGAGAATGCTAACAGTCTTGCTTACCTTGACCACTGGCTCAAGGCATGTAAGGACAGAGACAAGGCTTTGACTGCTGCCTTTGGTGAAGCACAGAAGGCTTCCGACTTCATCGTAAAGCACTCAATAGGTGATGCTGAATGACTGAAGAGATGATAGGAGAGTGTGGGCCTTGTTTGTTCACACAGAGTTATCACTGGACAAACATCATACTCATGGACTGGGATGATGAATGGATGTCTAACTTACCTGATGTCTACGAAGGTCACAAGTGGTTCTGTCAAGGTTGCGGTAGTAGCAGTGAGTTTGAACTAACACTAACCCAAGCAAAGGAGTTGAGCGAATGAGATGTGGTACTGATAAGAAGTGTAAGTCATCTTGTACATGTAATGACCCTAACCTAGTGATAGTACATGCCACTGACGAAAACATATACTGGGAGTTGGCTGAAGCATGAGAGAGATAACCATAGAAGAGATAGCAAGACTGAGACTCGCTTACATCAAGAGACTAGAGGCTGAGAATACTAAGTTGAAGAGTGAACTCAACAGACTCTTTGGTGCATCGAAGCCATCATCAAGTTATTGGAATCAAGGTTCACTACTTAAAGCAGCATCAGAAGAAGAGGAGGAATGAAGATGGAAGATACAATGTACAAAGTAAAGAGAGAAGAATGGATAAGAAAGGCGGGCGCAGTTGCTAGGTTTGGTTCAAGTGCTTCGACATCAGAATGGGGTGCATACGAAGGTATGCCTCACTTGTCGGAAGCACTGAGGCACTTCAA